GTTAATGATGACTTTGGTGATGGTATGGCAGGCTCAACTTCAGGCGGTTCTATGGATGGTATGATTGTTATTTATAACTGTGACGGTGATACTATATGGTATATGGATAATCCTGGGTTTGGAAATGTATTATACTCAGGACAACAATTTGCTACTCCATGTCCAATTATACCACCAACTTTGGGTTGTATGGATGATGATTATGTAGAGTTTAATCCTCAAGCTACAACAGATGATGGTAGTTGTTTAACTTTACATACATATGGATGTACAGATTCTTCAGCATTTAACTATGATGCTGCAGCAACAATTATGGATCTTATTCCTGATTGTAACTATTTATTAGAAATATTTGATGCAGGTGGAGACGGATGGGGTAATTCATTTATAGGTATTTATCAAAATGGTATTGATCTTGGAACATATACAATGGGACCTGGTAATTACGGTAGTTCATGGAATATAATTTTAGATCCGGGAGTTCCTGTAGAGATTAGGTATTTTGAAGTAGGTGGTCCACAACAACCGCCTCAAGAAGTACAATTTCAAACATGGCATAATTCATTTAAACTAACAAACGCAGATGGATTTGTATTATTACATGAAGGTGTTAATCCTTTTTCTAATAATGGTCAAGGAGCACTTCAATCATTTGAATCTCCATTCTGGACAAAATATACAAACATTCCGTTTTGTGGTAATACATGTGTTCCAAAAATATTTGGATGTATGGATAGTACAGCATTTAATTATAATGATTCTGCTAATACTCCAACTTTATGTATTCCAGTTGTGTTGGGATGTACTAACCCTATAGCTTTTAATTTTGATCCAACTGCTAATGTAGATGATAGCACATGTGTAGCAGAAGTAATAGGTTGTATGGACCCAACCGCATTTAATTATAATCCATCTGCAAACACAAATGATCCAGCATCATGTGTCCCTGTTATATTAGGTTGTATGGATGATACTATGTTCAATTATAATCCGGCTGCTAATACACCGGATGGATCATGTATACCTATAGTCTTTGGATGTACAGATGCTTTGGCATTCAATTATGATTCTACTGCTAACACAAACAATGGTTCTTGTATTCCGTTTATCTATGGATGCACAAATCCTAGTGCTATAAACTATGATCCATTAGCAAATACAGATGACTCATCCTGTATTGGAATCATATATGGGTGTACAGATCCAAGTATGTTTAATTATGATCCGCTAGCAAATACTGATAATGGTTCTTGTGAGCCTTATGTGTATGGTTGTATGGATTCAACAATGTTTAATTTTAACCCTTTAGCAAATACAAATGATAACAATTGCATTCCTTTTATTTATGGTTGCACTGATCCCTCTATGCTTAACTACGACCCATCCGCTAATACAGAAGATTTCAGTTGTATACCTTTCATTTATGGTTGTACTGATAGTACTGCCCTTAACTATGATCCATTGGCTAATACTGAGAATGGCTCTTGTATTGAGGTGGTTACAGGATGCATGGATCAAACTGCGTGGAACTATGAACCGTTAGCTAATGTAGATGACTCACTGTCTTGTTTGTATAGTGCAGGTTGTATTGATGGTCCAGGTAATCCTTATTGGTTAAATGATGGATGTTATGCATGGGTAATAGATGTAGATAATTATTGTTGTGAAAATGTGTGGGATGCAACATGTCAAACAATGTATGATTATTGTCAATTAGGTTGGCCAACTAATATAACTGATTTATCTGCTACAGGTATTGTAGTGTATCCTAATCCTACAACAGGAATTTTTAGAATTGATACAAGACTAAATGTAGAAATAAAAGTTATAGATATGCAAGGAAAGATAATTATAGAAGGAGAAAACTTAAACACCATTGATATATCAGATTATTCAAAAGGTTTATATAATCTGCAAATAACAACCGGTGATAAAATATTTATTAATAAAATTATAAAACAATAATAAAATGAAATCAGACTTAAGTAAATTAAAAGATGAAACAACTGAAGGTTTACAACCAGGACATGTTGTTTTTGTAGATACTGCAAACAAATTCTACAAAGCTGAGTTAGGCGGTGGATTTTTTGCACTAACAGCATTAGAAGATACTGTTGTAGATTCATCTAAAAGTACTTGGAATTTACATCATAGAGATGCAAGTGGTACAGGACAAGCTCCTACAATTAACAATCAAACAGTGGATTTTACAATTCCAAAAGGATTGACTGTATATATTAATATCCGTACACTTTCAATAGTGTCTGGAAAGTGTTTACTCTATGCTAGAAGAAATACTGCAACATCAGCTCAACTATAATGGATATTTTAGGATTAGGACTACCAATTACAAAGACTTCATATTTTGAAGGTGCATTACCAACTCCAGATAGTGTAGGAGGTGAACAGCTTAGATATTGGTTTGATGTTACTGATTCTTCAACTGTTGCTTCTAAAAATCTTGGTAAAGCTGTTGTAATTAATTCTCTTAAAAATAAATCAACTAATCTTCCATATACACTGCATTTTGCATCAGCAGTTTCAGGATTTACACCTGTATATAAAACTGATGGTTCAGGACAAAATGGTTTAGATTATAGTGAACATAATGGAGGAGGACAATCTTATACTATAACAGACAGTTTAGGAACAACTGTTGCTGTTGATCATGGTGATGAATATACATTTTATGTAGTTCAAGATAATGATGCTGCTAGTGGTGTATCAGGAATAGCAGGAGGTAGATCACCTAATGCTTTTGCTTTTAGATGGAGTGGTGCTAATTTAATACAAACAGCATATAATAGTTCAGGAACAGGTAATGATTCTATTAATCCTGCAGGTACTGCTGAAGAAAATTTTGGTGTTGCATCATTTACAGTTAGTGATGCTGCTAATGAAGTTTCTGCTAGATTTAATGGAGAATTTAATACTCCAGGTGTCATAAGTGGTACTGTTGTTCCAACATCTAATTCTTTTTTTATAGGTAAATCAAATATCACTACTCAATATTATACTGGTAAAATCTATGAGTTTATGTTATTTACTAAAGTATTAAATGAAACTGAATTAGGTCAATTAGATTTATACGTACAAAACAAATATAATTTTTCTTTTGCATAATGAGAACACTTACTTACATATTATTAATTACATTATTATCATGCGCTGCACCAAAAAAATGTTGTAGTCAAATATTCAATGACTTTTTTAAATATTCTACATTATATACTTCTGTAAATGGTGGTAATTCTATTTCAGATCAAACAGTATACGATGTAGCTACAGGTACATTATTAAATGATATAGTAGAAACACCTTATAATTATACGTTAACGTTAGGGATTAGAAAGATTCAGAGATTTCAATACGAACCACAGTTACCATTTAAAGATGGAACAGAGACATCATTTAACGATGCAGCTACTATAGGAAGAGTAAAGAAAGGCTTTGAGTATTTATTTGAAGTTGATTATGCGAGACAACAGGGTAAAGAGTTTGTTAACCAAAATCATTTCTTACGATACAACACTACTAAGTGGATGACACGTGTGGAGTTTATGCAAGATGGTTTTGCAGACATAGAATATTATCAAGCGTCACAAAGATTGAGGTTAAATTCAAAGGGTAAACTCTCTTTTAACGTGGGGGCATGTCAGAGAATATCAGAGCCCTATGGATTTAATCCGCTTGAGCAGTGGATGCTTCCTAATGGATCATTACACTATACACAGTTAGCGCTTGATCAAGGATACACTGTGCAGTTTGATGGTGAAGGCGGAACAGAATATTTTAATTCTGATGGAGCATCTGTAGCAACTAGTAAAGAAGTATGGGAAGCTGTAGTAGTTCCTGAAATGTTAGTTAACTATGTTGCTGCTGAGAGAGACAAATTATCTAATCAATGGGTGCATTCTCTTATAATTGGTTTTGATTACTATACTTATAAGAAAAATATATGGATGCATGCTTGGGGTAATGTTTTACCTTATCATTATAATGACGGAGGTACATATTCATATCATAACTTTAATGATGGAAAACAATGGTACGATTATTCTGGCGGTATGATCTTTGGTTATAAAGTAACAAGAAATCTTGGTGCATTTATAGAAGGAAAGTATAATAAATATTGGGACAGAGAATGGTATGATTTTAAATTTGGTATTAACTATAAAGTATTTTAATTATGGCTAAGAAGAAAAAAGCAAAGAGTAAAAAAGATGCATGTTATCACAAAGCTAAAGCTAAGTACAGAGTATTTCCTAGTGCTTATGCTAGCGGATATATTGCTAAGTGTAGAAAACGTAGAGGTAAAATAAAGTAATGGCTGTTAGAAAAACAAAAGCAGGAGCTAATCTTAAACGTTGGTTTAAAGAAAAGTGGAAAGATGAAAAAGGTAATCCTTGTGGATCATCTAAGAATAAGAACACTAAAAAGTGTAGGCCTAGTAAGCGTGTGTCAAGTAAAACACCACGTACATGGGGATCTTTATCTAAGTCACAAAAAGCTAAAGCTGTTGCAGAGAAAAAGAGAGTAGGCATGGGACGTAGAACTAGCTCCATTAGAAAAGGTAAGAAAAAATCTAAAAAGAAATAAAATTATGGCAATGAGAGAATATAAATACAAAAAAGGTGGTCAAAAAAAGGCTGCATGTATAGGTAAAGTAAAAGGTGTTGATGTATGCTCATTAACAATGAGACAACAAAAAACACTAGAAAAACATTCTGTGCATCACACAAAGAAGCATGTAAAAATGATGGTTGACGCTATGAAAAAAGGTGCATCATTTGGAGCTTCTCATAAAATAGCACAGAAAAAAGTTGGGAAATAATGGCAAGCAAGAAGAAAGGTGCAATGAAAGGCTGTACAATCAAGAATGGTTGTAAAAGTAAAAAGGGTGGACTTACTGCTAAGGGCCGTAAAATGATTAACCGTAAGACCGGTTCTAATCTTAAAGCTCCTCAACCAGGTGGCGGTTCTAGAAAGAAAAGTTACTGTGCTAGATCTGCTGGTCAAATGAAAAAGTTTCCTAAAGCAGCTAAAGATCCTAATAGTAGATTACGTAAAGCAAGAAGACGCTGGAAGTGCTAATGGCAAAAAAAAGATTAGACATAAAAAAAGCTATAAAAAAGCCTGGCTCACTAACTGCTGCTGCTAAGCGTAAAGGTATGACTATAGCACAATACTGCAAGAACCCGCCTAGTAAGAAGGCCGGTTATAGATGTAGGTTTGCTAAAACACTTAAAAAAATTGCTAAGAAACGTAAGAAAAAATGAAATGGTTAGGTGAACATATATGGGGTTTTGTATCTAGATTTAGAAATAAACTTGTTATAGAAGATCGTGCTATACAAAATGCAGCTGCTGCTGAAAAAACTGTATTAATAAGAGGATCTCACGGTGAAGTAAAACAAAGAGCTGGTTGCTGTGAAAAAGGTGTAAGTAAAATTAATACTACTTTGCCTATAACAGGGGGACCAATATTAGAAGAACAAGAAGGAACAATAGGAATTAATAATGCTACCAGTACAGCAGCTGGTGCAATGCCTGCAACTGATTTTGTTAAATTAGCTGGTATTGAGACAGGAGCAACAAGGAATGTAGGTGAAGTAAAAGAAGTAAAAGGTACAGCGCCTGTAAGTGTAGATAGTACTGATCCAGAAAAACCTATTGTAGAAATAGCAACAGCTTCATCAACAACCACAGGTGTAATGACATCAGGTGACTTTACTAAATTAGCCGGTATTCAAGCTGGAGCAACGAGAAATGTTGGTGAGGTCAAGGAAGTAAAAGGAACTGCTCCTGTATCTGTAGATGCTACTGATCCTGAGAAACCGGTTGTATCTGTTAATGATGCAAGCAGAACTGCAACAGGACTGATGACCAAAGCAGAATTTATAAAACTTGATAATATAGCAGCTAATGCAGATGTAACTCCATCATGGGTACCAAGTACTAATCCTAATTATAGCACTGCAAAAAATGTAGCAGATAACGCAGATGTCACACCTAGTTGGGTTCCTGCATTTAATCCTAATTATAGTACAGCAACAGGTGTAGCAAATTTTGCAGACGTTACTCCTAGCTGGGTTCCTGCAAAAAATCCTCTTTATCTTACAGCTGGTACTCAATTTATTAATTCAATAGCTACTGCAGGTACTAGTGGACCAGCAACAATAAAACTAGGAAGATTAAATATCCCGGACTATACTCCATCAGGATATACTGGATCATTTCAAGTTGTATCAAATATTGTAAAAGGACAACCTACTTTTGTTACAATATCAGTAATTAATGGAGTAATACAAACAGTAAAATAATATATTATGCCAGTAACAATAAAACCTGTATATGCTTATGGTACTAGAATAGTAAAAGCAAATGAGTGGACACCTGTTGATAATTGTGGTCCTAGTGCTAGTACAGCTACTCAAGCTGATACAGCTAAATGGAAAGAACTTACTATATGCAATCTTACTTCTGCAGATATAACCGCACATGTTGCAATATTTGAAAGATCAACTTTTGCAGGTAGTGTACCTTCTACTGAAGTAAATCCAGCAACAGTTGCTTTATTTTTACAAAAAGGAGTTGTTATTCCTACTGGTGTAACATTTGCATTAAATGAATTATATATAGATAAAATGCATTTTGATTGTAGTGCTGAAGTTGATGGTAATGAACCTTTAGTTTGTGTATGGATTACTGTACGTGAGGCAGGTTCTTATTATGCAGATGTAATAATAAGAAGATAATTATGTGGAAATTATTTAAAGATAAAAATGATATAAATGAAAAGAACGTAGTTGGGTTTATATCTTTTGCTGTAATGGTACTGTTTGCTATTATAGATTTGAGTACTGCTCTTATATATATGGGGTATGTAGGAGGTGGTGAATTAGAAATTAACGACACTATATACAACTCTTTTGTTATGGTAACATTAGGGTGTTTTGGTATTAGTGCATTTGAAAAAATTAAAAAATCTTAAGGTTATGAAGAAATTTATTTGTATTTTATTATGTAAGATAACGTTTAACAAAGTATGTTTAGGCTGGTGTGAATCAGACTGCTGCTTAAAAAAATAATATTATGCCGGGATATAAAATGAAACCATACGGGAAAGGTGGTAGTTATAGTAAAGCTAACAAAGCATTACCTACTGGAAAAATGGGAGGTCAACAAAGTTTATTGACTAAATTAACAACTAGAGCACCAAAGCCAAGAAAATCAAAAGGCTGCGGATGTGGTGGAGAAAGATAAGATGAGTATACTAGGAACTATATTTAGTGGAGGAGCAAAGGATCTTGTTGAAAGTGTTGGTGGTGTTATTGATGGACTACACACTTCAGATGAAGAAAAGCTAGCCGCTAAACAAAAAATGAAAGAACTTGTAGCTACTTATGAGGTCCAAATGGAAAAAGAAATAACTTCCAGATGGCAAGCAGATATGAAGTCTGACTCATGGCTATCTAAAAATATTAGACCATTAACTTTAGCGTTCTTAGTTGTAAGCACAGTGCTATTAATATTTATTGATGCAGGTGTTATCAACTTTGTTGTTGAAGCTAAATGGACTGATCTATTACAATTAGTATTAATCACGGTGATTGGTGCCTATTTTGGTGGCCGTTCACTAGAAAAAACAAAGAAATAATGGCGCAATGTGTATGTGGTAAAACAAAAGATGAAAATGGGAACTGTGATGGTTCTCACAACAGCTAGTAAGAATGTATGCTTATCAGATTGACTTAATTAGAGTTATTGATGGAGATACTATTGATGCTTATATTGATTTAGGCTTTAGTGTAAAAGTTAAAAAACGTATAAGACTTGCTGGTATAAATACTCCTGAGTCAAGAACAAGAGACCTTGAAGAAAAGAAAAAAGGTCTTGCAGCTAAAGATAGACTTAAAACTCTATTAGAAGGATGTGATAAAATACTTTTAGATTCACAAGGTGTAGGTAAGTTTGGAAGATGTCTAGGTAAACTATCAATTGATAGAGTAGATGGATCAGATAAACTTACTATGATCTGTGTGAATGATTTATTAATCTCTGAAGGTCATGCAGTAGCATACCATGGAGGAAAAAGAAAATAGAATGAAAAAAATAAATTGGATAAATAGTTTTAAATCTAATAATAAAAGTGAGATTTATAAAGTAGAACTTAGAATTGGAACTTTTAGTGCATTAGAACTTTTAATAAATGCAGTTAGATTTAGGTTTATGATTTTTAACGTAGGATTTGAGATAGAATTTTAGTATATTATAATGTATTATGCCTGCTAAAAGAAATTATAAAAAAGAATATAAGAAGTTTCAGTCTTCTACTAAATCTAAAAAAGATAGAGCAGCTAGAAATAAAGCACGTAGAGAAGGACTTAAAGTAGGTAAAGTACGTAAGGGAGATGGAAAAGATCTTCATCACCCAAATGGACCACGTTCTCAGAAGACGGTAGCAATGTCAGCTTCTAAAAACCGTGGTAAGAAAGAGAAAAGCAGAGTAAAGGGTAGTAAAAGAAATTATCCTAAAACAAGGAAAAAAAGGTAACAATTTTAAAATAAAAAAAAATGGCAACAATTACAAGTAGATTAACATTGACGGGCACTGGTACAACTAGTGACGTTTTAAACATTATTAAAGAGAAAGCTCTTACAATAACAAGTCCAGCTGTTCAAGTTGGTACAGTAACATTAACAACAGCATTTGCAACAACGTTAGATGATCTTAATGGAACTAAGAATTCTACAACTGATACATTCTTATATCTCATGAATACATCTAGTGGCACTGAAACAGTACATGCACAAGTTGTAGCAACTCAATCAGGTTGTACAGGTGATTCTTGTGCATTAACACAATCTCCATTAGTTAAATTAGCTAAAGGTGAATTTGCAATGATTCCTCTTGAAGCAGCAGCTCATGTACAATTTAAAGGATCTGCTACTACTGCAGTTATGGAGTACGGATTCTGGACAAGATCAGTCTAAGGAACTACTAAAGGTTCTAAGTAATTGATTGCCCAATTATAAGCAGCAACTGGGTAGGTAAATAGTTTTCTTTTTCTTTTTACCCACCCGGTTGTTTTCTTTTCATATATTGTCATTTCCCATTTTTTTCCTTTTGGTATACAGCTTGGCCAATACCCTCTTTTAGTAAGTAATTTAATGTCTTCTTTATACATCAGAATATATATCTTATTGTTTCTATGTCAAAATAGTTTGCATAGATTTGCTTAAACATTTCTAGAAGCTTATGTTTTTTTGCTATTGGATAGCGCATCACTCCTGATCCATTTTTAACTTCATCAGAATATTTCATAATGTCACGGGCTTCATCACTAGCTTTAATCATTTGATTAACGTGATTGGTTAATGCAATAACTTCACATTTATTTTCACCTGCTACTTCTTTAACACGTTTAAATAACTGATCATAATGCTTAGACCACCCTGGCATAAATATAAGTGGAGAAAAATTTAAATGTACTTCCCATCCTAAATCCTTAAGTCTATTAACATCTTGTATCCTAGATTCAATTTTTTGCATCTTAGGTTCTAATACATCTGAATAAGCTTGAGGCATGAGACTTACCCTTACTCTAGGTGGTTTATTAAAATGATTAACATCAAGTTTAAGTAATCCTGGATACTTAGTAGCCATAGTACTATTAAGTTGTGGATGATTATCAAAACGTTTAAGGTAATCATGTAATGGTTCAGGCATATGCTTTTGCATCAGAACTAAATCTGAGTTGCATGCAATGTCTACCATTGTATATACTGGATCTTGCTGGTTAGGAACTTTAGTATAGCTTGCTTCCCAGTCAAGAACAGAATTAAATATGTCATTAACATTAGTATTAACAAATACTCTACGTCCATTAAATCTAGACATATAACAGTAAGTGTTTACACAACCCCCCATACATCCGTAGATTATATTAGGAGCTATGCAATCACTACTATTATTGTTTGTTTTTGTTACTAATGTTTTTGTTACTTGTTTCTTGATGGCCATATAACTACTATATTTTTATTCCCAGTAGCAGAATACAAATTCATTTCCTTTATCATTTTTTTTTGTTTTTAAAAACGGTATTCCCGTTCTCTCATTAGTAATAATCTCTTTGTCAGAAGGTAAATCTATTTCTTTATAACCTTCTAAGAGTTCTTTTCTAAATACACGCATTGGTACATTTGTCTTAGACATCTTTTCTTGTAATATGTATCCTTTATATCTCATTATTTTTTTTAAATTTTATAAAGATAATCCAATATACAGCAACTAATATGGCAAAACCAAAAGTGCTCAACTATATATGTGTTTTTATAATAAGTAAAAGGGTTGTGATCAATAGACCACAAAACCCTATAAATGCTCCTATATAACTACTTCTTGAGTTTTTCATCAAATTGTGTAACTGCATAGGCACCGGTAGCTAAACCAGCAAAGTAAATCATAATAGCCCAAAATAATTCCATAATTAATAATTTTTGATTAATAGTACACCCAGTAGGACTTGAACCTACAACCTACAGCTTAGAAGGCTGTTGCTCTATCCAGTTGAGCTATGGGTGTATAAACAGAGGGCCAAACAAATAGAATAAAAAAACCCTCTGTTTCACACAAATCACAGATCTAATTTCTGTTGATTTGGATTTTCAGCTTCATTATCTATAGCCATTAGTAATAATAATAAATAACCAACAACATCTCTAACAGTGTCTTCAGTTTTATCATTAATACCTCTATTAGCTATTCTAGATAATTTATCATCTAATCTTGCTTTAATAGCCTCAACGGGCCCAAGCTTACTAAATATATTTACAGGTTCAAGAGCAGTGTTACCATAAGCAGCATTCTTTTCTTTTAATAAGTCAGTAATGCTTTCAGCAATAGTATCTAAATGTTCTGCAAATTCTGCATTTTTCCAATTACTTGATACCTCTTCTAGATTATACGGTTTATTAAATTTTAAACCTGGTGGACAATCCATCTTAAGATCATAACTAAATGGATAATTACGTTTTAAATCATAATAGTACTCATTATGTTTTTCATCTTTTTTCTTTTTACTCATAGTGTAAATATGTTTGATGAAGAATTATAATTATCTTGTTCATTTTCCGGAATTTTACCATCAGGCAGTTCTATTAAATGTTCTTCAGGCATTTGAATATCATCTTCAGGATTAACATAAGTATCTTTAGTATTGTTTTTAGTATTACTTAAGCACTCAGCTGTCATAAACTCATGAAACTTAGCTTGATTCTTCATCCAATTACGTGGATGAGTACTCTTTAATGCATGTGTAACATGATTATAAAATGCCCAAGCACATGCATCAGATACATTATAATCATATGATGCTTTTTCTATCTCAGCTTTTACACATGACATTTGTTGTGAGTCAAGAAGTTTTTCTTCAATAAACAATCTACCTAAAAATTCTGCTTGTTGTTTTTTATCTAATGATATATCTTTCATATCATTTTTATCTTGAACAAGTTGATTAAAGTTTTGTGATGCTATGCTTATTTGTTGTGCAATTGATACTGCAATGTCTGCATTAGCAGTACCTGTATGCTTACGACCATAATTAGCCATGTCACCATGAATCATTCCATTATTACATACTAATACATAAGCTCCTACTCCACATTGAAATCTAGTGCTTTTATCATAAGAGTTTGTCCAAGCAAACATCATGCTTAATTCATCATCTGAAACAGAGTTAACCCCAGATATATTATATATACCTTGGGCTACTCTAGCATTCATGCTTGCTTTAAACATTTGATTGTTTATTTTAAAACCATTAACTTTTAATAGTTTTTGTGTGTGATCCATCACTTCTTTATGTGATACCACTGTATACGTCTTACCATGTGTTGGTAAGGGTGCATTTTCTAAATAAATTTTGGTTGTTGTAACCGCTTTTTTATGTCCCATAATTGTCAAATTTAATCAAATAAATTCAATTGATTACTAGTAAAACCTAAAATATTATTGACTTCTTTTTCAATAGCTTGCTGATAATATTTATAGTTTATATCATAATCATAAAATTTATTTTTCAGTTCCATTTTGTTAAACATAGTTGTCATCCAAGGTCCAGCTTCTAACTGTATAATACGACCATCATTCTTATTAACTTTAACTAATTTAGCACCATTGTTGCTAACATAATATCTGTTAATTTTTTGTTGGTTATCAGATTGAACAGTGCCATCTTTTACATATTCAGCTTTTACTTGCCAACCACTATTAGTTTTACTACCTATACAATAGTCTAGTATATTAGTATTTTCTTTAAGATAATCTTCAGGTAATTTATTATTTACAAAATACTCATAGATACCTTTAGGAATAACCAGTTTAGATTTGTTTTTATGCAACGCTAGACCTGTAAATTCAAATCTACCTTTACATTTAACAGGAGCATAATAAAACTTATCCTTTTCTACTTTAAATAAATAGTGTGGATTTTTTTGTTTTATTGTTCTCCATGTAGTTAAGTCTGTCTCAACAAATTTAAAAATACCAATATAATTATTAACATCTCCAAAGATAAGTCTCTGATACTCATCATGTTCTAAATTAAGTTGTGTTAACTCCTCCCATTGTTTGCATACTTTGAAATATTCTTCCTTTGCTGACTCAGGAATAATAGTCTCAATACCATCTGTATTTTGCATAATTGCACGTGCTTCTGGTATTGCTTCCATAATCATTTCATAAAGCATCATTAGGGTTAATTGACCATTGATTGTAATACGCATTGTAAACTCTGGATCATACAAGAAAGAATTCTTATCATTAGAGAGACCATATGTACTGTTAAGTATAATTTTATATACATAGTTCATAGGATTACTCTTAGGAATCTTTTTTCTTTCTTCAAAGAACCATTCATATAGTTCACAAAATTGATCCTTTGCTAAATGAGCAGGGGACCATTTGTTTTTAATTGCTAAATTAGGATAGAAAGATGTAACATCTGAAGACATAATTATTTCACCTTCTTTAGGTTCATATATACCGGCTTTACTTGCACCGTGTACACCACCTAAACCAAAATCTGTTTTAACTCCTTTGTATTTAACACTGTACTTAAAAGCCCCTTTTATACTAAGAGGATTTAATTCTACAGTTTTAAATCTATCAAGAAGCAATTGAAACTCCGGTGTCTTAAATGTTATATAAGGCAGTATAATATTTTCTAGTTTTATTACACGCCTAAATGTTCTCATCTTTTTTAACTCATACTTAGGAATATTTAATTCTTTACTTAAGTAGAATGCAAACAGTTCCTTAGATATTCTAGGTTCTGATGCATTAAATAAGTTAATATTATATTCTTTAGATAAGTTAATTCTTAATCCTATAAGCTCTTTAGATCTATTATAGATTTCTTGAGTTGCATTAACATCATTAATACAATAATCAATAACCATATCAACCTCTTCATCAGTTGTTATTTTTGACTCATGATCAATAGGCATATCAAGAATGTTATTCCAATCCATAGTATATTCAATCCACTTGAGGCTAGACCGTTTGGCCATATTGTCCCAATGATTAAGTTTGAATACATCTATTTGAGGAATGATCATTTTCCATTCTGGATACTTAGAGAATTCTTTATTGTTGGATCTTTGAATTGTTGCTTGTGCTTCATCATAAATATGACGTACTAAGTCTTCTATGTCTGCTTTTAACACCGCTTGCTTCTTATCAAGAAACCAATGTGTTATTTGCGCATCAAATCCTAATCCATTAAATGATATATGATATTCTCTATTATTTTTATTTTGTTCAAGAAATTCTATAAATGCTTTTCTATCATCTCTTTTTGAATGAATTACAAATACTTTGTACTCTTCTTTTTTATAATGTTTAAATACACCACAAAAGAAATTACTAAGTGTTTCATAATCCATTACCCAATGGTTCTTCATATTTTATGCTTACCCCATTTAGAATCTTGTGCATCCATATCAGCTTTATGATTTTTATCTAAATCAAATTTTTTTAAATTTTCTTTAAATTTTTTCATTTCTTCTACTTGTCTACCATGATCTAAAGCATATGCACCAAGTCTTATTATAGCTAAAAATACTATACCAATAATTAATAATTCCATAAATAAATAGATTAGACCCAAAAAAAGGGACCGGAGTCCCTTTCTGTGGATTGGTTAATAAAGAAAACTCCTAAACAAGGTTTAGGTTTGTGGCTTTCTCAGAGGAAAGTGCTCTTTTCATTTCTTCTACATCATTATCAATGATTGTATTAAAGTCATATGAATCAGCATTAATTGCAAATTCTTTGATAAAACTTTTAATTTCATCAACTTCTACAATATAATACTCAGCATGCGTATCCATCATCACTCTTTGTTCTTTTACCTTTTTACCGTTTGGTCTAGGTTTGATTTTGGTTTGTACTTCATCACCATTGTCATCAATTTTAGGAACAAAATGATATGAACTTTTGCTTATTTTAGAAATAACAGCAAGTATTTTACTACTTGGGTCAAATATAACCTCTACATAAGGACAATCCTCAAGTACAGGCATTAATTTAAATGTTTTGTATGGTCCCCAATTAGATGTTGTTAACAACATGTTTTGTCCATACGTTGGTTTTTTGTTTTCTTTACTCATGTTAAAATATATTTTGAATTAGAATACAAAGATAAAAACTTTTTTGAAAAAATAGCTTTTGGGTCAGGTTTTTTATAGACCAACTTTTCTTTTTCTAAATCCGGTTTATCACACAATTCATATACTTCTTCTAATTGTGATACATTTACATTTAGTTCTTCTGCATATTGTGTATGATAATATTCTGGATACAAAAATTCTTCTATGTATTGTGAAATAGCTCCTTTCTCACCAAAAAAGTTCATAATGATTTCTTTTGTTGACTCAAGAACTTCTGAATATTTACCACGGCTAATCTTATTATAGCAAGAGGCAATATCACTCATATCAAATATGTATAAGTGAATATTTTTAGCCAAAGGTACATAGTCATAAAAATATATATTAGATAATAAATACTTATTCTCAAACTCTTTCCATTCATCTGTTTCTTTTTGCTCATACAAACACATAAATTTTTTGTCTTTAATAGTATAATTATCTTCCCAGGTTAAAAATGTTTCAACAGGAACAAAATCAACCCCTCTCTTTATACTAAGTAAAGGATAGAGGAAGATCTTGCTCTTTTGAAAATATTTTTTATACATCATAGTATTACTTTGTTATTAATAAACTCATACGGTAAATCAAAATTCATTTCATTTAAGTGAAACTCACATGCTTTTATTACTGACATAAGATTTTTACCCCAGTTTTGCATAGTTTGATTACTTACTTCAAAATTATATATTTGATTATACGTATCTACTACTATAAAGTTAAAGTTTATTTTATAACCTTGTATACCATCTGGCACATTTTTTAATACTAACATAGTATAAATGGCAGCTTGCATCCAATAATTGTAATAATCTACAGTGTCTACAAAATCAGTAATGGACTTGCCTGATGTCTTGATGTCAATGATAGTGATTGACCTTTTCTTATGATCTATTATGTATTTATCTACATAACCCTTAAGACCAAACTTAAGATCTCTTAAATCACATTCTAGATATGATTCTGCAAACGTTTCAGTTTCATCTAACTCAAAGTCTGTTACAACTGGATCAAGTAAACCCATTATATCTTTCTTTGATTTGACAATCTCTACACGTTCTGCAGTCTTATCATACATATCTTGATCAATGATGTCTTTACCTTCTGATACAAGTAGAAATTTAAAATACTCTTTGTTGTCATCCGTAAGTATCTTTGCTAATCTCTTTGAGTCATCTTTGATAGACTGATATAAGTTCTGATGTTTTAAAGCAGTTATAATCTCAGGTTCTAAATCTTCTAGATCTCCTACAGCAAGTCCCTTAACTTCATTAAGAACTCTACGCACAGCTTCTGATGGTATTTTACCCGGTAGCAATGCAAAATCATTTGTAAAATTATCTGGTTGCAATAATAATAGATGCAGTAGTCTACCTTCTATTAGGTGCTTATCTAATCTAACCTCTCTATCTTTAAGGATGTAATCCTTGTAGAAAAGCTTAGGGGAGAACCTAAGTCTATTCATACTTGAATATGAAAACTTAAATTCTCCTCTATCATATTTGTCTTTAAATATTTGTTCTTTGTCTGTCATAGTTAAAAAGGTAAATCATCATTATACATACAGTTCTCTTCTTTTATTACTTGTGATAAAGATTTTGTTTTTACTTTATCTGCAAATTCATCACTAAGTCTTATAGAACTTCTTTCAATTTGAAAAGCATTACAAGATGCTAGACCAGTAGATTGCTTTATAACAGATTCAAATAATAAATCTAAACAATGTTGCATAGCAGGTAAAGTTAATGCATCATCATCAACTAACATCTCTATAAGTTTTTGATACCTATGCGCACTACCATAGTTATAATTAGTGTTATCATAATACTTTTGAAAACTCTTTCTTAATGATTTAAAACTAACTGTATTCCACGGTTTAGTTCCTTTCATTTTTTCACCAAAGTGAAAGAATAACATAGCCAAATAAGTTTTAGATTTTTCAATATCACAATTAGCCATCAAACTCATTGCAACAGATTTATCATCAGCAACACCATTTTTTAACATGTTTTTGATTTGAATAAAACTTTCATCATCTAATGCTACAGATTCTGCAGACATAATCTTATTACAATTATCATCTAACATCCATTTAAATGCACCATTTATGATTTCATTATATAAACCTATATTATCAGCTAAAATTGTCCAATTACTAGAATGACTCTTACAGCTTTTAAAATCATCTAACATTGGAGCAACAGTTTTTTCCCAATTGTCAGCATAATAATATCTACGAGTTATTGCACTCACATCTATTACTTCATCTTCAGGAAGTTTTTCAAGCATATTTATACACTCTAATTGACATTCTTTTGAATTAAAAGCATTAGGATATTTTTTAACTATATCAATAGATTTAGATACAGCTGCATAATTACCAGACCAACTATAAGTTATTAGTTTTTCTATAAACTTTTTTGATATAATTCTTACATCAGCACTATGTTTATTTCTAATTACTTTTAAGTCATTGTCTTGACAATAAAGCGCAACTCTATCTCTAGATAAACTAATGTTTGGATACCTATATAAAAATTTTATATTATCTAATGAATCTATCTCATCATCTTTTATATTTTTTATTACAGCATCTACCATTTGATCACCATATCTACTAACTTTTTCATCTACTCCATGTAATAAATAATCACCATTAGAATATACTGAGATATGATTTTGTCTACTGTCTATTTTATAATCATTATCAGCAAGTGAAAATGATAGTTTATGTATTTTTATTAGTTTCATCTGTGTACGTGTATTTTTTTTAAATATTTTTTTTCATACTCTGGTTTAATTCTTACTGTAAATACATACAGCTCTCTGTTATAAATTTGGATTGCTTTTCTTATGATAGGCTCCATATACTTGAAGCCCTCAGAAGTAAGTGTACCATCTTCATCATGTTGTTTTACAAAATCTTCAGCATTCATTCTTGAATACCAACTATGTTGTGATTTATTAAACCAATACTTTATATCTTTATTACGTGAACTAAAATGATATTCTTGAATAGTACCATGTAGTCTCCATAATAAATGATGATTAACATCAGTACGTATTGTAGGTAAAATCTTTTCTAACATTGATCTATCATCACCACCCGCATCATACATTTGTAAACATGTATCAAGCAAGCTTTGAGTTAGTATTTGTTGATTAGGAGATTCATCCATAACTCTGTCTCCAGTAATAGTTTCACAACCATCATTAACAATACGATCCAAAATCTTTAAAGCCATCCCTGTATATACATGTGTATTATAAGGAAGAGAATCATATTCACAACTACCAAGATAAGTACCTAGAACTTCAGAACGTCTATTATCCCATATTACATGTTCTATGCTTTCATCAGTCATCCAATTATTAATAATATCACATTTTCTTTCACCTTGTTCAAACTCAGTTATAGAATAACCATTTTCAATATTAAACATAATAGCACGCAATGGTATATTATGATCATTAACTGTTTGACATGACATTACATTAGTAATAAATACATCTGCTTGATCTATATCATTAGTAATTTTAATATCATGCTCTTTTAATTCCATTTTTAATTTATCAGCAGTTATGCTTGAGCCAGGAATAATAAAAGCTTTTTTGTTTTTATAATTTATAATGGGAGATTCATTATCTCCTTCTAATATTTCTTGATGTTTTATATATGATGTTTCATCTTCACTAACTAATACTGTTGTATAGCTTAGGGCATCACCACTACAGATCATCCCATTGATGTCTGTAGAGGCAATACCTAAACTTGAAACAATATTATTCATAGATCTTACATCTTCATGAATTTTTGCCATTACTTTAATGTCATTTTAATTATTTCAGGGTTCATCATAAACTTGTTGAACTTTTGCTTATTACCATTAAAGATAGTTCTAACAACTAAATACTTAAGATCATTAGAGAAATACTCTTTAGTACATAATGCTAGTAGTCTATCAGTAATTTTTTGGTTAACTGTATTCTCTTTAGAGTATACAACAGCGTAGTTACCAAGTCTTGTTGCAAGTGTAGACGCAATGTCTGCACGGTATGAATCATCTTTACCAACACATGATCCCAGCTCACCTAATATATATTGCTCATTGTCATGAGTCAATAAATCTTTAGGAGTAACTAGCTTGTCTAGTTTGTTATTAATAAAGATTGTAAACATAGATGCAAACTCTTCACCTACACTACCTTCACCAATCATTTGGATTAGTGGTAGATTCTCATCAAACTTTTCAAAGCTAGATATAGCATTAAAGAATGTAGAGATAGATCTTGCATTGGTTTCTTGTGTTACAAGTTCAGGATGCATCAACAAGAAGTTAATACATCTTGAGTCAATACCTTCTGCCTCTGCCCATCTTGCCCACACATCTACATCAAACTTTAAGTTTGCAGTAATGTAACGAGTCTTCTGTGCTGAGTCAACAGAGTTAACCATATAGTCACCGTTATCAGGATTTGCAGTCAATATGATATGCCAATCTTCTGGTAGTGTCCATGAAATATATGTTTGACGGTCTACCAATTCCATAACAGCTTGAATGAATCTTACATCTGCACGGTTCCAGTCATCAAGAAGAAGGATACCACCTTTCTTCTTACCTGCAATCCACTCAGGTGCACAGTATGACATACGGTTTTGACCGGTCATTTTCCATCCACTCTTAAGATATTCTGCTACAGCTAGTTCATCAACCCACTGACCAACTTTTTTAGTAGTAGTTTTATTTGCTAGCTTAAGTAGATCATCAGCTGCAGCGCCTGTTCTACTATAGTTTACATCATCACCTTTAACAGGTACTTGCTTTTCTTTATACATTTGAAATTGTCTTACAGGAAAACCTACAAGGTCACCTAGCTCTTCTATCTGTGCAAGATTAAGTTTAACAAAATCTAGATTATGATCTCTTGCCATGTCCATAATAGATGTAGTCTTACCAATACCGGACTCACCAACAACTTCAATTGCTACGGGCTTCTTACCTTGTTTTTGTAGGAATCTATTGTTGTTAACTACGTGATTAACAAAATCCTTTAACTCATCAATGTTTAAATTTACTTGTGCCATTTTCTTTATTATTTATTAATTTGAATTTTTAGTCCTGGTAACTCTTCATTTATCTCACAACGAGAACTGTGTACCCAAAGAGAATTCTTTGGACAGTTATCCGGAGTATAAGCTTCACCATCTGTTAAATATATTAGAGCAGTATAATGCCCTTTTTCATTGTAATGATCTATTACAGGTTGGAAGCTTGTGCCTCCTCTACCTTTTATATCCCAATCTTTTTTAGGATTAAATACTTCTACACTATTGATCTGTGTATCACACTGTACTACAGTAATCTGATGACCAGTCTTGTGCATATGTGTAAGCTCACTCATGAACTCTTGTAATTCTGAATTAGATACAGATCCGCTTGTGTCAACACCAACACAGATATGATTCTTGTGTTTAATTTTAAGACCAGGGTTACCGCTGTATCTTTTATTGTACTTACGTCTCAGTTTCTTTGTATATACTATACTAGAATTACCAACAAATCTTCTTAGATATGCCTTCCAATTAAATGAAGGAGGTTCAATTGTTCTAAGTCTTCTTATGATTTCAGAGAACTCACCGGGTACATGACCTTGTCTTTTCTCTGTTAGATCTGCAGTTTCTTTGAGTTGATGTTCAATTTGTTTTTGTACTAGCTTCTTATCAGCTTCTGATAACTCATCAAACTCATCCCAAGTAGAGTGACAATATTGACTAGCTCCATTCATTTCATTTAATAAATTGTCTAGTGTTGGACATGATCCATCATCTTTAGCTTGTTGCAATTTATCATAGTAATATTTTGTACCTGCTTTAAGATCTAATTTCAATTCAGGAAACATATCTAGTGTTAAACCACCTTCAGGTAACATATTACTTTCAATATATTGATTGATCTCAAGATCTGCAGCAATATTAAATAGTTTATGATCAGCATATGAATCTCTTGTTATTAAGTGACCAAATCCTACATGAAGTATTTCATGTTTCATCAAACCTATTTGTTGCATTTCTGTAAGACCATCAAAGAATTTAGGATTGATTGCTAGTTGTACACCCATGCCAAGCTTACTAACACCAGCAGTAGGTAAATCATCTCTGTACTTTTTGTTCATACCTATAAGTAATAAACCATAAAATGGTTCTTTAAACATAAGGGTCTTACAAGCCTTAGATACTTTATCTACTACTTTTTGTAAATTAATAACTGTTGTATTCATCTTCTAATCTTTTAAATATTTTACATTCTGTTTCTAACATATACTCATCAATAGTTTTTTTTAAATCATCAAGCATAATATATCTATTATATTTTATTGTGTCAAAACCTATAGCTTCAATAAAGTCTGCTCTTTTAGATCCGCCAAATGATTTTATCATTAGCATATCTATTATGTGTGACTTATCATGATGCTTATATATTTCTACACCCATAAAAAAATCCTCCGGGTTGGAGGATCTCATCATTTCTATAAGTTTATCATACACTTCTAAAGTGAACTCAGGTTTACTCATCTTTTAATTTATTTAAATGTTCTTCAATTTCAATCCAGACACCTGGATGTTCTTTATCATATTCATATGGTTCAAATTTTGGTATAATAAAATTCATATTATCATCTTCTATCCAATGATGTTTAACCATGTCATCCTGTACAGTTTGACACGGGTTAATATAATCAAACTTATGGCGGGTACCTCTAACAAACTTAAATGTTACAGTAAGAGGAAATTCATACTTAGCAATTTCATATTTAAATTGTGGTGCAATTCTTATATAATCTGCTTTAGTATCCATTCTATACTTCATAACAGTTTTACTTGCTATAAAATATTTTCCTGTCCATCTTCTGCTATTCTTTGAGCTTGGTACGTTACCTGGTATCCACCATTTCATATACTTGACTTTATTAAATTAAACAATTTAGGCTTAACTGCTTGGGCTCCATACTTTTTAACTGCATCTGATATATCTTTTTCAGACTTAATATATATACCTTCTACATCATATACACGCTTGTATGTTTCCATTGCAGTATGACCTGCTTCATCATTATCAAACAAAGATAATACTTTTTTATAATTCTGTTTAAGATTATGGATTATATGCGGTTTGATTATTGTATTCTCACTATGAGGAGCAATAAACTCTAAGTTAAAATCAAAAGAGCTTATACACATACCATCTTTTAGTGAAGAAGTTATTACAAGATAATCTTTCTTACCTGTTAACTGATCAAGTCCTTGAAGATGTTCAAGAACTTTAGTAAACTTATTCTTTTTACTGTGAGGCTGATATATCTTATAACATTTACCTGCAGTATCAAAGTATCCATAAATCCCTGGCTTTTGTATTTTAATTTTTTCAATACTTGATTCAGAATCTTTTACCATAGTAAAATAATCTAAAGGTAAAACTAAATACTTTGCTAGCATAGAAGCGCCTATATTAAACTGTAACCAGAATTCTGCATCCTGATCATTCCAGTCTCTTGTTATTGTTGCATCTAATTTAAACTTTGGAGCAGGTACAAACTCTTCTGAGTCAAACACACCACCATCCATTACCCATTTGTTATAGTCTTCAACTATTCTAAAGAGGGCCTTAGAATAATTCAGGTCAAATAATTCTTGTACTAAGTCAACCTTACTTCCTTGTTTACCTGTAGAAAAATCTTTAAACTTATACTCATTTTTATATGGACATAAATAGATACACATACTAGGAGTACGTTCATTAGGATTAAATACAGACTTAATTTTTAAATCCTGACCGGCTAACCTTTCAGGTAATGTTAAGTAGTATTCAAATACCCATGCACTATTTACATCATTTTTATTATCAGCAAATCCTTTTGTAGTAAACATAGTATTAGATTTAAAAGTTTGGGGCTGAGGGTTGGTCTGAAAATATTTTCTCCTCAATTAAGCTGGTATGACCACGTCTGGAATTACACCATTCAGCACCCGCTACTTTTGTTATATACTATAAATCAAAGTCAGATCCTGCAGAACCATTCATAGCTGGTTCAAAGTTTGCATTAGATGTAGTTGACTCAGCTTTCTTTTGTACTTTTCTTACATGAGTTGCCTCATTAAAAGTCAATAGTCTTGAGTTTGCTTTATCTAATTCTTCAGCAGGTACACCGTCCTTAGATAACTTAGGAAGATATAAATCATTATTAATATATCCTTCTTTGTTTTCCCACTCACGTGATCCTAAACATACATTAAAGAAAGAACCAGCAAATAATTTACTAGTAGAAGATACAAAGTCTTCAATTGTACTAGCTTCTATTGCATCTAGTTCATTTCTTTTATTCATTACTTCACTTAAGAATATCATAGACTTGAGAACTTCTTGATCTCTATCAATTTCTCTACCACTTGGTAATGTTGTAGTCTTGTAAGGATATGGTGTCATTCTAACTCTACCAATTTGTCCTTCATATCTACCTGCAGACTCATTATCTTTATCTCTAAAGAATCCTTCAAAGTCTCCGCCAACTGGCTTAGTTTCTACATGTAGCATTACATTGTATGCTTCAGAATCATATGGTGTTTGATCAAATGTAATTGAATTGATTTTAATTACGTTGTTACCTGGGCCAATTAAAGGTCTAACTTTACCGGCTCCTACTTGCATGTCTTTAGTGTTTAACATTTTTTTTACTTTTTTAATTAATTAACTTAGTTCTCATACTCTGCAATACAGTCTTTAACTAATTGCAAATCATTATCTATAAAGGAATCTTCAAACATTCCCATTGGAGATTTACATGTATTCTCCCCGTTATTTACAGTATCAAATCCATAATGTAATTGTCCGTCATCATCTTTCTTTACATGACCAAACAAAACTATAGAAAATAATCCTTCTAATGTTAAAGTATTATCAATCATTTTACCAATTGTTTTAGCTTTAACTTTTCTGTGTCCATTTATATCAGTGCTATCTTCTGAATGAGTTAAGAAAAAGATAGTTAGATCTTCTCTCATATCTTTAGGCATCTTAGCAACTTGTGCTAGGTTAGCCGCAATTTGAGTAAACTTATCATAACCTTTCTCATTAGCTCTATCAAAATATTCAAAGCTGGACATATACTGCCAATCATCTACAACTAATGTTTTGATGTGCGGCATGTTATCATTAACATGTTTCATTGCTTTAATAATACCAGCAGCTGAAGAAGCTGAAGTCATATTACCTTTAGGATTATCTTTACTAATGTTAGTATAATCTTTCTTCCATCCTTTGAATGGTAAAGGTTTATTTGCAATGTTAATTATAAAGGTCTCCTTTGCAGGAAGATTCCTCATACTTGTTGATTTACCTGACCCTGAGTCAGCAATAATTAATACGCTTTGTGCCATTTTTATTGATTTAATTGATTTCTATTAATGTTTCTCAATAGGTTTTGAATACCTATCAACGCTTTTTCTATACCTTTTGCTACATCTAACATAGTTCTTTCTGTTTCAGGATTATTAATGTTAATATCCTGTGTAGTTAACTTAGTTACTGCATCTGCAAGGCTAGCTACTTGCGCATTAGTTCTTGAGTTTATATCATTGATTACTTTTAGTTCACCAATAGGAATGATATGTCTAGCATGTCCTGATTTTGATGTAACTAATTCATATTCTTCAGACCAATGAGGATTATGCTTTAGGAAGTATAATGTTCTCTTTGGATCTTCAGAGTCATAATCAATACTTACAAACTCTGTATATATATCTTCTCCCTTTTGTAACTCACTAGGGAAAAAAGATATATGCTTTTCATCCTTACCAGGTGGCCTATAAGCCATCTTAGGAATGTATAATGGATGTTTAATATTATTAGAAGTAAAATACTCTTCATGTTCATTAAACAACTCCTTTACTTTTTTCTTTCTTTCAGCTGGTGTCATATTATTTTATTTATTAAACTTGTCTTCTTGGAGCTTGAGGTGGTGTTTCCATCTCTAATATTTCCATTCTTTCAAACGCTGCTTTAAAGAATGACATACGTGCATCACCATTTCTTGCTTTAAGAAAATGTAATACTAATGTTTTATCATCATTTATCATATATCTATCAGGACCATAGTATTTAATCTTTTGTTTAGCAGGTCGGTTAATACCAATTAAAGTATCAGCATGTTGTAACATAGCATCTGAGCCAAATATATCTGACTCAAGAATATAGTTACCATACTTACCATCTACTGCTCTATCTGGATTATCTATGTTTCTGTTAAGTTGAGATAGTGCTATAAATAAACACGGATACTCACGCTTTACTTGTGTAAAGAATTCACCTAACTCAAACAACATATCTAACCTATTGTTTTGATATGGTGCACGCTTTACTAGTATAGTATGATCCAATGTTATAATAGTTTTCTGACCTTTATGTTCATTCATATACATATCAACTTGCTCACGCATTTGATTTACAGTCATAGGTGTAGATACAATATCAACAGGAAACTTAACTCTATCTTTTGCATACAAATGACATCTGTTAAATACATCTGAACTTAATGTTGATCCAGCACTACATAACTCTTTGTATGTTTTACCGGTTATAGAACTAAATTCTCTTATTGCTGAGGTTCTACCTACCATTTCAAACTGAAATTCTAATACTCTGAATTCATCTGCAGGATTTAATACAAATGATTCTCTAACTATCTGATCCTTAATTAAAGTTTTACCTGACCCTGGTCTACCGCCAATAACAGTAAGAGTATTCCACTCTAATCCATCTGTTACAGCATCATTAAACTTAGGCCATGGTGTATATATAGATTTTTCTTTACCTGATTGTCTATCAAGCATATATCTAAGTGCTTCTTCAAAAGCATTATGTTGTCCTTTCCATGCTTGTTTACTCATACTACGTTTTCACTAAAATGATTATTATCTTCTTCCTCTACTCCATCTCTAATCATATCACAATAATCAGCAAGTTGTGATTGCTTAACTTTGGATTGATCAGCTTTGGATATAAAGTATTGACTAGTCTGCATATACAGATAATCTTTTTGTGCATACTCATTAACATAACGTTTAGTAGCAGCAATAACTTCATCCCATGTGTAATCATAGTTTTGAAAGAACCATCTAAAATTATTTATCAAGGTTTTTACATTTACTCTTGCTGGTTTACCGTGTGGTAATTTACCTGCAGGAAATAACTCTCTATATTCTTCTACCATATCTACATATTCTTTACCCATTATATGGATATTAGTTTTCTTTTTAGCTTTGGTAAAATAAGAATTATATTTAGTTATAATGTCCTTACCTTTATTAGTTATAGTGACTTTCTTACCCGGTTCATACTCAACATACTTATTATCTACTAATCCTTTTATTTCTAAATGAGGATTAATAGTTTGTATGCTAGTACTATTTTCAATTGCATATAGAAGCAATAGCTGATTTGGTGTAAGTTTGTCTATCAATATTTCCTGTAGTAGTTCCCACATAATTTTTTAAATAGTTTTCAAAATGTTTATAAATGGCAACAAATTCTACATCATTGGTATCTCTAAAATTTTCTATAGTTTTTATACTGTGTATGACTGTTGCATGATTTTTATTTAAGAATCTAGCAATATTACTTTTACTGTATCCATACTTCCATGCTAGATAAGAAAATAACTGTATCCAAATAAGAACATCTCTCTTTCTTGTCTTAACATCAGATAGATTATTATATACTATAAGACTTTTATCAAACTCATGCATACACATAACAACAAAATTAGAAAGGTCTTTTAATGATACTCTTTCAGGATTATCTACTATGTTTATAGAGCTTGTTAAGCCGCCTACAGTTATGTTAACTGAATACTTATGTTTATTTTCAAAATTCTCAATGAAATTAGCCACATCTTTGGCCATTTCAGGTGATAAAATACTTGGTTCCATATCTGGTTTTTTGATTAACAAATATACAAAATTAAAACGTGTTAACCTTGTGTTTATTTAATTATATTTCATATCTTTGTACTATAAAAACATTAATTAAAATGGAAGAAATAGACAAAAAAGCAATACAAGAAATGGTAGAATTGTCAGAACAATTACCAGAAGATGTATTTGCAACAGTTCCGGATGAAGATACTGTAGATATAAAAATATCAGGTGCATTTAGTAGATCAATACAAAAAACATTAGAGTATGTTATTAATGGTGTTGATCCAGTTGAAGCAACTAGAGCTTTAGAATATCTTAAAGCTGATTATAAAGGTGAAGACTTTGACCAAAGTAAAGTCTGTGATCTTGATGTAGCTGTTTGGACACTAATGATGCTCACTAATGAGTTTAATGCACAAGCAGGGCTACAGAAGAAAACTAAAATTTATGACAGAAAGACTTTCATGGAAGCATTAACAGGTCAAGGTGATACTGCAATGCCATTAACTGATGAAGATATTGCTGCAAGAGTTATAGAAGCAAATAAAAACTCACAAGAAACACTTAAGAAAAGCAAAAAGAAGGGCAAGAAGAAATGATGTGCATGATAGTGATTAACGTACATTACAACCTACAAAATCACCAATAGCAATACAAGACTGTATAGCACCATTCAATTCATCAGTATCACAATCTGCAAATGATTTATATTTACCATCAATACTGAGTCCAGCTCTTTCTTTAACTTCTAACTTTAAAGAATCAAAGTCCATGCCAGTGTCATTAGATATTTGTCTAATCATGGCATGGATTCTTTTTTTCTGTGAATATGTTGCATCTTTACCTTGAACCTCAATAGTTATATTAACCTTTGTACCTTCTGGTAATTCATCCATTAAGTCATTATACTCATTTTCTTTAACAGATAATGCATGTTTCCATTCTCCATCTTTCTTAGTAAGTATACTTGTAAATAATGCTTTCATGTATTTATTATTATATGTGTTCCTGGTTGTTCATCACCCGGATCACTTATTATTATCTTAATAGTCATCTCTATACATATCAGGATCTGGTTCATCATTTTTTATTTCTTCTATGATGGTTTCAATTGCTGATTCATAATCAATGTCTTGATCTAATATATCCATTACATTTACTGTAATAGGGTTACCATTTTTGTCTTCAAGTGTAGTCCATACTTTTTGTATTTCTACAGTCAAGCTTGCGCCAGGATGATCCCAAGTTTGTTTTTCACCTGGGTCATATACACACTCAAATTCTAGGTCATCTATATGTGTTGTCCAATTAGGCATATCTTAATGTATTTGCGTCCACTAATACAAACTTTTGAGCACAAGATGCACAGTTTATATCAGCAGTAGAATTATATAATAGTTTTTTATCATAACAATTAGGACAAGGCATGTTCATATAAATATCTTTATCTCTTAGCTTTTCAGCATACTGTCTAAGATATTCTTTTTCACACCCCATCCATTGTTCTTCACGCATTTGCATGAATACTTCTTTCATTTTACCCATTTAATTGTTGTTTAGTTGGTTCAAAATATTTAATCTTATCTTTAGAAAAATCTGCTAATGCTTTCTTAACCCATTGTTCATCAATAGTGTTCTTATAACATAAGATATGACACATTGCTGTCTCATCAGGATTAAGTCTTAATAGTCTACCTATTCTTTGTGCTGACTTTCTTTCGTTACCATATGCATGCATAATGATACCACTACGTAAACCAGGAATAGAAACCCCTTCACTAAGCTGAAGTACACAAGAAAGCTTATCAATTGTCCCATCACTAAATAATTTTAAATTGTCATCACTGTTTTTATTTTTTGAATGATAACTATGTTCACACATTTTATCTGCTTGCTTCTGTGTGTTTGCAAAAATAATACATTTATCTTTTATGATACTCATAAGTTGTTTTGTATATTTTTCTTTAGACACATAAGTTTGCAGTGCTTTCATTCTCATTATAGATGCAAGTTGTTTAGCTCTCATAGTTGGAGAGTCATCAACATTACCAGTATGATACTCATAGTCTTTTACTTCTGATGTATACCACATACCACCATCTCTTTTCTTTTTAGGTATGTTTCTACTATTATCAAGAGGTAACATATGTACTATAATTCTATAATCATTTAATATATTACTACTAGTAGCATCATCAACTTTAAAATTATATACCATAGGACAAAATTCATCAACTAACATAGCCTTCTCACCATATACTGGAGGTGTACCGGTTAGTCCAAGTATTTTACCAGCATATCTATCAAGAAAATCCTTATGACTATACAAGAGACTATGACATTCATCTAAGTATACTATATCAAACTCATTAGGGTTCTGCTTATGTAATGACAAATAAGTTGTAAACTTAATATGATCCAATAAATGTGTTGCATTCATTTTATCACACTCATCTCTCCAAGCAGCCATAATAGTTTTCTTTGGTGCAACAACAAGATAAGAACTAAATTGATTAAAGTTCTCCATCATATGTTGCAATGCTATACGTGTTTTACCAACACCCATAGATATAGCCAGGCCACATCTATGGTGTTGATTTACAATATCTAAAGCTTTACTTTGTACTTCATCTCTTCCCATTTTCCTTCTCTTTTAAGTACCTTAAAGCTCCCATTGCATGTGATAATACTTCAATGATATGTTGTTTATCAGTCTTCATTAGTTGATGAAAGTCTAAACCTGTATACTTATCTACATTAACATACTCTCTAGCTTCTGCTATTTCTTTGTTAAGTTCTTCTTTATACCATACCATATCTGTAAATTCTTTAGCTGCATCACTTAGTCCTAAGTCCATTGTACCAAAATTTTAAAGTTACTGTTATTAAATCTGTTTTAGTTAACTTATGTAATAAACTATACATCTCTTCTGTATCATATTCTTTTAAAGGTTTATGATCTTTAAGGTTTAGTTCTGGTCTAGTTAACTGGTGTAATATTTTATGGCTAAGAATAACTTCTTCTGATATTCTATCCATTTCATGTTGTAAGCTGCTCATCTGTTATATTATTTTTTTTCATTAATTTATTCAACTTATTTTGTAACATTTTTTTTGCAGGTCTAATACCATCCCATGGATTATTACCACGCAATGAACTATCTCCTGTTGTTACATCTTTATCTCCCATACTATCTATAGTATGTTTCAGGTTTTTACAAACCTCTAAAACTTTATTCATTTTATTTATGATTTTTTATTACTAAATCCTAATTGCTCTGACTCAGTAGGATTCTCTTCTATCCAGTTATGACATGTTCTACATACTGATAACCAAGTAGTTGGGTCATTTAAATATTTACCACGACCTTTCATATGGTGTACATCAGTTGATTGTAAATTACAACCAGGTAATGATGCCTGACAGAGCGGATACTTCTCTAAGAATGTTCTTCTTAACTTATTGTAGATAGTAAGTTGAGCAGACATCTTAGAAGAAACTTTCTTTATTGGTTTTGTATTCTTTTTCAACACCGGTTTAGGTTTGATTGAGTTTACTTTACCTTTTATTCTATGCCAACATGGCTTACAATAACGGTTACCTGATTGATTCTTCCAGATGTACTGCTCAGACTTACAGCCTACACACAGTTTCTTTTTGGCTTGCATTACTTAGCTAATAAATAGTTTTTAGGTAGCAAACCTTCAGACATAAACTTGATAACTAAATCTTCATAGGTTATATCCAAATCTTTTAGTGTCATTCTATTAATAAACTTTGGGTCAACATTATTGACATCTTCATTAATAAAATGTTTAGCCAATGAACTGTGGTGAAATAATTTAAATACTTCATTAGCTTGTTTATTACATATTACTTGTTTCCAAGTATTAATTACTGATTGAGCACGTCTCCATACTCTTTTTATTCTTCTCTTTTTATCCCAGTGCATTTTTTCTAATTCATTTGATGTGTAGACATTTAAACCGTGAAGCACTCTTTTAAAAAGAAAGTGTTGTCTTTGTGACAACTGACTGTATACTATTTGTTGTGTAAGATCTTTACTGTATGTTTGATATTCACTAAGTATACCTAGGTATTTTAATTTGTTTTCTAATCTTTGTTTGTTCAGTTTTGATAACTGATCTCTTGTTATTTCCATTTTTATTATTTTAATTAATTAATACTAGATATAAAAAAGGAAAAGGGTAACCATTTCTGATTACCCTTAACCTGTAGTAGCTATATTATAGGTTAGCTAGTCCTTATAATGTGAATACATTTTCCTGTACTTCAACTTCTTCTTCAACAGTATCCTCAACAGTTAACTCATCATGCTCATCTTCATCTGGATCAGCAGGAGTTTCTAATGCTTCAGCTTCTACTTCAGCAATAGCGTCTTCTAAGTCTACTTGATTATCATCAGTTGTTTCTTCTGACTCATCCTCATTTTCTGTAACAACAGCAGCTGCAGCTAGGTCTTCTAATGTAGCAGCATTCTCAGCATTTGCTTGTCTGATTGCATCACCATTATTATGTGCAATAAAATTATCTTCTAAAGTTCCTGTTGCATCATACTTTGTTACTCTGTATATTGGTTGACCATCAATACAGCATACTATACCAGTCTTACCAGCATATTTAAGATCTCTATCTTTACCATCTAAAGATTCTTGTACAACTATATTACCAGGTAATTTTTTCATTCTCTTAATACCTGATGCAATTAATGCTTCAGTTTTACCATGGATTAGTGTACTAACAACAGTTGTGTTTAACCATCCGTTGCTGTTTATCATTGTGCGTTCTTGTTGTAATCTAATGTGTGCATACTCTGCGTTATTCTTAGATACTCTAATAGTGTTGTTCATGTCATCTTTGACAATAACAACTGGGTTTTTTTTAAAATTCATTTTGTTTAATTGGTTTTTGTAAGTATGAACTTAATTAATATTATATGTCTTCTTTCTCATGGTCATAAAAATCATCTAACTTTTCTTCATCAGTAACATTATATAGTGCATGTGGATCTTCTGGATCCTCTTTCTTTATTTTAGTTGTTTTACTGGAGAATGGTTTATACCAAGGATTATTTATTTCCATTAATTGTGAGGGACTAAGACACTCAAGGTCCCTCAATTCTTCATCAGTCATATCAAGATATGCTTCTGTAGATATTTCTATAGTGTGTCCGTTCTTTAATTGTAATAGCATCTTATTAATATTTTTATTAACAAAAATATCAATATTAACTAGATAGCAATTAAGTTTGACACACTAATTTTAAAATATATTGTAGTATTATAGCTATCTATTTTCTATAGATTCTATTACACTTATCAATTTGGTAGACTTTATAGTAGATATTGGCATGATGTCTAAGTAATCTATTGTATTATCAGTTGAAATCATTTTTAAATCTGAATCAACTTTAAAACACTTTACTTTAAAAGAGCATGCGTACTTACTATAATCACCATAAGTTGATGTATCTACTATCTGACCCAAATATAAATACTCATTATTATATTTATAACATAAGCCTTTATCATATAATACATCATGATCACCTAATTCTTTTATTCTCCAATCTTTATAAAGTTTATAGAAAATAAAATCATATTGATTATATAATTGTACTTTAGGATTCTTAATGCTTAAATGTAAAAATGTATTTATTTGAGCGTCACTCCAGGCCAACATGCTATTAGTAATAAATGATTTAACATCATCTGATAAATCTTTATTTATAACATGCTGACTGAGTAACTCTGAAATTAATTTATTATTAATTTCCATCAAACAAGTATGTATTTATGAATTTTCTCAACTTCCTCTATAATCTCATCACTTAATTCATCACTGATGTCTTTGTGAAAGATTAGTTTTTTAAGAAGTTGTAGACAACTCATAAGTTTACTATTAGATAATTGAACTTGTCCTTCTATATCCACCATAGCTTCAACTTGTTTACAAATTCTTTTTTCTAACGAGCTAATTAACCTAGGTAATTGTAACTCTTTATCACTAATGTAACCTTTAACTAACTTATCATGTAACTCAGTCATAGGTTTTATAGATGGAGGTACGTTCTCATCATCTATAAATTTAAAATCTTCTGTCATATATTTAATTCTTTAATTGGGATTATTACTGATCCGTTTTCTTTAGAAACAGAATCATACTTATTACTTGTTATTTTAAATGCTATTACTGGGAAATAAGTCTTAACATATTCTCTTATACCTTTTAGTTTGGATCTATAAGTTTTAATGTTATTTATCATCTCCCAGTTATTTTGAAATGATACACCTTTTATTGATTTAATATCAATCATATAATCTATTGAACCCCATGCAGTAAATCTTACTGAGGCATCAGCATTATCTAATTTTATATTATTAATAGAAATTACATCAATATCAGCAGGTAAATGACTATTTTTAAAATTATCTTGTAACCATTTTACTGATGAACTGCTGCCAATACTATACTCTATATCTGTATAAAACTTTTTGGTATGATATACTTGTCTTATAAAAGAGTTATATATAGAAGTTAAATACATAATTTGATTATCATCTACATACAGGTTAGTAACATTACCTTTATATAAGTTCTTATTATTTATTATTCTTTTCATAAAAATATAATTGTCATTAGTACAATAATAAACAGAACATACATAATACATATTGCAGGTATTATATATGCTCTGAATTTATGTACAAGGTGCATAAACTTATTCATGGACTTCATCATAATCTAATAACGATACAGATCTTAACCATTTTTCTACGCCTTGTTTATCAAGACCACCTACTACATCATCAGTTAATGTTGTGTCATAACAAACACCATTTTTATCCATGATGGCTATTTCATACTGATCTACATCTCCTATTGAGTATAAACCATTAATAATAGATACATAAAATCCATTATCAAAATCAACATACGCTCTTGCAATACGCTGTAACGGATACATATCTTCTTCACGAGTAACATATACTAATGTCCACTTAAGATCATCAAAGTTAAATACATTCTTATGTTCTTGTAAGCTATACTCTTCTTCATACTCTTGTCCTATATCTTTGATAGAGTATCCAAATGCTATAGGTAATGTCTTGTGATGTGCTCTTACATCTTCTGCTTTTTTTCTCATAATACTTTTGTGTGTTAAGGTTTTAATTTTTAATACTGCGGTTATACATATGCTCATCCTATAGAGAGAGAAGAGACAAATAGTATAGGATAGCATCATAAGAGTAATAGCAGACAGTTTGTGCTACTACTACTCTCATGATAGCTATGTTATTTATTATGTGCTATAATATTGCACTGGTGGGAATATGTGGAGAAATATGGGAAATAAGATGTCTCACACAGTTTTTTGCACACACAACACTTTTTTTTGTGTACAAATGTGCAAATGTCACCGTCATGACAGGTAAGTATACATGATAGTGATTACTTTACAAGAAAGAAAGCACACACGTGCTAACTTTCTACTTACTTACGCCTTTGGTAAGCTTGCCCAGTAACAGTTAGTAACAGGCTTGCCTGTCTTAACATTAATTACTGGTCTAGCGTCCACTAGTGTGCCATCCTCTTGTTCTTTAACAACAACGTCTAGTGTAAAGGTGTCACCAACTTTAGGCAAGTCTGCCGCTTTGTGTTTACTCACGTCCATTGGTACGAAGTAGTTAACACCAAAGTTTGGTAGTGCACTATAGCCTCTGGCTTTTAGTTTACCAAACTGCATAGTTGTGTCACCTTGATTAACTTTGCCGTTAAGCTTGTTATCACGGAGTTTATTAACTCTGTCCACGTCTGCTTTGCTGACTGGGTTAGAACAAAAGATTACGGCTTTCTTTGATTTAGCCACTGATTTGAAGTGTAGTTCTCTCTGAACTGTCATAGTTTTTTCCATTTTGTCTATTTGTTTTTAGGAAATTAGTAACAACCTTGCTCCCCCATTTCATAACGGGGGTACACAAGGTCCAGGAGAAAGTAGGGGAGCCGCAGTGTAGGACCCAACTAAATTGCCATGCACACAATTTTTGTAATTACTGGATGTGCCATAATGTGTAGGGGGTTTGCTAGGATTATTTTTTTTATTTTTGTATATTGTAGTATACTATATTTATTATGGCGAGAAAACTCAAAAAATTAGCAAAAGCGCAAAAGGGTTATGTTGGTGAAGTAGAAGATGGAACATTTATGTTAAATCCAGATGTAGCTTATACTTCTAGCAGAGGTGTTCCTGGTGGTAAACCGCAATATCAAGCAGTAATTTATTATGATCCTAGAGATCCAGAAGGTTACTTTTCAAGTGACCTAGAAAGAATGACTCCTGAGTTAAACGAGAGATATGGAGTTGGTAATTGGATTGCAAGACCATTACCTAATGTAGCTCTTAGTGATACTTATCAAACTATTGCTGATGAAAATGAAGCAAATTCGTATTTAAAACAAACAAGAAAAAAAAGAGAAGAGATACGAAAACAATTTGGTGACTTAGAGCTAGATTTATATAAAAGAAAAGAAGGTTTAGAGGGTTATAATGAAGCTGACTATGATCCAGAATCTAAAGAAATTATTGAATTACAAAATAAACTAAGAAGATTAGGAAAAGAAGAAGAGGAGTTAATGAAAACATTATCACCATTAACATATTCGGATCAAGACCATTTCTATAACGTTAATAAAGGAGAATTTAAATTATTAGATGACGCATTATTTGAAAGCAAAGATCATTTAAACTATATATTAAATGAAATAAAACTAGCAGAACTAGAAGAACAAGAACAACAATATATAAGTCCTGTTGATGCAACAAATAAATATTTTCAAGATATAAAAAACTTAAGCCCTACTGGTGATATTATTATAATGCAACATGGTACAAGTAAAGTTGGACCAATAATGTATGGTGAACAAGAAAGAAAACATTTTGGTTATGATCAAACACCTGGTCTTACAGATACATTTGCTGAAGTAATTAATGAAACTTTTGATGATGCTTCTGGTATTACATGTTATATGGGTGTATGCAAAAAAAGTGATGCTGGTCAAAGATTAGCTGATGAAACTAATATGAAAGTAAATGTTGCTAGTGGTAATCAATGGTCAGGTTATCAAACAAATTTTGGAGATACATTTATAGATAGATTTTTTGGTACTGGATCTGAGAGACCAGATGTTAATTACGGAGCACTATACGGATATGATACTTATGATGGATCAGGTGCAATAGCTAATAAAAATTATGGAGGTGATATAGATTATGGTATTACACCAAATGCATCAGATACATTTTCTGGATATAGTAATCAAACTGCACCTCCAGTAGAAATTATATCAGATGCTGATTATGCAGCTCAACAAAGGCAAGATTTAATAAATCAATCTGTTGCTTCAAACCAAAATCAAGGCGTTATATATAGTAAAAATCAACAGAATTTAGATAGACTTAAAAAAAGTAATTCGTTAGTAGCTCTCTATTCAGGACTTAAAGATACATATGATGCTTTAACAGATGATGGTAAGTACGGGGGATCTTTACCTAAACTTCAACCAGGGGGTAAAGCAGGTTTATTAAAATACGGTATAAATGCTCTTAAATATACACCTAAAAAAATTAGACCGGATTTACTTAAATTAATTAGAACTAATAATCCTAATTTAGATCTTAGAGGAATAAATCAAACTTTTGATTTTAATCCTCAACTTATAGGAGTTAATGAGCTAAACTTAAAAGGAATTGATTTTGGAAATCTTACAGATTATGAAAAGGCTGTAATATCAAATATAAATCAACCTGATTTTCAACCTGTAGGTAATTTTGCTGATCTTGCAAAAAATTATTCACAATTTAATGTTGATAAAAATTTTGCTATAGATGCAGCTAACATGGCTGTAGACTTAAAAGAAATAAATCCTAAGTTTTATATAGAGTTACTTACAAAAGGAAAACCTTCTTCTTTTATGAATGAGATATTTGCTGATCCTAGAATTCCTATTTTTAATGCAAGGAATCCTGTAATTGGAAATCAAGAAATAGATTGGGATAATAGACATGCTACCAAACTTAGAGATAATTTTACTAATGAGTTTGAAAAAAATCTAAGGTCATATGGTAAATATGGATTTTATGCTAGCGGTGTTCCATTACAAGGTGCTACTTCATTTCAAAGATTAACTAGCAATCCTAAAAATAGATTTAACAATTTTAGCTTTAAGACTAAACCTTATGGAGAAAATGTAAGTTATGTACAAGAACCTTCATACCAATATATAGATATAAATACTCCTGTAGCTGATTATGTTGTAAATGCTGGTTTAATGAATGTTGATCCAATTACAAATTTAGCTACTTTTAGAGGACGTGGTGAAATGGCTAATCAACATAATTTTTTATTAGGTCGTACCAATAGTCCATCATTAATTTTATCAGGTGATGAAGGATTTGCAAATACATCTGGAGGTAATACAATAAGAAAAAATATAGCAGGAATAAGTACTCCAGGTCGTGGAAAGAATGTACTTGATATAAATGCTCAAATAGCACCACTTCTAACAGAAAAATTTAGTCTAAATACTCCTTTTGAAGGAACTTTTATGAAATTTCCAAGAATTCAAACTTATAGAAGAAAAACAGATGGTAGTATGCCACGTAAAAGTTTTATAAGTGATTACCTTGGACGTGAGTTTGAACTTAGTGACTGGGATTATAAAGCATTTGTAGAAGATCCTAACATGCCTCTTCTTGAACGTAATCTAACAAGAGAAGAATTTAATTTATTAGATCCATTTAAAAAACGTCAATATTTTGATGAGCAAGGAATTTTATTTGATCCACTTGAAAGTTTATATAAAAAAGAAGGAGGAGCATTAGCAAAAGCACAAAAAGGTAAAATTGTTACAAGGTTGGCAGATAACTTTTTTAGTGGTTTTAATAATATGATTACTAAAAAACCTTTTTTACCTGTTAAGCAGTTTGATAAATTTTTATTAAAGAATTTTAATAAAGGTGAGGCAATGTTTATTGAAAACACATTAAAAAATAATCCTAGCCTTATATCTAATAACCAAATAGATTTATCTAAACTAAAAGAACAAAGTTTTTCAGATTTAGCAGTAACAAATCATGCATTTCAACCTCTATTAAATAATTTAGATGCTCGTATGATAGATGGTACACAAGGTTTTAGATCTAAATGGACCGGTATGGAAAGTTCTGATGGAGCAGATTTTGGATTATATAGATACCCAGATCTTTTACCTTCACAATTTAGTTACTTACCAGGAGGCTTTACAGAATTTAAAGGAACTAGAATTACACCTACAAATTATTCTGTTTCTATGCCAAATTTATTAAAAAAACCATATTTAGATAGTCATCATGATGGATTACATATATTAGATCCATTAGCTATGGGATGGGTAAGAGGATTTGTAGATGCTGAAAACCCAGGGTTATTTATACTTAAAGAATTACAGACAGATATAAATAAAGATCCTATGTTTGATTTTTTAAGTAATAAAAATCGTTCTGAATTATTAAAAATAAAACCTCAAGTTGAAAAAAGAAATGATAAATATTTTAGCAATTTAAATGATATAAATAATAAAATAAATAATATTCAACAAAGAAAAAATGAAATATTTGGACTAGATGAATTTGCTGATGAATATAATGCTTTAGATATACAACAACAAGAATTAGCAAGACTAGCTCAAACTGGTGAAAATCTTTACCCAACATCTAGAAGAATTATGGATAATTCTGATCTTAATTTAGAGAGTTTAATTCCAATGTCTAGAATAGGGTCTAAACCATATTACAGATTTGAAAATGAAACATTAAACTTTTTACAAAATTCAGGATTTAATAAAATTGTAATACCAAATGCTACAAGTATAAGTAATATACAAGGATGGAATGCTATGGATGGTTTAACAAAAAGTCAAAAAGGTACATTAGGTTATTATAGCAACTTACAAAAAAATCCACAATTAATAAATACAGGTAATACATATGATTTAGATAATTATAGTGGTACTATATTTGATTTACAACGTAAATCTTATAATCCATTTAAAGAGTATGGTGGACAAACTGAAGGTTATGCTTTAGATGATACACCTGATGATATAAAATATAAAACAGGTGGTCAAACATTTACTATAAAAAAAGCTCAAAAAGGAAATGCAGAAGTTACTTTTAAAGATGAATATGAACAATTTGAAAACTTTATACAAGAAGAAGAAACAAGTTGGGATTATGTAAAAAATAAAGATTCAGCAGTATTAAAACCTGATGGCAAAACATATTATAAAGTATATGAAGATGGTAAGTTTTACCCATATTATCATCAAAATTCAAATGGTACATATGAATCAGAAGCTACAATAGGTTTTGGTAGAAAAGGAGCAGATATTTTTGATACATATAAATCAGGATTATCATTAGAAGATGCTGAATTATTTAGAAAAGAAGATATAGATAACGCATTAAGAAAAACTAAAATTTTTATTGATGCTAATTATGGAGAAACTGCATATGATAATTTACCTGCTAGAACTAAATTTATGCTTGCAGATTATACATATAATCTTGGTAAATTAAGTAAATATCCAAAATTTGCTGATGCTATTATGACTAATAATATTGATAAAGCATTAGCAGAATATATTAGAAATGATGAAAAAGGTGGTTCACCATTAGCTAGAAATGAAGGATATTTAAATATGTATTTACAACCATGGATAAATAATATAAATGAAGAAGAATTAAAAAGACAAGAAGCTAATTTAAAAATGATTCAAGAATTACAAAATCAAACTGTAATTCCAGCAGATAATACTATGATTGGTACAAATCCATTTGGTGGTTTTAAAGATGGGGGTGAACTTTTTAAAGCTCAACCAGGTACAGAAGTTAATCTGGCTGAAACATATAAATATATACCATCAGAATTTCTTAATGTGCCAGAAGGAGAGTTTACATTTGATTATAAAAATAAAGATGGTAATGTAGAAACTAGAACAGGTGTTTATAATCCACAATGGTTTGAACAAGGGTTTGAAGATTCAGATGCTTATAATGCTTTAAGTGATGATGAAAAAATAACCTTTGCTAATAATCCATATATAAATAATGAAGGTGATATGGTTCATCCTCTATTGTGGAATAAAGAAACTTTAGAAAAAGAAAATAAAAAAAGATTTCTTCATGGATTATATCAAAAAATGTATACCAAACAAGATGATGGTAGTTACATTTTAAATCCAGAATATGAAACTGCGCTAGGTGATGCTAGGTATCTTACTACAACAGATGTTCCATATTCAGAAATTCTAGATGATGGGGCATTTTCTAGTACATTAGCTGCTGATCCAAATAATACAAGTTGGTATAGAGAATTAAAACCAGAGATTTTTACTGATGGTAAAACAACGACAGGATACACATGGGATAAAGATAGTCAAGAGTTTGTACGTACATCAAATATGACATATAAAGATTTGGTAAAACAGTACAAATACATTAAAAATATGCCTGGAATGGAAGGCATTTCTAAAAAAGAATATAAAAACAGATTACAACAAGGAGATATATATTGGCCTCAACTTCAAAGTCCAGCACAAGAAGCACAGTTTCAAGAGCAATATAAATCAATAATGAATCCAATTAAAAAGGAAGATGTACAATTACAAAAAGATTTTTATGATAATGCTATAAGTGGAGATTTATATAAACAAAAATTAATTAATCAAGGTTATGAGAATGTTGATGAAATTATAGACATGAGAAAAGATGCTTTAGCTAATTCTAAAGTAATGTATGATGCAGATTCTAATTCTTACAGAGATGAGGCTTATGATGATGATCCTAATTTAATTAAAAAAATTCTTGATAAAGTAACTTTTTTAAATGATCAGTATAAAGATTCAGGTATAGATTATAATTATAAAGATGTATTTTTTGCAAATCCTTATTATACAAGAATAGGTGAAGAAAGAACAGAAGCAGATCTAAATTATGACAGCAGAAAAATAAGAAATGAAGCTGAACCAAATATATTTACTGATGATCAATTTCAAGCTATAATACAATCACAATATGGTCACCTAGATGTTCCAGCATTTAGAGAGCTTAGAAATAAATTAATGAGAGGTGAAACAGGCAGTAGAGCTTATACATCAGGATCAAGACAAGGAGATGTTGTATTAGATCCAAGACAAATTCAAGGTTTAAATATAGATATGGGTTTTGAAGGAACTCCTGCTGAATTAAAATCACAATTAGAAGCAACATTAGCCCATGAGCTTGGTCATCAAATGGGTTCAAGTAAGTATATTAAAGATTTTAATTTAAATGATGCTGATTATAATTATATACAAAGTAAAATGAATGTTTCTGATGATGCAAATTCTCATGATAAATCTGTATATGAAAGAAAAGCAGATTTAGAAGCTTTAAGATATGATATGTATAAAACTATAGGATTTAATTATGGTACAGATGTTTTAACTCCTGAAATACTTGAACAATATAAACAATACATTAAAAATAATCCTAATCCTAATTTACCAACTGAAAGAATGTTTCAGTTTTTTAATGATCAAGATATTATAGATATTAATAATACTGTAGCACAAAATTATGAAATAGGTGATGATATTGGTGATCCAATGAGTGTTAAGTATGGAGGTTCATTACCAAAAGCACAAATGTATAACTCTGAAACGCCAAGCTTTGGTGAAATAGCATTAGCATTAGAAAGACAAAAAAGATTATATGAACCTTACGGTGGTTATGAGAATTTTGTTAAAATGGATGATTTTAATAGGTATCAAGGATATTTAAAAGATGGTGATATAGAATCTGCTAATCTTTTATTTCCACAATTTGCTAATATGAGTTTTGGTGATTATTATGGTCAAACTAGAGATAATTTAACTGCAGCACAAAATACACAAAATCCATATCTTCGTTCTAATCTTACAAATAAAGATGCAAATAATTTTGAGTTTACATATAAAGGTAAACCATATCATCCATATTCATATGAAGAAGTAGCTACTCCTCAATTTACAGAAGTAATGCAATTTTTAGATGAAGAAATAAAAAAATATGATGGAACTCAAGAAAATAGTAATATATTTCAAAATAGAGGAGACTTATTAAAATATATTAATGAACAATTTCCAGAAGGATCAAAAGAAAGAGCATATATAAATTATAATAAATCTGTTCAAGACGGAATTAATTCAATGGTTTCAGGTTATGATCAAAATTTACCATATGTACCAGAAGGATTTGATTTTGATAAAGATTATAATTATGAAAATATTAATATTGATTTTAATAATAATAATTTAAATAATCCTTATATAAATAATCTTAATACTCTTCCGCCAGATAATACAAGAGTAGTTACAAATCAAGTTAATTTTAATGATATACAAAAACTAAATAATAATCGTTCAAATCAAACATTTATAAGTCAAGATAATAGAACTATTGGAGAAAGACAACGGGCTGCAGAATATACAGAAGCATATAAACAACATGAAGAACGGATGAAAAAAGGTATAGCACCTAATATGATGTGGTTATATTCAACTGCACCAGCTTTTCAAGGTGCAGGTGGATATGAAAGAGCTGTAGAAGATTATAATTATAATCCAATTAATGCATGGTCACCAATAGAAATTGCAGCTAGTACAGTTTTACCTTTTAAAGGTTATAATACAGTTATGTCTACACCTTTAAATGTAGTAAAAAATATACCAGGCAGAATAAAAAATGTAATTAAAGGTACAAGAGGAAGTGTACCATCAACAACAGTTAGAGGTAGTTCTATTAATCCTGTTACAGGCAGATCTTTAACATTTGGAGATTTAGCTAATGTAGGATGGGGTACTAATGCTGCAGTAAATACATTTCCTAATGCAATTAGTAATTTTCAAGAAGGTGATATTACTTCAGGTTTAGCAAATACTGCATTTGGAACATTTGAGTTAACTGGAGTACCTAGTAGTTTACTAAGAGGTTATAAAACATTACCTAATGCTGCAAAAGTATTTGGAAGTGGAAATATAGTTCCAACAACTGCTAGTGGATTACTTAATAAATATCCTAATTTAAAATATAATGAAAATATAGGAATGTTTAATACTGTTGGTAATAATCCTAATTTAAGAACATTTACAGGTATAAACCCACAATTTAATAAATCCTATGATAATATTATAGGACCAAGTATTGGACAATTACCATTATTTAAACCACATCCATTTTATAAAGGACCTACACAATCACAATTTAGATCAATATTAAGGAACCAATAAAATAATTTTATAATCACTTGCAAGTTATATAAAAAAGTTTATAACTTTGCAACCAAAAACATTAATAAGATGAGTTTTAGTTACGAAGAATATAGCAAAATGACAGAAATGGAACAATTAAAAAATGAAGAAAAGTTCATATATCATGCATTTACTAATTCGTATTACCTTCTTATAGGAGGGAAAAAACTTGAAGATGTTGTTAATGTAGAAAAATTAGAATCATTTATATTTATGCATGATATTACAGATACTCCTACTAAGGATGATGTACAAAATCTTATAGATTATTTTGCTGAAAGAGATGATTTTGAAAAATGTATTAAACTTAGAGATAAGTATAATACAAATAAATAATTTTAAACTTTAAATATGCCAACGGCAAATAAAGCAAAGACTCCTCCAAAAGGAGCAATCAGATTTTCAATTTCACTATCTGATGAGCAAAAAAAAGCAAAAGCAGAAATTTTAAAAACACCTTATAATTTTATTGTAGGTAGAGCTGGTAGCGGTAAAACATTACTTGCAGTACAAATAGCTTTAGATCAATTTTTTAAAAGACAATACAATAAAATAATTATAACAAGACCTACTGTTTCTACTGAAGATAATGGGTTTTTACCTGGTTCTGAACGTGAAAAAATGGAACCTTGGCTAGTACCAATTAGATCTAATATGAGAAAGGTTTATAACAAACCTCAACTTTTAGATAAAATGGAAAAGGATGAAACTATAGAATTATGCTCTCTGGCGCATTTTAGAGGCCGTACATTTGATAACTCTATTGTAATAGTAGATGAGTTCCAAAACTTAACTAGAAGTCAATTAGCAATGGCTATTGGAAGACTAGGTAAAGACTCTAAAATGATTTTTTGTGGTGATTCATATCAAATAGATTTAAAAGATAAGAACTATTCAGCATATCATGATATGTCAAAACTAGTAAATTCAAAACATGTATTTAAAACTGTATTAGAAGATTCACATAGACATGATGCAATAGAAGAACTACTTGATCTTTTAAACGGTTATCACTAATAAATTAAACTTATTTTATTTAATTTTTAAAAAAATTTATAAAAGTAAACCTTTATTGTTTATTTTTTTGTATATTTGTAATGTATATTAACCATAAAAATAAAAAAATGGCAAAAGAAAAAGTTGAGCTGTCTGAAGAACAAATGGCAGCTAAAAGAGAAGAGTTAACAATCTTCTACAAAGAAAACATTGTGCATTTAAAAGCACAATTAGAGTATGAAGAATGTCTAAGAGACATAGAAAAAGCTAGAGCTGAAAGAGTTCAAGCACAAATGTTTTTAGCACAAGCAATGGGAGCTAGTACTGAAGAATCTAATGATACACCTGATGAAGTACCTGCAAAAAGAACTTTAAAAAAGGTGGCAGATGAAGTATAGTAGAGAACATATTAAAAGATCTGTAGAATCTAAAGGTTATAAATGGTTTGAAAACGGAGATTTCAATGTAAATATTGTAGGTATTAGAAATGCTGAAACAGCTGGAAAAGTTACAAATAAATTTGATGATACAATAACTATTTCTTATAAAGAAAATGGAGTTTGGAAATATTATGAATTTGATTGTACTACTGATCCAGGATCACATTACATGGATGCTCCTATAGTTAAATCAAAAGGTACTGCAATACTAAAAGAAGGGCAGTATAGAGGATCTCATAAAATTAGAAAACACCAAGGTAGATATGAAGCTTTAGGTCAATGTAAACCTGTTACTGTATATAGAGATAACAACAGAGATGATGTATATAATCTAAATACAGAAAACTTAGATACAGGTTTGTTTGGTATAAATATTCATAGAGCAACTAAATATGCTGGTAAAAAATCAACACAAGTAGATAAGTGGTCTGCTGGTTGTCAGGTTATTGCAGACAATGATGATTGGAGATTTTTCATGAAAGTCATGAGAAAAGCAAGAGATACTTGGAGTAACAGTTTCACTTATACTTTACTTAACAGCAATGATATTGTTAAAACATGGCTGTCGTAAAAAAAGTAGATAAAAGGATTAGAGTTTCTAAAGATGATATTATAAAATATCAAATAGTTACTTATTGTTTTTTAAATGATATTCAAATAAGTAAAGCTGATTTAGATTGTTTATGTGAATTAGCAAAACTTAAAACTACAGAATTAAATAAATTTTGTAAAGTAATATCTGAAAAACAAATTTTTAAAAGTGCTCAATCATGCAGAAATGCTATTCAAAAAGCAAAAAGTAAAGGCTTGATTAAAAAAGACAATAAAAAAATCCTATTATCAGAAAATATTCAGTTGCAAGTTGATGGTACTATTTTATTAGATTTTAAAATTCTTAGTGTTGAAGAATAACATAAAACCTAAAACTTATAAAACATTTTATAAGGATATTGCAAAAGAATGTGAAGTACATGAAAATTTGGTAGAGGAATTTGTTAGATTCTTTTATAACAAAGTAAGACATGAACTAGAAGAATTAAATAATACTAGAGTTCTTTTACCAAATTTAGGTACTTTTATAATAAGAAAAAATAGATTAGAAAGATCTATAAAAAGACATAAAGATATGTTAGGTAATATGGAAAAAACTACATATTCTGGATATGGTAAACATTTACCAGTAAAAGAAAAACTTATTAAAATGGAAAAAACATTAGACCGTATAAATATAGAAATAGATAATAAAAAAAATTGGAAAAATGAAACTAGGTAAATTATTAGGAGCAATAAAACATTTAGATCAAGTATATGAAGGTGTTAAAAATAATATTTGGAAAAAAGACTATGTAGAAATTATTGCAGGAGATAGATATAGCATATGTAAAGAATGTGATTATCTAGATATAAAAGGTAGTCACTGTGCTGCTTCAGGTACTCAACCTTGTTGTGCAAATTGTGGATGTAGTCTTGCTTTTAAAACAAGAGCATTATCTTCTTCATGTCCAAGTGGTAAATGGGATGCTATAATGTCAGATCAAGATGAAAAAGCATTAAATGAAATAATGAGTAAAAAGAAATAATTATGGCAGTAGTTTTTAAAGAAGATGGGCATATATATCAAAGTTTAGATGAAAATTTAGAAAAAGATAAAATAAACTGGACAAGTGTTACTTCTTTTATTGCTAAGTTTAAACCTAAGTTTGATAAAGAAGCTGTTGCAAAAAAATCTTGTAAGAATAAACGTTCAAAATGGTATGGTCTTAAACCTAAAGAAGTTATAAATATTTGGGAAAAAGAAAGTCAAAGAGCTATTGATTTAGGTAATTGGTATCATAATCAGAGAGAATCAGATATGCTTGATTTTAAGACTATAGAACGTGAAGGTGTAGAAATACCTATTATAAAACCAATAGTTGATTCTAATGGTGTTAAAATAGCCCCTAATCAAAAATTAGAACCTGGTGTTTATCCAGAACATTTTGCTTATCTAAAATCTGCATGTATTTGTGGTCAAGCAGATTTAGTAGAAATAGTTAACGGAAAAGTAAACATTACAGATTATAAAACAAATAAAGAAATAAAAGAAAAAGGTTTTGTAAACTGGGAAGGTATAACATCTAAAATGTTTAAACCTTTAACTCATCTTGATGATTGTAATTTAAATCATTATAATATACAATTAAGTTTATATATGTATATTATCCTTAAGCATAATCCAAAATTAAAACCTGGTAAATTAACAATACAACATGTATCTTTTGAAAAAGAAAAAGATGATAAAAATGGTTATCCAATAAATAAGTATGATTCTAATGGAGAACCTATTATAAAAGAAATAAAAATGTATAACCTACCATATTTAAAAGATGAAGTAAGAAGTCTAATAATGTGGATAAAAGACAACCCATTATGTTAGCTAAATTATTTGATGTACAAAACGGTAAAGTAATACCATCAGAACATTGTTATTCTTTAAAAACATTAAAAAATATTATGGATAAATATCCAGATACTTATATGCAAGTTTATTTATATATTTTTTATATGACTTGTCCTGATCCAGATATGAATCCATTTTTTAATATGCCAGAACATGAAAAAGAAGAATTAATTGTAGATGAAATAGGTTTAGAAGAATCTTCTGAAGATGAATCTATTAGAAATGCTGTTAGGTTTTGTGAAGATTTATATCAAACACCAACATATAGAGCATATAAAGGAATTAAAACAATGCTTGATAGATTAGCAAGATATATGGAAACTACATCTATTGAACACGGTAGAGATGGCAACCTAACATCATTAGTAAATACTGCTGCTAAATTTGAACAAATAAGACAATCATTTAAAGGGGCATATAATGATATGAAAGATGAACAAAAAAGTCAAGTACGTGGAGGACAAGGCTTGGCTTATGATCAAATGTAATAACCAAAAATAAAAAAAAATGCAAAAAATTATTCCATTAGGTAACAAAGTATTAATTAAGTTACATGAAAAAAAAGAAACTTATGGTAACACTGGAATTTATATTCCTGATTCAGTACAAGAAGATCCAATGACAGGAACAGTAATGTCAGTTGGTGAAGATGTAAAAACAATGAAAGAAGGAGACAATGTTAGAATAAGTGAATTTGGTACTCCAATGAGTATTGAATCAGAAGGTAAAGAATGTTTATTATTTAATCAGCAAGATATTGTTGCTAAAGTAGTTGATGTATAAGGTTATACCTACATACAAGGACAATAAATGGTCTGAAACAAAATTTGAATCAATAGAGGATTTTAGATCTTTTATTGATTCTATTTTTAAAGAACCAGGTAAATATAATTTTGATAAAACTGCATTATTATTTAATGAACAAGCAGTTAATTTTAATAAAAATGGTTTTTATTGTGATAAACCATTTAGATCTAAAGATTTTATACAATACTGGAATGACCAAAAAAATAAATGTAGAGAAGGTGTAATATATCATAGTAAAAATGATACATGGTATATTACACGTGACTATTATATGTGGTTAAACTTTTTACCTATTTTTGATAAAGAAGAAAAAAAATATGGATTTGCTAAAGTAAGAGATGCTCAGTATCATATGGCTTTATATGAAATTATGGCTGAAATTAATTATAAACATGTAGCTATTCTTAAAAAACGTCAGATTGCTTCTTCTTATTTTCATATGGCAAAAATTGTTAATCAATATTGGTTTGAAGAAGGATCAATATGTAAAATAGGTGCATCATTAAAAGATTATATTAATGATAAAGGTTCATGGAAATTTTTAGATGAATATGCAACATTTCTTAATCAACATACTGCATGGTATAGACCAAACAATCCAGATAAAGTTCTTTTATGGGAACAAAAAATTGAAGTAAGAGTTAATAACAGAAAAACTCAAAGAGGTCTTAGATCTAAAATACAAGGTGCATCTTTTGAAAAGAATGCAACAACAGGTGTAGGTGGACCTTGTACTTACTTCTTTCATGAGGAGGCTGGTATTGCACCAAAGATGGATCAAACGTATGAGTATATTAGACCAGCTATGACATCTGGTATGATAACAACTGGACAATTTATTGCTGCAGGTTCAGTGGGTGATCTTGATCAATGTGAACCATTAAAGAAAATGATAATGCAACCTGAAGCCAATGGTATTTTAGGTGTAAAAACAGATCTTATTGATGATAAAGGTACCATAGGTATTGCTGGGTTATTTATACCAGAACAATGGTCTATGCCTCCTTTTATAGATAAATATGGCAACTCTTTAATTGAGGCATCTTTAAAAGCTATTTCAACAGAAAGACAAGAATGGAAAGATGAGTTAGATCCTGAACAGTATCAATTACGTATATCTCAAAAACCTACAAACATTGGAGAAGCATTTGCATATAGAAAAGCTTCTATATTTCCTCAAAGTTTTCTTACTAAACAGTTACAAAGAATAGAACGTAAAGAATATTCTTATGAGTTTATTGAATTAGAAAGAGATGAGAAAGGAATTAAACCTATTAAATCAAATAGAGCACCTATATCTGAATTTCCTGTAAATAAAAAAAGAGAAGATAAAGGTGGTGTTCTTACTGTGTGGGAAAGACCTATAAAAAATCCAGATTTTGGAACTTATTACGCATCTATTGACCCTGTGTCAGAAGGTAAAACAACTACATCAGATTCTTTATGTAGTATTATTGTATATAAAAATCCTGTAGAAGTAACAAAAGAAACACCAGAAGGATTAGAAACTTTTATAGAAGGAGATAAAATAGTTGCAACATGGTGTGGTAGATATGATGACATAAGTAAAACACATGAACAACTAGAAAGAATTATTGAATGGTATAATGCATGGACTATTGTAGAAAATAATATATCATTATTTATTCAATATATGATTTCAAAAAGAAAACAAAAATATTTAGTACCAAAATCACAAATGGTATTTCTTAAAGATCTTGGATCTAATAGTAATGTATTTCAAGAATATGGTTGGAAAAATACAGGTACTTTATTTAAAAGTCATCTTATATCATATGCTATAGAATTTATAAGAGAATCAATAGATGAAGAACTTGATGATAATGGTGAGGTATTAAATGTAAAGTTTGGTGTAGAAAGAATACCAGATAAAATGTTAATAACAGAAATGTTACAATACTATCCAGGATTAAACGTAGATAGACTTGTATCATTTGCTGCATTAGTAGCATTTGCAAAGATGCAACAAGCAAATAGAGGGTATGTTAAACGTAAAGAGAGAGATAAATCACTAGAATCTTTGGATAATTCACAAAATTTGTATAAATTATCTATGAGACCTTTTAGTAATATAGGAAGGAAAAAAAATAATAACATACTTAAAAAAAGAAGAAATCCTTTTAAAAATATTAAGTAATGTATGATTGGGTAACTACAACAACAATAGATTGGGATTCTCCATATTCCCATATTCAATATATTTATGTATATGATTATGATGATGTGGTTTATAATTCAAATGAAGAAAACTAAATTATGAAAGTATTAAGCGCAATGCAACTAAAAAATGGTGCTAAAGCAGATGGAAGACATGCTTCAGTATCATTAACACAACCACTACAATTTTTACCTGCTAAAGAAAAAGATGATAAGTGGGCTGCGTGGAATCTAGATTGGTTAGAAAAAAGAGGTCTTGATTATCTTAGAGATAATGCAAGAAAAATATTAAAAAATTATAAACTTGCAAAAGGTATAATTGATAAAACAGATTATATTATTGAAGATGATAATGACTATACAGATCTTATTAATATATTAACTAAAGAAGATCAAACAGCATTAGAGTTAAAATTTTATCCTATAATACCTAATGTAATTAATGTTCTTGTTGGTGAGTTTTCAAAAAGATATTCTAAAGTTCAGTTTAGAGCTGTTGATGATACGTCTTATAATGAGATGTTAGAACAAAAAAGAATACAAATAGAAGAATCACTATTAACTGATGCAAGAAATCAGTTAATTATGAAAATGGTTCAACAAGGAGCTAATCCTGAATCAGAAGAGTTTCAACAAAATATTGCACCAGAAAAATTAAAAACATTACCAGAAATACAAGATTTCTTTTCTAAAGATTATAGAAGTTTAATAGAAGAATGGGCACATCATCAATTAAATGTTGATGAAGAAAGATTTAAAATGCAAGAACTTGAAGAAAGAGCATTTAAAGATATGCTTATTTGTGATAGAGAATTTTGGCATTTCCGTATGATGGAAGATGACTATGATGTAGAATTATGGAATCCAGCATTAACATTTTATCAAAAATCTCCTGACTCAAGATATATATCTGATTCTAATTTTGCAGGTAAATGTGATATGATGAGTGTAGCTGATGTTATTGATGTATATGGATATTTAATGACTGAAGATCAACTTACATCATTAGAACGTATTTATCCAGCTGCTAATGCAATTTATTTAGATAATGGTATGCAAAATGATGGTTCTTATTATGATGCTACTAGATCTCATGAATGGAATACACAAAGACCAGGTTTAGCATATAGAAAATTAGTTAGTAATAGTGACATGAATGCCAGTCAATATGGAGGTGATGTTGTACAAGCTATATTATCAGAAGGTGATGATATAATGACATGGGGTGATTATAACATGATGCGTGTTACAACATGTTATTGGAAGACACAAAGAAAAGTTGGTCATTTAACTAGAATTACAGAAGATGGTGCTTTAATGCAAGAAATAGTTGATGAAACATATAAAGTTACAGATAAACCTGTATATAATACTAAATTATTTAAACAAAAAACAAAAGAAAATTTAATTCAAGGTGAGCATATTGATTATTTTTGGATTAATGAAGTATGGGGTGGTATTAAAATTGGACCTAATGGACCTACATCATGGAGAAATGATACATCAGATGAATCTCCAATATATTTAGGTATTAATAAACAAAAGCCAGGAAGAATAGAATATCAATTCAAAGGTGATAATTCTTTATATGGATGTAAACTACCAATAGAAGGAAGAGTATTTTCTGATAGAAATACAAGATCTACATCACTTGTTGATTTAATGAAACCATATCAAATAGGTTATAATATGGTTAATAATCAAATAGCAGATATACTAGTAGATGAATTAGGTACTGTTATTATGTTTGATCAAAATGCTTTACCACGACACTCAATGGGTGAAGATTGGGGTAAGAATAATTTAGCAAAAGCTTATGTAGCAATGAAAGATTTTGGTATGATGCCATTAGATACTTCTATTACTAATACAGAAAATGCTACTAATTTTAATCATTATCAAACATTAAACTTAGAACAAACAAATAGATTGATGTCAAGAATTCAATTAGCTAATCATTTTAAAGGTCAAGCATTTGAATCAATAGGTATTAATCCTCAAAGAATGGGAACTCCAATTGCACAACAAACAGCAACAGGTGTTACTCAAGCAATGAATCAATCATATTCTCAAACAGAAATGTATTTTACACAGCATTCTGATCACTTAATGCCACGTGTACATCAAATGAGAACTGATTTATCTCAATATTATCATAGTACTAATCCTTCTGTTAGATTAAGTTATATTACTTCTGAGGCAGAAAAAGTTAATTTTCAAATTAATGGTACTAAACTTTTACTTAGAGATTTTAATGTATTTTGTACTACAAAAACAAATCATAGACAAATACTTGATCAATTAAAACAAATGGCTTTAACTAATAATACTACTGGTGCATCTATATATGATCTTGGTAATGTTATTAAAGCAACAAGTATAGCAGAAGTTACAGATGTGCTTAAAGATGCTGAGACTAAACAACAAACTCAACAACAGCAGCAAATGCAACAACAGCAACAAATGGCTGAACAACAGCAACAAGCTGCAGCACAAGAAGCTGAAGCACAAAGACAGTTCCAAGCACAACAAGATGATAAAGATAGACAAAAAGATATTACTGTTGCAGAAATTAGAGCTGCTGGTTATGGATCTATGCAAGATATAAATCAAAATCAACAGAGTGATTTCCAAGATGCAATGGAAGATATACGTAAAAGAGATGAGTATAGAGAACAAATGAACTTCAAACGTGAGCAAGCAACTACAAAAAATACTTTTGAAAAATCTAAATTACAAATTGAAAGAGAAAAACTTGCTACTCAAAGACAAATAGCTGAAAAGAATTTAGCAATTGCACGTGAAAATAAAAACAAATATGATGTAGAAAAAACTACCAAACCATCTAAAAAAGATAAGAAATAGTATACTTAGCTATATACTACAAAAAATCTTTCTTTTTTTTTAAATTTAAATGGTTTATGGTATAAAACTTTTGTATATTATATATGTAATAACCAGTAAATAATAATAAAACCATATAATTATGTCAGAAAAAATGCAAGAAACGACAACAGTAAAAGAAGTAGATGTAAACTTGGATGAGATCTTTAACGGTGCTCCAGGAGCAGATTCTGTTGTTACTCCAGAAACAAAAAAACCTAATGTATTTTCAAAACCAGAAAAAGTTGATTTATCATTTTTAGATGGTAAAGAAGAACCTAAAGCTGAAGAAATAAAAGAAGATACAAAAGAAGAAATTAAAGTTGAAGCTAAACAAGAAGAAGTTAAGACTGAAGTAAAAGAAACTACTACAGAAGAAAAAGTTTCTAAAGATGAGGTAGATGAAATACTTAATGAAGGTTTAGATTTAGCTGAAAAAGAAGATGAAAAATCTACAACATCAGGTAGAAGGAGAATGAGTGATATGACTGATGTCTTCAAAAAAATGATTGAAGATGAACAAATTATTCCTTTTGATGATGATAAAAATTTAGATGATTATACTGCAAAAGATTGGAAAGAGCTTATCCAAGCTAATATGGATGATAGAGCTAATAAAGTTAGAAAAGAAACACCAAAACAATTTTTTAATAGTTTACCACAAGAATTACAAGTTGCTGCAAAATATGTAGCTGACGGTGGCACAGATCTTAAAGGATTATTTGGTGCATTAGCTCAAGTAGAACAAGTGCGTGAACTTTCATTAGATAATGAAGATGGTCAAGCTCATATTGTTAGAGAATATTTAACAGCTACAGGATATGGAAGTGCAGAAGATATTCAAGAAGAAATAGAAATTTGGAAAGATCTTGGTAAACTTGAAAAACAAGCAAGCAAGTTTAAACCAAAATTAGATAAAATGCAAGAGCAAGTTGTAGCAAGAAAATTACAACAACAAGAACAAATGAAAGCTCAACAACAAAAAGCATCAGAAAATTATATGGCCAATGTGTATGATACACTTAAAGATGGTAAAGTAGGTGATATGAAAGTTAATAAAAAGACTCAAGCTCTTTTATATAACGGATTAGTTAATCCAGCTTACCCATCTATTAATGGCTCACAAACAAACTTATTAGGTCACTTATTAGAAAAGTATCAATTTGTAGAACCAAACTATAATTTAGTTACAGAAGCATTATGGCTTTTAGCTGATCCAAAAGGATATAAAGATCAACTTATGTCTAAAGGAACAAATAAAGCAGTTGAACAAACAGTTAGAAAATTAAAAACTGCTCAGTCAACTAAAAAACATTCTAGCGGTGGAGTAACTTCAAATGAAAAGCCAAGTTCTAACAGACGTACTCTTCCAAGAAGTTCTAATATATTTAAAAGATTTTAACATAGACAACAACAATAATTATTAATTTTAAAAAGTGAAAAAATGGCAACACCGGTTTTAAACAATGGTCTCTTTCTAAGAGACACGTCTTACCAGGCTAGTTCTCATATTGATTCATATCACTTAACACAAATGCTTGGTGATGCAGAGCCAATGGACATGGGTCCAGTGGAACTGTGGGCTATGACGCAAAAGGTAGAAATGCCTTTGTATCAAATGGCATCGTTTGGTGGTAAGAACACAATTATGGTGGACAATGCTAGAGGTGAGTACAAATGGCAAACACCTGTTTCTCAGTCTCTTCCTATGTCAATGGGCATAAGTGGATTAACTGATGGAGACGGGAAAGATGGTGAACCTTTCAAAATCAGACTTTCTAAAAGAGAGTTTGGTCATGGGGACATCATTACTTATGATAAGTACAATGGTCTTGAACTTTACATTACTGCAGATGACATTGTCCCTGTAGGAGATGGATGGGTTTATACTTGTACTTTAGTTAATAACGCTACTGGCACAGGTATTGAAACAAAATACTTTGCTGCTGGTACTAAATTCTTCAGAAAAGGTTCTGCAAGGGGTGAATACGGAGAAAGATTCTCTGATATTCAAACAGGAGCAGGATTCAGAGAATTCTACAACTTTGTTGGAGGAGCTGAAGCACACGTACATTATTCAGTTTCATCACGTGCTGATCTTATGATCAAAGGTGGTATGAATGCTGATGGTACTGTACCTGTAACTGAAATTTGGAGAAACTTTGACAAAAACCTAGATCCTTCTTTAGATTCTATTGAGTCAATTGCAGGAGCAATGGGTAAAGATTACATTAAAAAAGCATTTGATAATGGTTCTCTTTCTAGAACGTTCTTAACGTCTCTTGAAGCAGCACACCTTACTAAAATTGCTAATGACATTGAATGTTATTTAATGTGGGGTCATGGTGGTAGAGTTAGACAAGACGGTCCAGATGACATCAGACTTTCTGTTGGTCTTTGGAAGCAGTTAGATAACTCTTTCAAACGTGTATACAACAAATCTGCATTTAGCTTAGATATGTTCAAAAATGAACTATATAACTTCTATGCTGGTAAAGTAGAATTTGATGGTCCAGATCCAAAGAGACAATTAGTTGTTCAAACTGGAATTGGAGGTATGCAATTAGTAAATGAAGCTATTAGAGTTGAAGCTAATGGAACTTCAGCAGGTTTAGGTGCTGTTACAAACTTAGATAACATTGGTGCTATTACTGGATCTGGTATGGATTTAGGGTATGGATATGCATACACTAGCTTTATCATTCCTTTCTTAGCTAATGTTAAATTTGTATTGAATCCAGCATTTGATAACTTAAATACTAATGACATTGAAAATCCATTAGTAGATGGTCGTCCATTATCTTCTTACAGCTTCATCATCTTTGATGTAACTGATGAAGGAAATGACAACATCTTCTTATTAAAGCTTTCTTGGGATAATGCTCTTAAGTGGTTCTACCAAAATGGTACTATGGACTACATGGGAAGAACTCAAGGATTTGCTTCTTCAGGACACTTCAATGGTTATCGTGTAATGATGACACAAACCATGCCTTCTGTTTGGGTAAAAGACCCAACTAAGGTATTAAAGATTGTTATGAGAAACCCAGTAACTGGAGGATCATTCTAATCAATATATATTATGAAATGAGGGGGAGCCAAGTGCTCCTCCCTATTTCTTTTAAACCAAAATTAAAAACTGATTAAAACTATTAAAATGGAAAATGTAACTATTACAGAAAAAACTAACGCTGTTAAAGACAGCACAATTGCTATTAGACCATTTTTTAATCCTGATATAGAAAATATGGGATTAGAAAAATATAATATGACATTGTATGAAGGAGCTTTTCATAGTGAAAGTATTATATGTCTAGAAAGAAATGGAATACTAAGATATGTAACTGGTCTTAATGAATTTGCACCAGAAATAAAAACACTACCAGCAGATGAAAAAGCTGCAAAAGTAAAACAAATAAGAAAGCACGTTGTAGAATTAGAAAAAGAATTAGCAGCTAATGTTATTAGTGAAAATGATCCAGAATTCTGGAGTAAAGTTCAAGTAGTTAGACCTGATAACAAAGCTTTTTGGAATAAAATAACAATTAAAGTAGGTAATGATCCTGTATTTATTGATCCTAAAGTTGATCCATATGATAGAATAAAACTTTTAGCTATTGAAGCAGGTGGATTTTCTTTAGTTGCTCCAAATTTAGAAACTGCAAAAAGAATTGGTAAATATAAATTTTATTTAGATAAAGTAAAAGAAACTGCAGGAACAAGAACTAAAGATGCTAAAATTAGAAATAAAGCTCTTGGTATTTTAAGTGATTTATATGATGAAGATAAAAATAAACTTATGCATATGATAAAATTGTTTACTTATAATAGTTCTCAGTTTACTGAATCAACTCCATTAGATATATTATATGAAGAAGCAGATTCTTATATTAATGGAGATGGAAGAGAATCAGATGTTAATTTAGCAGCTAAAAACTTTATTGATGCATCTAGAATGGATATGGAAGATTTAAGAATTAACTCTATGGTTAAAGATGCTTTAGCTTTAAATATTTTAACTACAAGATCTGATGGTTATATACATCATAAAAAGACAAGTAGTAAAATAGCTACTACTAGACCTGGAGTTGTAGAATTTTTAAAGAATCCTGTTAATGATGAAATGTTAATGGATATTAAAAAACAAGTTGAATTAGTATTAGCTACATAAAAAATGAATATTACTACACTACAAATAAAATTTAGACAAAGGCTTAACAAGCTTGCAAGTAATGACTATGATAATATAGAATGTTGGCAAATTGTTGAATCTTTTAATAAAGCTCAAATTGAATGGTGTAGAAAACAACTTCATGGTACAAATGCATATAGAGAAGGAGATGAAGCATCTAAAAGACGTATTGATGATCTTCAGATCCTTCTTACTACGCAACCTGTAACTGGTTCAATACAAGATGATTATCTTCTAGGAACTAATTTTCCAAATAATTATTTAGAATTTAAAAGGGTTGACACAGACGCAACAACAGAATGCTGTAAAAAAGATCCTAGATCAATGACAGTTTATTTAGCTGAAGAAGCTAATGTTGATGTAATAATGCGTGATCCTTTAAAAAGACCTGATTTTGAATGGGGTGAAACATTTTGCACATTAGCAAATAATACAATAAGGATATACAAAAGAGAATTTGATATTGTAAATCCTAGAATAACTTTTTATAGAAAACCTAGAAATATACAAATAGCAGGTTGTTCTGATCCATATTTAAATGTAATCTCTGCAGCAGATGTAGAGCCTGAATTTAAAGATGATATAGTTGAATTAATTATTGATGAAGCTTGTACAATTGTTGCAGGTGATATTAATGATGCAAACAATTATATAAGAGGATCACAATCAGCAGAAAAAAATAATTAATTATGAAAGCAAAGAAACCTAAAACAGCAAAAGTAATGGCTAAGTCAGTATATAAAAAAGGCGGTAGCACAAAAAAGAAGAAAAAAGTTAGTAAAAAGAAAAAATATTAAGTATATTAATATAGAAGGGATAAGAGTTTAGGTTTGGGTACTTTTATCTTGGATTTAACAAACCCATTCTTTTTGTTATAAAAAAAGCCCTCTGAGTAAAGTAGGAGGCATTATAAAAATGGCGTATTTTAATCATGCTTACGTTAAAGGTATGTTAGCTACAGGTATAGAAGACCTGAAAGATCAAGCTACTACAGCCCTTGGCGCAGCAGAACTTGGTTTAGTTAATGCTGGGACCTACCAAACAGTAGTTTTCCCAACATCTGCATCAGCAGCAGCTATACCTGCTGAATTTATGTTAGTTCTTGGTAACTATAACCAAACAGACACACTTGGTAATAACCCTGCAAGAGGTGGTTATGCTGAGTCAATCAAAACAAAAGTTATTAAAAAAAATTATGTAAGAGCTCTTTGGAGTGCACCTTGTGTTACTACAGCTGCTGAATACATTGAAATTGAAATTCCTGATGGATGTTTCAAATGTGATGGATCTACAGCTGATCAAAATCAATTAAGACTTGATATTAAAGGTGATGAAGCATTACGTTTCTTAAACAGATTTTCTTATGCTGTTTTAGATTACAGAGAGTGTTGTGCAAGTGGTACTGATGTTCCTGGTGCAACTGTTGTAACTGCATGGGTAGATAGAATTAATAAAGATCCTTTATTAAATCCATTTATGACTGCTTCAGCTGTAGCTGGTGGTTCTGGTAATAACAAGTTAAAGTTAGTTATTGACTATACTGCAACTTTCTTTGACAACTGTTCTTATGATACAAGAGATCATTATGGAGTTGCTCCATTAAGAGTTTCTGCATCTCCAGTAGATGATGATGGTAATGCATGTACAAACACATGTATGACTGCTGCTGTATCTGGTGTAGCTGTTTCTAACTTTGGTGAAAAGGAAGCATTTGCAATTGCTGTTAAGAAAGAAACTACAGGAGAACAAGTTATTGAATATCTTATTCTTGATGGTAGATACAGACAAGATGGTGGTTGGAATCAAGGTAATAAAGATTCTGCTAGAATTAGAGAAATTCAACACGGAGATGAATTACTTAAATGTGGTGCTGCTTTAGTTGATAGAAGTGCATTCTACAAAGTTTATTACATACAACATACAGTGCCTAGATTTAACAATCCAACTGGAGTATTTGATAATGATCAATATTTATATAAAATATTTGTTCCTTGTTTAAGTGGAGCAGATCCTCATCCAAATATTGCAAAAATGGAACACTTAATGGGTTCTATAGCTGCTGCAAGTGGTGTAACATACACTGAGTATGCTGTATAATTAATATTTAGTTAGTATTTATTAAAAAGGGCAGGTGAAATATTCCTGCTCTTTTTTTTTTCTTTTTATTAATTAATTTTGTATATTATTAATAGATACTCTTTGTATTTAAGACTAAAATAAAATTATGGCAGCTAAACACATATTAAGCTTAGAAGTTTTACCTGTATCAAATCCTGAAGTACTCAGTATTAAAGATACTAGTACATATGCAAAAAATATAAAAATAGATTGTCCTGAATTATTAGTTACAGTTCCAGGATTTAATAGACCTGCACTTATTAAAGTAACAGAAGGATTTGATCTAACAATTAATGCTTGTGCATTAAATGTACAAACAAAAAACTGTAATAATACAAGAGTTATTATACCAGATGGATTATATATTATAAGGTATCAAGTTAGTCCTCATGACAAAGCTTATGTAGAGTATAATCATTTAAGAATCACAAACATAATGAATCAATACTATGATAAAATGTGTTTACTTGATATAACTCCTTGTGAGCCATCATATGATAGAAAAAAATTACTTGATCAATTAAGTGATATAAAAGTATATATAGATGCTGCAAAAGCTAAAGTAGAATATGCAGCTAATCCCCAGGCAGGCTTAGAGTTATTTAATTTTGCAAAAAAGAAATTAGATAAAATAACTTGTCCAACATGTTAACCAATAAACCAAATAAATATGGCAGCAAATTGTACACATTGTAAACGAGCAATAGGATGCGGATGTCAACAAACAACTGCATCTGATGGAAAAATTGTTTGCAAAACCTGTGAAAAAGCTTATGAAGCAGCATTAGAAGCAGGATTAGTTAAAAAATAAGGATGGAATCAAATTGTAATAAAAAAGATACTACTATACAAAAAATCCAGACTGAACGTGGATTTGCTGATGAGATATTTAAAAAATATAGATATGAAAGATATGGTGTAGGTACTTGTTGTGGTTCCAATCTTCCTTCTTATATAAAAGATAAATACCTTTGTGATTTTCAAGATTCTAAAGTTACACAATATGATTCTATAAAAACTGTAGTAACAAAATATGATCCTCCAGCAACTGGTGCTAAAGATGATGCTAATAGACCTGGATGGGTTGATGCAGCTTGTGGTATGGCACAAGGTGATATAGAAGTTTATTTTTATTATGATGCAACATCATTAGGTTTAACACAAGTACAAGCTGCTTATAATGCAGCTAAAGATTGGATTGAAGTAGTAAAAGCTGAAGCAAATCAACCAGGAGATCCTGATTCATGTAATGGCGGCATAAGTGCAAGTGTAAAAGATTATCATACAACAGTATTTGGAGAAAGATGGCTTGATTGGGCTACATCATCAATGACTGGTATGTTTCAAAATTCAGGAAGTTGTGGTGGTAATGCTACTATAGATGTAAATGGTGTTCCATGTGCATCAAACAGTGCTGTAACAGGAACACCTGTAAATGTTGATGCAAATCCTAACAGAAACTTTGGTACTAACGATTGTAATAGTGCTGCAGATTCAGTATTTCCATGGTCTGTAAATAATACTAATAAATTTTGGGCTATATTAAAATGGGCTCAAAGTAATGGTGTAATTATGCATAATGGTGGACCGGCAGGTGTTGATGTAACAGCATCAGTATTACCTGTAGCTCAAGGAGGTAACGGAGGAACTGATACTAGTGGTGGAGTTTTTGCTGGTGTTACTTCAATAGGTATGCCTCCTATTGCAAGCAAACAAAACTTATTAGTTGTAACATTTTTAGATGAAGCTACTTCAACCACTCATCATCAACCATATCATGGTAAAGGTGATCCAGCAACTTGGAATAATGCTACAGATGGATCAGGAACTGTAACTCCTTGTTGGGCAGCAGATCATACACAATTCATTCAAACAAGAAATATTTGGATGGCTGGAATGGCAGATAGAAAATCTGATTTTTATATGTATCCATCTGCACCATCTAATCCTGGACCAGCACATCATCCTTTACCATTACATGTATTAGGAGCTATTACATCAGGTGATAAAACTCCAGCTGATGGTACATTAACTACAGCACCATTTAATACATTAGGACCATTAACACCAATTCAAACATCTAATCCATATTTTGCTCAAGGATATGGTGCATTAGATCAACATGGATGGGGAACAAATGTATTTGAAGGAGTATTTCAAGCTGAAACTTTTCAAAATGATTTAGATGCATTTGTAGATTTAGAAAATTGTAATGACTCAGAATGTTTTCTATTTGTTGTAAAAGACCAAAATGGTAATCCTATTAGTTGTCATCCAATAACAATAAATGGTGGCGTTGTTGGAGAAACAAATGAAAATGGATTTTTAAGATGGTGTGTAAATAATGCATCAGTTAACACAAGACACATATTAGATTTATGTACATGTTTAACTACTACAGGTGGATGTAAATCTCAAAAGGTTTCTATGACCATAACAGATAAATGTAAATTTACTGCATGTGATGTAACACCTTTTCAAGCATGTGAAGAACCAGCTGAAACAACATCTTCTGGTAATTTATTAAAAGGTTGTACTGATCCTAATGCAGATAATTATAATCCAAACGCAACTGTAGATGATGGATCATGTAAGTTTTGTGAATCTTTTACTATAACAACAGGAAGTATAGGTGATGCTACAGAAAATAATGACACTCCTCCTGTATGTCAAAATGATGGTTTTATAAATATTATAGTAGCAGGAGGAACGCCACCATATACATTCCAATGGACTGGACCAAGTGGATATACAGCAACTACACAAAATATAACAGGTATATGTGGAGGTGTATATAATGTTTTTGTTACAGATAGTGCTACTAATCCATGTACAGAAGCTGCATCTTTCTTTATTGATCAACCACAATCAAGAATTTATGGTTGTATGGATGCTACTGCTTGTAATTATAATTCTTCTGCTACACATAGTGATAATTCATGTTTATTCTCTGGTTGTACTGATTCTTCTGCAACTAATTATGATCCTACTGCAACAGCAGATTGTAATTGTAATCCACCATCATCTCCTTTGTATCAAAATGATGTAGGTTGGGATAGCTGTTGTACAGCATGTGTAGATGGATGTATGGATCCAAATGCAAACAATTTTAATTCTGCTGCTACTTGTGATGATGGTTCCTGTACATATAATTATTCATGTATTCAAACAGGAAGTCCTGGATTTAATAGTTGTGATGGATATACAAATATAGGTACATTTTCAAATTCATCTCAAGCTTTAAACTTTTATACTGATCCAGCAAATGGATTTACACATTTACCAATAAATTCTATTGTGCATTCATTAACTGGTGTTGCACCTCAACCAGGACAATGTGTTGATGCAAATGGTAATATAATAAAATTTAATGGCGGAATATTCTTTACTATGAGTGATATAGCTGGTACATCATGTCCTCATGATGATTGGCCTCTTTCATGGACAGCTGCTGGTTTACTTCCAGATGCAAATAGTACTACACAAAGAACATTTATTACAGAAAGTTGGGATGATGTTTTAAATTATCTTCAAGATACACTTGCTCAAGGTCAACAGTATGTTGATTGGTCAAATAGTTTTATAACTTCATTTAATAGTTTAACATATCAAGATATAGCTACTATTCTTCAAGCATCACAAGGTACATTATACACTGGACCAGGTCAACCTGCATTACAGAATCTTCTTTATCCTGAATGTCAATATAGAAGAATTTTACCATCATCTGCTGCTGGTCCATGTACTTGTCTTGGAACAACTCAAACATGTACTTGTACTGAAATGACAGATGGTACAGGTATTTATCCAACTATACAAGATTGTCAAAATAGTCCAACAGAATGCTGTAATACAAGTATAGGACCTAAATTTGTTTGTGTACCAGGAAATATAACAAATAGTTGTAGTAATAAAACATTAGCATCACCTAATGTTATTAGCCTTACTCCTAATTTAAATGATAATTTAGCTCAAGAATGGACATCTTCAAATATTTATTGGCCTGTAGTTCCTGTAGATGGATTCTATTTTAAAATAGATAATAATGCAGGAGGTAGTTGTTTTGCATTAATAAATGAAGCGCAAGCTTATATAACAAAACTTTCAGTTGATTTTGATGATCCACAACCTGTAATACAACCACAATCATATACTATACAAACTGGTGGTGACTCATGGGCAATAGTTCAAAATGCTCTATTTAATGCTGGTTATAATGGTACTACATATCCTGATTTATCAAACGCTGATTGGAATACTGCTAAAATAATAACTGCTCAAAGTCAACCAGGAGCTTGGTCATTTAGAGCTTTTATGTCTTTATGTAATTGTACTAATGATGGTAATTGTGATTGTATTGAAGATCAAACAGGACAGTATAATGATTATGCAAGCTGTATTCAAGATTGTTGTGATAGTCAATTAACATATGGTTGTACTGATCCAAACGCAATAAACTATGATCCTAATGTTCAAATTGATGATTCTACATGTTTATACTGTGATGATTTAAATGCTCAAGGTGTACCAACACCTATTCATGATGCTACTTTTACTGATTATGTAGATCCTACACCTTCTAATGCATCAAACGGTTCAGTATTAGTTAATTTTGCTGTATCAGTAAATACAGGTACTAATTTAAATGTTTTAGTATATGATTCTCAAGCTAATCTTGTTCAAACTAATTTAATTCCTGGTGGTGCTACAAGTTATCTTATTACAGGATTACCAACAGACAATTATACAATAGTTTTAGAATGGATAAAGACTGTTGGAGGAAGTACAATAATCATGTGTTCAGAAAATTATTCAATATTTATTGGAAATCCAGGTGGAGCATTATTATGGGAATGTGTACCAAATTATGGTAATCCTACAATAGATGTAATGAGTCCTCCTTTGGCTGGATATAATATTGCAGCACAACCAAATTCAACTTTATATAATGCACAAGGTGCTTATACACAAGTAGGAGCTACACCTTATTTAACTGTTGCAGCAAGAGATTGGACAAAAAATCCTGATTCTTATGGTTTACCTTTAAGTTTAAGACAACCATGGGGTTATCAAATTGATGGTCCATTTGGCTCAGCTGATTGTGTAGATAATCTATCAGGAGGTATACAATTTGCAATTGTTAAATTTGATATATCAGATAGTAGTTTTAATACTTTATTTGAAATGACTACTACAAATAACAATACATGGAATGATTTAACAAGTTTTGTATCAGGTTTAGTTAACAATCCAGGTTTAGTAAATGCAAATTATGAAGATATTGAAATTGCACTTGCTGCTGCTGGAAATGGTGATACTATTACAGTTTCAGCACAAAAACCAATAAATTGTGGAGATTGTGAGTGTATAGAAACACATAGTGGTATATATACAACAGAAGCTGCTTGTAACTCAGCATGTTGTATATCAGGTTGTACAGATCCAGCTGCTGATAACTACAATCCAAATGCAAATTTAGAAAATGGATCATGTGTTTATTGTAGTGGATTTGATGCATTATTAAGTAATGCAGATCCTACAATTCCAACTGGAAATAGCGGAAGTTGGAATGCAGGAAATATTAATGTAAACAATGGGCAGATATTAGCATCAGGTATAGGTGGTTCTGGTCAATATGCTGTTAATGTTTATTATGAAGGTTATAATGGAAATGCAGAAGTAAATCCAATATCATTATATCCAGGATTTTATAAAGTAGTACTATTTGATATAGTTACTCAATGTACTAGAATAAAGTTTACGCAATTAGAACCATTAAGTGATAAGTGTCGTACAACTGGTACTCCATGGTATCCTACTGCAGCAAGTTCATTTAGTGCAAGTGGACAATGGAATGAGCTGACTAGTAAAATGGGTGCAGGTAATCTTTCAGTTAATCCTAATGCACATCCTAATACCAACGTTTGGCCAAGATCTTTATCTAGTATTTATGTAACAAATTTAAATCATACAGGTGGAGCAACTTATACAGTAAGACTTTATAATAATGCTACTGGTGCAAATGTTGTAACTTTACCAAATGTATCTGGTTTAGTACAAATAAATGCTTTAGTACAAGGAACATCATATACACTTGAAGTTAGTAATGGCACAGGTGCCTGTGATTTAATTGGACATGTGTTTACATTTGATGCTTTATAAATAGGGAAAATAAAAAATAATTTGTATATTATTAATGTAGAATAAAGATATGATACCAACGAATTCAAATAATCCAACTAATTGTGATCCTATATCATCTAACTGTGTAGTTTGGCAAGGACCAGATATTCCATGTGGAAATATATGTACAGGAGATACTATTAGTGATGTTGTTGCAGCATTATGTACTGAACTTCAACTACTTCAAACTTTAATAGAAAATGGTGGCGGATCATCATTTAATATTGCTAATATTAATCAATCAGAATTAATAGGAACACCTGCTACAAATTTAGAAGAGTTGATTCAATTAATGATTGATAATATTATTATCAATTCAGGTAATAGTCCAGGTCCAGGAACAGGAGGAGATTTTGATTGTGCAGAGGTAATGAAATGTGCTGTTACAACTCCAGCATGTTTTAGAGAGTTAACTGGATTTTCTAGTGGTGGTAATTTAAATGATTGGATTACAACTGTATCTCAACACCTATGTGATTTAGGAACTGTAACCTCAACACAACAATCATTAACAACTACATTAGCAGCTAGAGTATCAAATTTAGAACAACAACCTACTGGAGATCCAAATCCAAGAGTATATTCTAGTGGTGTTACTACAAAAGGTGTACTTACTCCTATAGAAACAGTTGTTCAAGCATTGGATTCTCAATTTATTACTTTAAGAAATACAACTGGTGATCCAGCAAATATTTCTACTGGTATTAATACACAACCAAAAGATTTAACAACTCCAAGAAGTACTGAAGGATATAGTGGTGTAATAAAAACAAGTCCAGCAACAAGTGGAGATGCTCAATATAATACTTGGTTAGCAATAGATGATTTAAGAAAAGCAGTAAAAGATATACAAGATAATTGTTGTGCAAACATTCAATTACAAAGAATGAATGGTATAAATAGTTTATATGCAAATGGTACTACATGTGCAACTGCATTATCAGCTGCAACAGCAAATACAGGTTGTTTAGATATTTGGAATACAACAGGGGTACAATGGGATACTACAGTTAAAGCTTATAGTAATCCATATAATCCAGGACCAAATACAGAACTTGCACATAATCAATATTATGCATTATGTGGAGGTGCTGCAATAGCAAGATATAGTAGAACATCACCGCATTGGAATAATATAACAACTAATTGTGGAGGTTAATAATTAATAAATAATAAAAAAATGGCTTGTAATAATTGTAATGATACTTCTACTGATTGTAGTAATTTAGCATGCGGATGTGCTGATACATCACAAACTATGCCGTGTACATATACTGATTGTAGAAAAGACGGTGCTGAATCTTGTGATGAAGTAACATGTGCAGCATGTGTATCATATTGTGCAGATACCTTTGAAGCTTCATTAGGAAGTACAATTTTACAAGTTGCTAAAGGAGAAAGATTAGATAGAATTTTACAAAGAATGGTTTTATTTTTGACTAATGCAACATGTGTTGCAACTGCTCCTCAATTAGTTTCTTTAGGTACAATTACAAGTAATACAATAATGGTAGAGTGGTCAGGTGTACCAAATGGCGCAACAGTAGATGTACAATTTAAACTTCCTACATCTCAAGGATGGACTACAGCTGCAACTGGACTTGGAACTTCAGTAACAGCTCATACTGTAACAAATTTAGCAGCTCAAAATGTTTATCAATTTAGAGTTCTTAATGGTTCTTGTTCATCAGTAATAGTAACTGGTGTAACATTACCTATATAATACAACAAGAAAGTGAGGGTTTTATATTGGTTTTCCTAAACTTAATTGTCTGAGGCCTGGGGTTAACACCGGGCCTCTTTTTTTATATACATACAGAAATTTTTATATATTTGCAAACAAAACTTAATAATTTATGGAATCATTTATAGACAAAATTAAAGGATCATTTAAATGGAAAAAAACATCAGACTATTGTGCTGATAAATTAGGAATAACTGTTGAAGATTATGAAGTATTAAAATCTTGGGTTAAATCTACAGAATTAATAGAAAACAGTAATTCATCATATGAGTATAATTTAGAAAAAGGTGAAGCAAAAATGGAGACAATAAGTTCTTCTGAACCAAAGTCACCTGAAGAAATAATTAAAATGTTAAACATTGATACTACTCAATGGAAACTTTCAAGTTATTGGAATAAACAAATGGGTGATCATTGGCGTGTATCTGCAATGGTTACTAAAATAAAAGATAATGAAGTTGATAATATAGCTGAATTATTAAAAGAGTTTAAGCCTAAAAAATTTAAGCCAGTAAAAAGAATTAAAACTCCAGGTAAAGTAAAAACAGCTGGAGTTTTGTCTTTACAAGATATACATTTTGGTAAAGAAGGAAATGAAACAATTGATAAATGTTTTGAAGAAACAATTATTGATTTAGTTGAAAGAGCTACAAGTGCTCATCATTTAGAAAAAATATACTACGTAGTAGGAGGGGATCTTATAAACATGGATACATGGAGTGGTAGTACTACTAGTGGTACACCATTAGATAACTGTATGACTGCTACAGAAGCTTACATGCAGGCTTTTAATGCTATACAATGGAGTATAAATTATATTAAACAATTTTGTGATACTTTACAAGTAGTATATATACCAGGTAATCATGATAGACTTTCCTCTTTTCATTTAGCACATGGTCTATCTAAATGTTTTGATGATGCAAATATTGAATGGGATGTAGTTTATCTTGAGAGAAAAGTATTTACATATGGAGATAACTTTTTTGCATTTGAACATGGTGATGTAAATACTAAAAATTCTTTAATGTTATACTCTATGGAATATCCAAGAGAATGGGGTAAGACATTATTTAGAACCTTATACACAGGACATTATCATCATAAGAAAAAAATAGAATACATAACAGCTCATGAAAATACAGGTTTTATGTTAAAAATATTACCAAGTTTATCAAGAACTGATTATTATCATTATCATAATAAATTTGTTGGATCTAGAAGATCTGGGGTACTATCTATACATAGTCCTAACAAAGGAGAAATATGTGAGTTAACATATTCTCCTGAATAACTTTTATTTATCCCTATTTTTTTGTAAATTATATACGTAAGTAGATATGATTAGTAACTTTAAGAAACCTGATTTAAGTAAACCTAGATATAGAGAAAAGGTTTTAAGTTTATTAAACTCTGAGACATTTGAAAAATTTAAAGAAAAATATCCAATGTACTCTTCAGTTAGTAATGCTAAATTAAATAAAGTTATAAAATCATTCAACGGTAAAATTTGGGATGGTGTAATTAATAATAGAAATGGTATAGAACTACCTGAGTCATTAGGTTATCTTTTTATTGGTTCTTGCCCTCCCACTAAAAAAGTTAATATAGATTATGCATTATCTAAACAATATGGTAAGGTAATACAAAATAAGAATTGGGAAACAAATGGAAACATTGGAAAAATATTTTACACTAACTACTCTCCTAAGTATAAATTTAAAACTAGAGAGTTATGGCAATTTAATGCTGTAAGACAATTTAAAAGGTCTGTAGCATCTATATATCCAAAGCAGTGGCAAAAGTATATTTCTGTTCCTAATAAGTTTAGAGTTGCTGATATGTATAAAAAAGATAAATAATTATGACAACAATAGGTGAAGCAATATCTAGAATACGTGGGCAAATAAAAGCAGGAAATCAAGATGCTTTTACAACTGATAGATATATATACAGTTTAATAAAAAAGTACGCTCAACTATTTATGCGTAGACAAGATAATGCTAACAAACTTATGAAGTTTAATAGTGTTTGGCAACAACTTAAATATGTAAAATTAATTGAAGTAGATAAAATAGAAGCTCAATGTGTTGGAATAGCAAGTGGATGTACTATAAAAAGAACTGAAAAAAAATTACCTACATTTATGCAAGGTTATTGGGGACCGTTAATTAGAACAGTAAGTTCAATAGATGGAGGTATAGAAGTACAAGCTACTCAGCCAGGAACTTATGCTTCAATGTCTAAAACAAAAACTTTTAAATATAATAATACAAAATACTTTTGGTTCTTAGATGGTTATTTGTATTTACCTAATGTTGCATGGGATGCTATAAAATTAGAAGGTGTTTTTGAAGAAGATATAGCAAAGTGGACATGTGAAACAGATGATGATTGTGTTCCTAGATATTTACAAAATCTTTATATACCTGAATTTTTGTTTTCTGAAATAGAAAATCAATTGTTGAATACTGCTTTTAATACAATGAAAGTTCCATCAGAAGATGGTAATAATAATAAAAATCCAAATAGATAATGAGCGTATCACATAAATATAGAACATTTGATGAACTTTTAGAATCAGTTAAAGTAGACTTTGCAACGTATGATCTAGAAGGAATGATAGAACCACAACAATTAATTAAAGTTGCTATAAGAGTAAACTATGATTTAGGTTTAAGAATTAATAGAACTGATAACTGCATTGTTGATATAGAAAATAATAAAGGACAACTTCCATCAAATTTTAAAACATTAAATTTTGCTGCAATTTGCGGTAAGTATAGAGTAAATACAACTCAACCATCTGGAACAACTACTGAGACACAACCAGCAACATATACTCCAGAACCTGGATATACTGCACCATGTGAAGATGGACAAACATGTAAAGATGTATGTATTGTTAAACCATGTGAAAGAGATAGCTCTAAAGATTATATGATAATTCAAAGAGTTGGACCATCTACATTTAGAGAATTTAGCACATTTATACCTTTAAGAATTACTGATACATCTAGTGCATATTGTACTACTGAGTGTCCTAACTTAGGTGTAACAGCTGTAGATTTTGCAGAACTTAAAGATGGTTTTATACTTACTAATTTTAAATCAGGTAAAGTATATTTAAGTTACCAAGCAACATTAGAAGATGATGGAGGTAATCTTTTAACTCTTGATCATCCTTATTGTAATGAATATTATGAATATGCATTAAAATCAAGAATATTAGAAAACATGATGTTTGCTGGAGAAAATGTTGCTAATCAATCTTCAATGATTGAACAAAGATTACGTGCTGCTAGAAATAATGCTTTAGGTTTTGTTAATACTCCAAACTTTGAAGAGTATAGAAAAATATGGGAAGTTAATAGAAAAGCACAGTACAATAAATATTATGATATGTTTTCAAGTTTTGCTACTAATAGAAGAAACTAAAAATGGCTAAAAAGCAGCAAAAAAATACAGGTGGGAAAAAAACTCCTAAACGTCAAAATACTGACATAGTAAATACTAATGCCTTTATTAAAGGTATGAATAAAGATACTGATAGTGGATATTTTGATAAACAAAGTTGGTATCATGCACGTAATTTAATAAATAATTCTGTTGATGGTGATTTAGGTGTAGTTGGTAATGAACCAGCAAATTTAAGATGTGCAAAGATTCCTTATACTGTTATAGGAGGTATTCATTTATATGGAGACCAGTGGGTAATATACTCAACTAATGATATATTAAGTGAAATAGGTTTATTTGACGACAGTGAATGTAAATACACTACATTAGTAAATGATGATTGTCTTAATTTTAATAAAGATAATTTAATTATAGGAGCTGCTAAAGAAAATTTTGATTGCACATGGCAAGTATATTGGGATGATGGTTTAAATCCATCCAGAACATTAAATATTGATAATATACCATATGTGCAAATAGTTGATCCAAATACACCAGCTGGATCTACATGTATAAATTATATTAATGCTGAACCATTAATGTTAGATTGTGAAAGAATTAGATTAGCTCCATTAATTGATATACCATGTATTAAATTAGAAAAAGCAGATCAAGGAGGATTATTAGAAAATGGTAGTTATCAAGTATATGCAGCATATTGTATAAATGAAAAACCTGTTACAGATTATTTAGGTATTTCAAATATACAACCAATTTGGTCAAGAGAAGATACACAAGGATCACTTACAATAGAACTTTCTAATTTAGATACTGAATTTGATCAATTACAAATTGTTGTTAGATCTAGAATAAAAGGTCAAGCTACTAATACAGTATTAGGTTTATATAGCACAGAAACAAAATCAATAAATATTGATTATATAAATGCTGAATTACCAAAAGTATTATCAAGCACATTACAAAGAAGAATTCCTACATATGAAAAATCTGAAGGAATGTTTGTTGTTAATGATTATTTAATAAGATCACAACCTACAGAACAATTTGATTTTAACTATCAACCTTTAGCTAATAATATCCAAACATACTGGACTTCTACACAATATCCTTCTAATTATTATAGAGAAGGTGGTAACAAACCTACACTATTAAGAGATGAGCAATATGCTTTTTTTATAAGATTTATATATAATACAGGAGAAAAATCAGCATCATATCATATACCTGGACGTGCTCCAACAGCTGCTGATGAATTACCTATTGGAGGTGCTGGTAATAATTTTGATAACTCACCAACATGGAGAGCAGGTAATACTGCATCTTCTCAACCTGGAAATCCTTTTGTAGCTTCATTACTTGGAACTAATACAGATGATGGTGGAACTATTATTGATGGAGGTCTAATGGGATTTTGGGAATCTACAGAAGTTTATTCACCTACTGACCCAACTAGATATGGTAATCTTTGTGGTCAACCTATAAGACATCATAAAATTCCTGATGAAACTGTTCCTGGTATAGGGACTACATTAACAGGAGCTGGTGAAACCATTCATGTTATAGGTGCTGCTTTTGATAATATAGCACCTCCTGTTGATAATGATGGTAATGTAATACCTAACATTATTGGATATGAAATATTAGTAGGTAGCCGAGCAGGTAATAGATCTATACTTGCTAAAGGTATTATGAAACACATGTTTAGGTTTAGAAGAACTCAAAATGATGGTATACGTAATGCTCAAGGATCACCAGATAATTTTGCTTCAGGAACAGGTTTAATGCCTAATTATCCTTTTAATGATTTAAGAGCAGATCCTTATTTAATTGGTAGAGATAGTAATAGTATTAGCCAATTGCCTTGGTATGCACAATTTGGAACAGCACCAGAAGAAAATTGGCACAGAGGAAATACAAATCAAGCTGATGGTTTAGAATTTAATACTGTTGATGCACGGACATTTACTTTTCATTCACCAGAATTAAATTTCTCTAGATTATATTTAAATCCAACTACAGTAAAAATTTATAAAACAGTAAGTGGAATTGTTTTAGGAAGATTTAAAAAATCAGAAGAACATCCTAGAATGAAGTTATTAAAAAATAGAGCAGCAACTGTAGCAGCATTAGTTGGTGTAGGTTATGCTTTAGCAGAAATGCGTGGTAAAAGAAATTATAAGATTGATACCATGCAATCTACGTCTATTGGTGAATTTGGTGCACATGCTTTAGGATCTGGTTCACATATGTCACCTTTTGTTGGTCCTGGTACAGGACTTGCTGCTGCAAATGTAGGTGCATCATCAGCAAGTATTTGGCTTGGAGCTGCAGCAGATGTAGGTTTTAATACTTTAGTTGATATAGGCGCTATATTTGGTGCTGGTAAAGTAGTTCGTCAAGTAGGTACACCTATTTATCAACAAGTTGAAGTTGCGTCTACAGCTGCAGCAGCTGGACATATTGGTCCAAAAAGATCTATTCAATATATGGGTAGTGATTTTTCTTCTATTCCTTCATTAATGTCTATTGCAATAGGTATTATTTCATTTTTAAATTATGTTGCAGTTGGTGGTGATAAAATTATTGATTTAATATTGAATCTTATAGGGTTTCAAAACTATGCAATGAAATATATATCTCATGGATATTATCAAAATGAAACTCCATTTTTAGGTACACAATTTAGACAATCTGTAGATAGAGCAAGATATATTAAAAGTGCTATACAATCATTTGATGGTCAAGATGTAATATACAATAACCTTAGACCTTCTACTGTTGTATTTAAAGTGGCTAATCCATGGGGAGATTCTTTACCAGGAATTAATGGAGGGCCTATTGATAACACTAAATTTACAATTGGTGCAGGAGCAAATGGATGTGCAGGTAATGGTAATAATAGTATGAGTTGGTATAATCCAGGAGAGGAAGTAGAATCAACTGCAGTTGCACATTATATGTCATTTAAAACTTTAATGGATAATCAATATGGTCAGTTAGATAGTATTATTCAACTTACTACACAAAATTGTTTTTATTTTAGAACACAACAAAATGTTGATCCTGATGGTAATATTCTTCCAATAATTTCACAAGATAGATTTAGTACTGATACAGTATATGCGGGTGATTCATATATATGTAGATATACAGAAAAATCAATTATGCCATTCTTCTTTGACTTTTTAAAAGAAGGAAGAGATGGTATACCATTTGATTATTCTAAATATGCAAATGTACCATTTCCTAGATTTTGGATGAATTCAGAAAAATTCCGTATGGATCAATTTGTAAGACCAATAACAAGTTTAAGGTTTAGATGGAATGGAACTGAAGCTTTACCTTCTGGGTATTATAATATGGATTGTCCAGAAAATGGTGGTTATTGTGCACCTCAAGGTGTTTTTCAACCAGGTACAATTGGTACAGGATTAGGTGCAAATTTTGGTGAAGGAGGAGCTGCTGGTTCAACACAACAAGATGGATCTTCTGCTGGTTCTGGTGCTATAAATCAAAATCAAACTGGTTTTACACAAAGTTCAGCTGTAGGTGGTGCAGCTTGGGATGATCCTAATGATGATTGGAATCTAGAAAACAGTATGGCAGCATATAATAATAGGTTTCAAGTTATAAATATTAGTGGTAATGGTAATGGAGGTTCAGATATACCATATAATATTAACATGGGTAGTAATAGTGAAAGATGGTCAATAATTGGAGCAGGACAAGATGTTATAACAATAACACCTGCAGCTGGTGTACTAAATCCAGTCCCTACAAATCCAGCAAATCCGCCTGGACCAGCTTTAGCTGCAGCCGTAGAAACTACACCTAATTTTAATATAACCATAGAAGATCATAGTTACAGTGTACCTTTAGATTCTCCTGGTAATGGACCTTCTATTACTAAACAATGTGGTTGTGATTTTGTTAGTTTTGTTAGAGAAGATACAGATGATAGTACATTTACTCCTAGTTTATTTAGTGATTTTGGAACAGCAACAGCAAGATTAATTTGGGATTGGTCATCTGGTACATTTATAGGTATGACAAATGTAGCAACTGGTTTTTATGCTTCTAATGACCCTACAATAACTGCAGGTGGTACAGGAAATCCAAGTGATGTTTTAACAAGTTCTGCAAATTTTACATTTCAAAGTGGACTTCTGACTAATCAAGTACAAGATGGTTTTCCATTTGTTTGTAACAATACAGCAATAATGGGTCAAGGTGCATTTCAATTTCCTAATGCTCAAGCTACTCCAGGAGGTGCTAATGATATAAGTGCTGCTAATCAAAGAAATGGTGTACAAGCTGGTGGACCAGGTGATCCTCAAGCTCTTGCTGATAATGCCGAACAAGCAGCACAAGATTCAGTATTTGTAACAGGTAATCAACCAGGAGCTGTAGGTGCTGGTGGTACTGCTACTGGGGGATTATTTGTAATTAAAACAGGATATATGTATACCCATAATTGCGGTATAAATGATTTCTGGGTTGAATCTTCAATGAATCTAGCTTATAGAGATTATGAAGATGTAGCAAGAAAACAACATTATGATGATGAAAATTTTACTGATCTTGTAGAATTATTTCATGCTAAAATTGTAAATTTAGATAATTATTATTTTTATGATAGATCAACATCAGTTGATAAATTTTGGGGTTCATCATGGGGACGTATACAACCAAGTTATTATGATCCATTAATTGCAGAAAACTGTTTTATTAAATATCCAAAAAGATTATTATACTCAGTTCCAGCTACAGGATTTAAAGATAAAGCAACGCTTTCAAATAAAAATGATGCAAAACAAGATTTTTGGAGAGTGTATCTTACAGAAAACTTTAGAGATTTTAAAGCAAAAGTTACAACAATAAAACCTATTAATGAGACAGGAGCTTTAATATTCTTTCCAACAATGTCTCCTAAAATGTTCCAAGGACAAGATAGATTACAACTATCTAATACAAAACTTACAATTGGTGATGGAGGATTATTTAGTCAAGCTTTTCAAAATATAACAAACTCTGATGTATCACACGAGTATGGATCATGTGAAAGTGCAAGAAGTGTATTAAATACTCCTTTTGGTATTTTCTTTGTATCTCAAGCACAAGGTAAGATTTTTCAATATAGACCAGGTGGTGGTTTAACACCAATATCAGATCAAGGTATGAAATGGTGGATGAATAAATTTTTACCATCTAAGCTATTAGAATACTTTCCTTTAATAGAAGATTGTCCTGAAGCAGTAGACAATCCTGTAAATGGTGCAGGTATACAAACTGTATATGATCCTAATAATGACATAGTATATTTCTGTAAAAAAGATTTTATACCATTACCGCAATTTCAAGATAATGATTGTATAGAATATATACCTTGTGAAGGTTTTGTTTATAATGCAACAAATTGTGAAGGTTTACCACAAGTACCTTCATGTCCTGAAGGATATACATTAATACAAGATCCTGTAACAGGGCAAGATGTTTGTCAATTATTATATACTGAAGAACCAATTATATTAGCTACAGAACAATTTAATTATGGTGCAGGTATTGCTATTGGTACTGACTTAGGATTTGGTAATAATGGAACAGCAAGATATGGTGTAGATTGGCCTATTGTAATTGATGATGTATTTACTGATGGAATGCCTACTAACCAAGCTGATCCAAATACATGGCATTATATAACAGATAATGGATCAAATGCATGGTGGAGAAATGCAAATCCAACTAATGGAACAAATGGTATTATTAACAGATTAATGAGAGGAGCTGCTGGTACACCAGGGGGACAATTTGCACAAGCAGAATTTCAAATTAATATTCCTACTGCTAAAACTGTACATATTTTATTAGCAGCTGATAATGCGTTTGCATTAGATTTAGATACTGGAACAGGATATACAAATTTTGTAACACCTGTTGATGCAACTATATTTGGTGCTGTAACTCAGGGTGGTGGTATATGGAATCCTCAAGCAGTTCCAGGAGGAAATTTTGCATGGTTATCAGGTGATGCAGTTGATGCATCTCAATATTCAAAAGCTTGGATATATAAATTAGATTTACCATCAGGATGTACAAAATTTAGAATGACAGGTACTAACAATGGTGCTGGTTTTGCAGGTCTTGCTGCTGCTGTTATTGATGTTAATGATTATCAAGATATACAAGATGCTACATCATGGGAATCTTTACCTAAATTATGGGATTCTGAAACTTATGATTTTATTGTTCCTGGAACTACTACTGATTTTAGATGTCCTCCAAACTTTACAATATTTACTGACGGTACAGATGGTAGTACAGAAGAGTGTCCAGTATGTAGAGAAGATATAATAATATATAATTGTGATTGTATGACAGATCCAACATCTAATATACCAGGTGTATTAATAGGAACATGTCCAGATGCATTTGGTAATGCTGGATCATCTTATTGTCAATACGAAGGATATGCTGATGTTGAAATGATTGATCAAACTTATCCTATAGAAGTATTAGATACTAATTACTTTAAAGATATATCTTGGACTATTAGTTATGATCCAAAAACTAAAGCATGGTTATCTTTCCATGATTGGCATCCTAAGTTAGCATTTAATAGTATAAGACATTTCTTAACTACTAATACTGAAATGACAGAAGTTCCTCAATGTCCAGATGGATATACATGGAATGGTACAAGATGTTGTTTATCATTACATCATGAAGAGTTAGCAGAAGTTAATGTAACTGAATTTTTATCTACAGTTGAAAGTACACCAGCAACTGTACAAGCATTTTCTGAAACAATGGATATTGTTATTGTAATAGATTTTTCAACATCTATGAGAAACAATGGTGGAATTGGAGCAGCAATGCAATTTGTATCAACATTTGTAAGCGGTATGGCTCCAGGTATGTTAGGAGGTCCATATGCAGGTCAAGTAAGAATAGGACATGGTAGATGGGGTAGTGGTTCTGCATCTGCGTCTCCTCCAGGAGATCCTGCACAAATAGTAGGTTTAACTGATGATCCAGCTATAGCTGGTGGAAGTCTTACTGCTACTAATACTCCAATAGGTCAAACACAATATTGGCCACAAAGTGGAACAACCTTTAATGATGGTATAGATCTTGCTAATACTATGCTTACAGGAAGTACAGCTCAACAAAAAATTGTTATATTTGTTACTGATGCAGGTAGTGCTCCAAATAATCCAACAAATTTAGCAAATGCTACACAATTAATAGCATTATTTGTTGATAATGCAACTAGTGCAAATAATTGTAGTACTACTACTGGTTATGGTGATGATCTTGGACCTTTAATTACAGATACAGGTTTACCATCAAATCCGGCATATGATGTTGTAAGATGCGCAAATGTTGGAACTCTTCCAAGAAACGTATATCATATAGGGTCAGGTATTGATCCTGGTGAAGAAGGACATGCAGCTTCAGTTGCACAAGATTTAGTTCAATCTTTTACACAATGTACATGTACACAAGGAATAATTGATACAAGTCCTCTTAATCCTCCATGTTTACCTTTACCATCACCTCCACCACAATGTATAACTTGTTCTTGTCCTCCAGGATTTACTTTAATTGGTACTTGTGATAATTCACAAAATCCACCAATATGTAGAAAAATGGATTGTGAATGTACAAGTCCTTTATTTAATCCAGATGAAGACTTAACAATAAGTGGAGAATGTGATGATATTGTACAATATTTTAATCCATTAACTGGAACAGGTAATCCAACTTATGTAAATACTAATCCTTTATTTTGTATATATGATTATGAAGATTGTGTACCTGCTAATTATGAATTAGGATTCTTTTGGAAACATAATATTAGAACTGATTTATTTAATAATTATTATGATAAAAATTATCCTTGGGAAGTAGATATAATTGAAACTACTGGTCAGCAAGTTACTACATTAAGAAGTATAGAATATCAAATGGAAGCTTATTTATATCAAAATGAAGGTAAAGATAGATTCCATGATTTAGATTATAATTTTGATGAAGCTGTTATTTATAATTCAGAACAAGTATCAGGATTATTAGAATTAGAATTAGAACCAAAAAATAATGTTCAATTGTCAATGTTATATCCTATTGTTGGACCTAACAGTATAAGAACATTGTTTAGTAAAGTTGAACAAAAATATAGATTTAATCAATTTTTTGATATTACTGCTGACAGAGGAGAGTTTACAGCAGCAACTAATACAATTTGGGAAACAGATTGGGATGGATATGTTAGAACATTAAACCCAGCTAATTTAAATTATAATAAAGCACAACATCAAAGAAAGAAATTTAGACATTACTTTAATCATGTGCTATTAAGAAAATCAGATGAAGCTGCTACAACTAGAAAGATGTTATTAAAATTAGAGAATACTAAATTAAATGTATCATTTAGATAATGAAATATAGCAAGGACGGATATAAAAGAAATAGCAAGGATAAGAATAATCCTTATAATATAATACCATCAGGTAATATAACTATGGAGGATGTAGATTTTCCTGTACTTGGTATGGATAACTTAGGTAATAGTAAAGTTATGATGCCAGGTGCTAATTATACATTTCCTGGCAATTCTGTTTTTGAAATACCAATGTTTTCTAATGGTGGACCTAAAAAAAATAAATATGGTCTTACATATAATCTTTTAAAAAGTTATATTGATAGAGGAAAATTAAATTATGGTCTTATAAAACAACATCCTAGATTACTTATTCCTAGTACTATAAGAAATCAATATGATTTATATAAGTATATGAATACTGCAGATATGCGTGGTATTACTGGTAGAAATCTTATAGACAATGTTACAATACCTATTCAAAAAGGCAGTAGTTTAATTCAGCATAGAGGTTTAAAAAATTCTTCTGAAATAGATGAATCTATGGAAAAGATATTAGCAGATTATACAATTAATTCTGCTCCTTTTAAATTTAGTTCATTTGATGGAAAATCAGGATATGTGCCTCAAGGTGGTTTTCCAATGGTAAATACAGGAGATACTAGACCTTTTTTTATACAAGATGATTCATATGCAAAACTATTAGATGACTATTTAAAAAATAATAATATTAGTTGGAAAAGTTTAGATAGAGATAAACCTATAGAATTAAATAGAGCATTTGGAACATTTGATGTTACAAGTTCTTCTGGCGGAAGTTTACAAGATTATATAGATAGATTAAAATCAGGAGAAGTTTTTAGTTTAGGAGATATAACATCTTGGTCAATTGGTAAACCTTTACCACAATTTGGTAGTCAGAGATTTTTAATTAAAAATTTTCCAACTAATAGAAATGCGTTTGTAAATAGACCTGATTTAAATAAATTTTTAACTAGAAATCAAAAACAATCATTTGTTGAAACAGAATTATTATTACCAAGTGATACAAAATTTAAAGTAACTAATTTAATTAAAAAGTCACCAAGACAGCCTCTTGAATATAAAAAAGATAGCAAAGGTTTAATTTATGATCCAGTACCACAATGGGGAACAGATATTGAATTAGAAGTACAAAAAAAAGGTGGTGAAAAAAAATCTAAATATGTTAAATCTCCTTTTACAAAAGGAAAATTATCTTTAGCAAATACAGATGGTTTAATAAATAAAATGATTAATCAGGGTATTTTTAAATCTGAATTTGCAATGGGAGGACAGTTAAAATTAAATAATGGATATACAGTAAAAAAACATTTTGATAAATTAAAAGACATACCTTATATATCATATACAAAACAACCTGATATAGAAGGAAGAGTATACTATGATTCAGATAGCACAGATGTTTTAGATGATTTTAACATTATAGATGTTGAATCAAATTTAATTAAAAAACAAAGAAAACATAAAAGAACTAAAGATATAATATTAAAATATAAAAACGGAAATAATCTTACACAAACAGAAAAAGCACATTTAAACTCATTAGGGTTATTGTAGTAAAATTAGTTAAATTGCTTTATTTTTAGTATATTATTAATGTAGAATGGTGTCCATATAACAATTATGAAAAGAAATAAAAAAAATAATCAAAAACAAACTTTTGACGTTTATCCAATGTTATCTGATTATCAATATGTTACAGGTATACCTATGATGCAAAATGGATCTGAATTTTTTAGCTATGATGACTACATGACTGATTTAGTATTGGCAAATACTGGTACAGAAACACCTACACCTTTTATTCCTAAATATAACATAGATAATAATTATACTCAAACAGGTGATATAGAATATGGTATACCAAAGTCAATAAGTACAGCTAATCCATTATTAAATCTTGCTAGTAGTTTAACTAAATTTAAAAATCTTGGTACAGATTTTAAAAATGCACTTGGAAATATAAATCCTAGAACAGGTTTACCTTTTAAAAAATCTGACTTTGCAAGAACTACACTTACTAATACAACAGATGAAAATGTAATATTAGATGGAGAGGGTTTTAAAAATTTATATGATAAATCAGGAAATATAAATCAAGATGCAAATACTGCTGAAAATTTGTTTATGACTCAAGATGAAGCTAAACAAAAATACTTTAATACATTAGCAAAACAACATTCAGAAACATATCTTGATAATGATGGAAATTCATTATTAAGTAAACAAGTAATGAATGATGATGGAACTATTTCTTATGCTGATATTACAAAACCTAATCCTAACTATGATCCTTCAAAACCAGAAGGACCTGGTAATGAAAAAACTATAACAGTCCCTTTTACAGATGCTGATAAAACTGCAGGTGATATAGCACAAGAAAATGTAAAAGATATTAATGTACAAAGTTTGTTATATAACGATGACTTAACTGAAGTTACTAAATTATCAAGAGTAACAAATACAGGTGAAAAAGAAATAGCAGATTATGATGCAGATAAAATAGCAACAGAAGGAACATATAATTTTAATGTGCAAGAAAATATTGGTCAAGATCCAATTGATGATAGATATTTAATGGCTGGAGGAAGTTTTCCAAGAAATAATCTTTCTGCTTTTGTATATGGAGGAGAAGAAATACCTGAAGCACAGTTTGGAAAAAGTAATTTTAGAAACTATACATTAAGAGATCCTAATTTTACTATAGGAACTAAAACTATAGCTCCAATAAACAGAATAACAAGAAACTTACCATTTGGTGCTGTTGATAAAGGTGTTCAACAAGGATACGGATTTAATGCTAATATACCTCTTGTTTCAAGTCAATTACTTAAAACACCAACTTCACAATTAGTTGGTAATATAAATATAGGCACAAATGCATATAGAACACCAGGTAGTGAAAGATATGCTACAAAATATGTAGATTCAGATATGGACATTATGATGGAAAATGCACCTTTACATTTACAAAATGTACAATCTGCATATGGTGCATATCAAGATTATTCTGCTCCTTATATGACTAATGTAGGTCAACGTATTGGTATTGGTGGTGATTATACTTATTCACCAAGAGGGCTTGGTAGAGATCTTGCTATTGATTTAGGTGCTGATCTTGGATTAAATTATAGTAGAGGTGAGCTTGGCTCTGACTTTGCATATGTAGATAAATTTGAAAATTTTCATGGTTTAGAAAATGATGCAGCTATAAATATTTTTGACTCAGTAACACCTGAAATTGAAGGTAATTTATTTGGAGTTGATGCAGGAGCATACGCAGGTTTAAGAAATCAAAATACAGGACTTTCAGGAGGTATATATGGTAATTATGGTACAATGAGAACAATAAATCCAGGTATGCGTTTAGGTTTTAAAGGTAATATACCATTAATTAGAGGAAAGGGTAATATGCGTGGATTTAATATTTCAGCTAGTCCAGATATAAGTTATGATTTTCAATCAAACACACCTAGATATGGTTTTGGAATTAGTGCAGGATTTGAAGATGGAGGAGAAAATTTACAAAAATATCAAGGTGATGTAGGTCCAAGTGAAACAAATAAAGAGACATATATATTTAATGGTCAACAAGTTACTGAAGAAGAGTTTAATAGATTATCTAAAGAAAGTCAAAATGATTTTAATGAATTTAGAAATAATACTAATTCTGAAAGACAAAATTTTATGAACCAAACACCATTTACCTCTTCACAAAATAATGAAGGGGTTGGTTCAGGCCCTACTAATCCAGGTGCTACAACTTCTGGACAATCAGTAAATCCTGTTGTAACTGCTCCTTCTATGAATGAAATTGCTGGTGGTACTCCATTAGATTTAGATTTACCAACTCCAGATTATATGAATCCTCTTGGAATGAATCAAGAAATACCAACTAATCCTAATCAAGTTGATACATATGAAGTAAGTACTGAAGGTACACCTGTTGATAATACTGATATACCAGTTGTAGAACCAGAAGGACCAGCTGCTCCTGTAGAAATGAGTTTTAGTCAACCTGATCTTACTGATGAGCAAAAGGCTAATATGACTGAAGCAGAAATAAAAGCTTATGAAAGAAAACAAAAATTAGATTCAGCATATAATGAAGGTAATGCATTTATGAATACAGGTTTTGTAGGAACAGCTAAAAGAGTATTTGGAGAAGCTGCTAAAGCTGCTACAATGGGTGCAGATTCAATAAATTATTTTGCAGGCTATGGTGACATGTTAAAAAATGAATTAGAAACAGATAATGAACAAGATGAAATAGGTGATTTTGTTAATCCTATTGAAGCTAGTAGAGGTGATAAAGGTGATTATGGTGTAAACTCAGGAGCGTATAGAGTTAATAGTTTAGGTTATGGTGATGGACCTAGAGGTCAAATTGCACAAATGGGTACAGAAACAAATGGTATGCCTAAGCCAGATTATAGTTCGTTACAACAATTTTTAAATCAAACTATAGTTTCTTATGATCCTAAATTTTTAATGATGCAGGCAAAAAATGGTGAAGAGATTATAGATGCAGACATGGAACTAATTAAACAACTAATGGCAGCGGGGGCTGACTTTGAAATAATGTAGTTATGAAAATTAAACTTAAAAATATCCCGGAAGGGTTTGAATTAAAAAATAACAGGCTTGTAAAAAAAATGGCGGCTGGTGGTACTGTAGGTAGCACTTTACAACCTGTACCACGTGATGAAGCTAATGTTGAAGCAGAAAAAAATGAAACTGTTTTAACTGATGCTGATCAAGATGGTTTTTATGAATTATATAATATAGGAGGTAAAAGACATTCACAAGGTGGAACACCTTTAAATTTACCAGAACAATCTTTTATTTTTTCTGATACAAGAAAAATGAAATTTACAAAAGAAGAACTAAAAGAACTTGGTGTATCATCATCAAAGAGACTTACCCCTGCTGCAGTCTCTAAAAAATTTCCTATTAATAAATATATGGAAGTTCTTAAAGATCCTAGCTCAGACGATATTGCAATTCAAAGTGCTGAGGCTATGATAAAAAAGAATAAAATAAAACTTTCTCAAATTGCTTTTATGCAAGAAAAGAAAAAAGATTTTGAAGAAGGTTTACCATTAGCTGCATACCCATATCTATTAGAGAATGGTATAGATCCAAAAGAGTTTGAAATGAAGATTGAACAAGCAAAACAATCTGAACAACAAATGGCTCAAGGTATGCAAGAAGGAATGCCACCACAAGGACAACCATCACCTCAAGAAATGGAACAAATGGCTATGGCTATGCAGCAGCAAGGTCAAGGTATGCCTCCTCAAGGTATGATGCCACCTGCTCCACAAGGCATGATGCCACCACAAGAAATGATGCCACCAATGCCTCAAATGGGTATGGCTATGGGTGGTATGGAATTACGTAATTTTATATATGGTAAAGAAGGTAAAGAAATACCTACTAATAAAGGATTTCAAGCATTACCACCAGCAGCACAAAAAAATATTATTGACAATATGCAAAAGGGTGGTCAACCATCAATTATACCAGCAGAAATGATGGAGCAGTATAATGCATGGAGAACACAAAATAGATTAAAAGACATACCTGAAATACAGATGATGTTTTTAAATACTATGGAAACTGGAGCGCCTATAATGCCTGGTCATTCTGATATGTTTAAGTCTACACCAAATACTACAAATAAAATGGCTGTAGGAACATTACCTGGTTGGAAAGAAACATTAAAAGGTTTTATTCCTGATGATTATGATTATGTAGTAGATGATCCAATGCAAGGAATGAAAGATTTTATAAATTATATAAGTCCATTTGAAGAAGGTGGATCATATAGTGGACCAAAAGGAGAAGCAGCTTATTTAGCTAGAAAAGATGCTGCTATAAAAAAGGCTATGGATAAAGAACAAGATGGTGGAGATCCAAATGCAATGAGTCCTGCTGATCAACAAATGCAAGCATTAATTAATGCACAACAACAGTTAGCTCAACAAAGACAAATGATCATGATGGCTTATCAGGAAAATCCTGAGCAGTTCTCTAGTCCAGAAGCTCAATCAGGATTAGAAGAAAGACTTATGATTTTAGATCAAAATCTTGCACAAGTTCAAGCACAATTACAAAAATTATCAGAACAAGAGTTTCTTGCAGAAACAACTATTCCTCTGTCAGAATTTGTAGGAGAAACTAATATTGCTGCAAAACAAAATATGGGTTATGATTTTTATAATCCTCAATTAATGATGGCTAGAGAAGGAAAAGAGTTACCAGCTTATCAAGAAGGCAATGGTGAGAATTCTTTTCTTTATGAAGGCACCGATGATATGGGTTATCCAATATCATTAAATCCTTATTTTAGAACATCTCCAACTGGTCAATATATAAATGGTGAAGAAAATCCTAATTATGATGCAGAATTTGAAAATAAAGTAGATGCAGGTATAGGTGCTCATGAAGGTTATTATAATATTATGAATCAAGATAACTTTAAAGGAGTTAGAGATGCATGGATAAAAGCATATAAAGATTTAGATGATCCTGCTAAAATAACAGGTAAGTCTGATAAAGAATTATATAAAGCATTTAATGATATGAATATATTGTTTAATGCAGCATTTTCATCTGGTGTAAGTTTTAAAGATGGTGATATTACAGCACAATTAAAAAGAAATGCTGAAAAATTAGGAATGCCTGTTCCTGATGAAGAATCAATTAAAATGTATCAAGGTATGTATAATGCTTTAGCTACTTTAAAAGAAACAGGTACTGATGAACAAAAAGAATTACTTCAACAAGTTAATATAAATTATAGTACTAATACTGGAGGTGCTTATGAAATTGTACCAAATAGTGGTAGATTTGTTTCTAAAATTGATGGTAAAATTGGTGATAACACAAGTCAACAGTTTGTTTCTGTAACTGATAAACAAGATAATATAGATATAGACTTTGAATGTGATGAAGAAACTAAAAGGCTTAAAATGCAAGAATGCATGGAGCAAGGTAAAGGTTTTAATGTAAAAGCTTGTGACTGTGAAGAAGAACCAGAAGATACACCTACAGGTGACATCCCACCATATTTAACATTTCCAGGAGATGATTTAAAAGTAGGAGCTTTAGCAGCACTTACAATGCAAAGGGATAAAAAGTATGGAAGAAAGCGTAACTATGATCCAATTATGAGAGATCCTGGTTATGTAGATGATAGAGCTGCAGTAGCTGCACAAACAGCTTTGGCTAATCAAGCTATGGCTGTTTCAAGAGATCCTTCACAGGTTCAAGGTGCAGCACAAGATCAAATAGATAAAATTCAAGCTAATAGATATGCTACTAATACTAAAATATTTGATAATACTCAAGCTTATAATGTAGCAGAAATAAATAAATCTAGAGAGTTAAATGATAAATATATGTCTGATTATGTAGACATGGTGAATCTTGTAGATCAAAATTATGACAATGTTAAAGGTCAAGATATGATGAATCTTGTTGATGCTGAAGTAACTAGAATGGATAACGCTGATAAATTATATGAACTTAATTTAAGAAATCCAAATTATTACTTTGATCCTCAGCAACATAGAACTATATTTCAAAATCCTGAAGCATTAGAAGCATTTAGAGGTAATCCTAATACACAACCTATAACAGTAGAAGACGCAATTGCATCTTGTAAAAAATCAGGAGTACCAGAAAGTCAAATAATGCAATGTGTTAAAGTAAAAATGGAATCTGTAAATAATCCAGGAGGTGTTGATTACACAAGAAATGAAATAGCAAATAATAATATAGATGCAAATAATCAAAATGATGATAATACAACAACTGGTAGATATGGAGGATCATTTAAATATGGAGGAGCAGTTAGAGAACAAGATTTAATAAACAGTAGAATTAAATTAAGAAATTGGATAATGGGTAATGAATAAACTTTAAGAGTTTAATTTAATACTTATTAAAACTTATAAAATTTTAGTATTTTTGTAATATGGCAACTTACTTACCAAATGTAAAAGATTATGTACCTGAATTGAAGGCATATACGCCTGATTTTAAATTTTTGTCTGATGCATTAGATCAAAGACAAGACAGGTATAATAAAACAACCAAGCAATTAAACAATTTGTATGGTGATGTTGTATATGCTGATTTATCTAGAGAAGATAATCAAGCACTTAGAGATAGTTATGCAAAAAAACTTGCTCCTAAAATACAACAAATATCAGGGTTAGACTTTTCTTTGGCACAAAATGTACAAGCTGCAAAAGGTTTATTTAAACCATTCTATGAAGATGAAAAACTTGTAAGAGATATTGTTTATACAAAGACTTATAAAGATCAAATGGGTTTAGCTAACTCATATAAAAATGCTGCTAGTGATGAACAACGTAAAAGATATTGGGATGATGGAGTCCAATATATGAATTATATGATGGATGATTTTCAAAATAAATCAAGATCAGAATCTATGAGTGTTCCATTACCACAATATTTTGAAAACCCTAATCTGTATGAAAAAGCTATGGAAGTTTTAAATACAGGTGGACCAGATGGTAAAGGTTTTAAATCAACTCAAACATATGTTGATCAAACGGGTCAGTTTATTGTTACACAAGAAAATGGTATAGCATTATTAAGTAAACCTACAGGAAAACAAATAGCAAACCCTAATTTTGATCCTAATAAAAAAGTATCTACATCTAATCCTAAGATGATTGAAGAGATGTATAACCCTGCTGCTAATCTTATAAATGAAACTATAACTGATGATCCTACTATAGTTCAAGGTTATCAAATAAAAGCATATAATAATGCAAGAAAATTTTATGAAGAAGAAGCTAAAAAATCTGGATTACCTGTAGATCAGTTTAAAAAACAATGGGTACAAATGCAATTAGGTCAATTTGATGCTGAAAGTAAACAAACTTTAGAAAAAGAAAATGTTGAACTTAATAATACTAGATCTGAATTAGCAAGTTGGGATTCTTATGTTAAAGAAGCTCCACTTATTGAAGGTTCAGAAGAATATCAAAAATGGTTTTATGCTATGACAAAAGGTGAAACTATTGAACAAGGTATTAATAAACTTGAACAAAAAAGAAATAATATATTAAATGGTGTTGATTCAGAAGATTTAGATGCACTTTTAAATAGAGGTTATGCAGCATATATTGCAAATACATTAGGTAAAGATATTTTTACAGCAGCTAGAGACTATGCTGATCTTACATCACAACATTCATTTGAAGAAAGTAAAATTTATTTAGAAAAACTTAGAGCAAGAAATAATAAAGATCTTGAACTATTTAAAAGAAGATTAGATTTAGAAGAACAAATTAAAAAAGATTTAGAAGAAATAGAAAGAAATAGCATTAGACCCAATGCTATACCAGGTGATTCAAGAGAAAATATTACATCTAGAGGAAATCAAATAGAAAGAAATGAAGCTGGTGAATTAAAAGTTCACAAAGAAATAAATACAAGAAAAATACAAACATTAGCTACTTTTTATAGAGTTATGGCTGATGATTTAAATACTCAAACTAATTTAGATAATATGGCTGGGTATTTACTTACAGATGCTAACAGAGGGACAGGTGAAGTTAAATCTTCCGGTATATTCTTGCCTAATCAAGCAGGTACAGCTTTACAATTTTATCAATGGGATGAAGCAGTTCAAGCTTTAAATAATAATCCACAAATTTTAGATTATCATTTTAATAAAATAAAACAAATACAAAATGATCCAGATTTAGCTGCATCATATAAAAAAGAAATAAATAACAATGTTAGATCAACAGTAGGAGTTTTAATTGATGATATTGATTTAAGAAATGAAAAATTAACTGTTATAAAAGATCTAGAAAGTAAAGTATATAAAAATGTTTTATCAACTATACCTGTTGACGATCTTAGAACAGGTTTAGGTCAAGAAAATTTATCTGATTGGAATATAATGTTATTTGATGAGAATGGTTATATGATACCTACAGAAACATTATATAAAAATAAAGTTCAAGAAATAGTAACTAATATACAAAATTTAGCTCCTAAATCATTACCAAGTGATGCAGAAATTTATGATCAAATTTTTGATCCAAAAACTAATAATATTATTACAATAGATCAAGGTATACCAGGAGCTTTATTAACTACTAAAGAAGCACAAGATGCAATGAAATCATTACCAAATGATCCAAGTAGATTTAATCCACAAATGATAATGAAAGTTATGGGACAAGCTGTAAGAGCTAAAATGCTTAAAGATATAGCTAAAACAGTTAATCAAGATCCTGGTACATTTCTTGTAAGATATTATCAACCAACTAGTGATGGTACATTTAAATTTGGTTATGGTGCTACTGAAGATTTTGCACCATCATATGATACAGATGAGAGTAGATCTGCTTCTGATCCAAATACATATCCTATGCAAATTGCAAATGAAGTTTTAGAGTATGGTAGTTTTAAACAAATTATAGATAAAGTTAAAAATCAAATGGCTGTTGAAATGGATAAAGAAACAGCTATTCCTTTTGAAACTACATTTGATTTTGATTCTTTTTATTATGGTAATCAAACAGATGGTGATATGTCTATAGCACCTATTATACCTTTTAGATATGATGCTGGTACTAAAGATAAGTATGTAAATCAACAATTAGATTTATTTTTCTCTGCAATAGATAATATGCCAGATAATCAAGTATTTATGACTGAAGGAGATGCTGGTGCAGCATTTAGCATGAAAATTAGTGAAAATGATAGAAGAACTGCTGAATTAGTTTTAAATGAAATTAGAGCTGATAGAAACTGGAAACCAGGTGGAGGTGCTGAAACCAAAGGTACTCCTGGATATAGAATAGAATATAGTGGTTATGGTGGTGGAGAATCAGCAGATGGCAAGTATGCAATGTATAAATTTATATTAGATGGTGATTATGCTAAAAGAATTGCTAGCAATATAGATGTTAATTTTGGTGATGGTGATATAAAAATAAAAGATCAAACTATTACAGTATTTTTAAATAAAGAATTATTTAGTAATCCTTTAGATCCAGATAGACAAAATTTTTCTATGATTAAAAGTTTAATAAATGATCCAGTAAATCAAGGAACAGCTACATTAGATGTACCTAATGGAGGTCAAATTAAATTTGAAATGCAGAATGGTGTTGTATATCAAAAATATGCAACATATAGTTTTGACGGTAAAAATATGGTATTAGGAGATTTTAGTCCTATTCAACCATTAGTTACTACTGATGGTGCTCCAATAACAGAAAGTAATATAGATAGATTTTATATAGATCAAAAGAAAAAATTAGAACAATTAGCATCACAAAATTTATTATTACAAAAACAAACTAAACTTGAACAATCACCGTCTGATGAAGATGATGAAGAAAACTAATATAAAAGATGGCAGAAGAAACTATAAATTTAGATTTTCAACCTAATGTTCCTGACAATTCTAATATTAATGAAGCAGTTGATCAAACAGCTTTAAATCAAGGAATTATTACAACGCCAGAGATTACACTTAATCCTCCAACAGGCGGTTATACTCCTACTAGCATACCATCAGTTAATGTTGATTTTGAAAACATAAGAGATCAATTAATAATTCCTAATTCTGGTGAGCCAATACAAACAACTATTGATCCAACAGTTGTTAGAGGAGCTAATGGTTTAGCTAACATGATGAATTCTAATCCTGTTATTATGGATTATCCATATAATATGGATCCAAATTCTAGATTATTTAGATCAGAAAATGTTGTTGATGATCCATTAGGTCAAACTATTTTAGACTACAATGCTCCAGAATTAAATCAAACTGCTGTTTCTAATCCAATAGAATTACAACCATTAAATTTTGATAAAAAAGCTACAAACTATGATAGGTATAATGCACCTGGTTTTAAACATTTATTTAATAAAATAGGATTTCATCCATATGTAGATAATGAAACTGTATATAATGCAAATTCTACATGGTGGGATGAAAATGCTAGAATGAGAGGTCAATGGGGTAGAATATTTAGTACTGGATTTATGAGTACTTATGATGCAATAGCTGATGCTTTTAATGGCAATTATTTATCTGGAGATACAGATGGTGCAGATGTATTTGAAGATGCTATGAGAATAGGTAATTCTTCTAAAAGTGGTATAGGTGCATTTACCAATAATCTTATGCTTAACTCAGGATATACTTTTGGTATTCTTGCAAATATTGCTGTAGAAGAACTTGCACTTGCTGGTTTAGAAGCAATAACAGTTGGAGGTGCTACTCCTATTGTAGCTAGTAGAACAGCATATAATATAGTTAGATTAGGTAAAGCTGCTGATAAATCATTAGATGTACTTAAAGGTGCTAAATCATCTGCAAACCTTGTAGATAAAGTAGAAGATGCTGCTACAGCTAGATCTTTTTGGCAAAATGCTGGTAGATGGACTATGAATGTTATGACTCCAAATACACTCAAAGCAATAAAAGAAATAAAGACTACACAAAATACAGCTAAAGCATTATCATTAATGGCTAAGACTGCTAAAACTGCAGGAGGTTTTTATAGAGATGCTAGAATGTTTAATCTTGCAATAGCAGAAAGTAAGTTAGAAGCTGGTTTAGTACAGAATAAATTATATAATGATTTATTTCATGAGTATGTAGCAAAATATGGATCTAGACCTATGGGTGATGATCTAAAAAAAATAAATAATACAGCGCAAGAAGCAGCATTTACTACATTAATGTGGAATTTTCCTGTTATTTTCTTTTCAAATCAATTTGTATTAGGTACTGCTCTAAGAGGATTTAGAGGATTATCTGGTGTATTTGGTAAAACTGCTGGATCATTAGGAAATAGAATAATGAGAAAGACAGCAACTAAAGGTGCAAAAGAAGCTGCTAAAACAGATGTTAAAATATTAAGTAAAAATAGACTTAAAAGAATATACGAAAGAGGATTATATGGTAATTTAAGAAATGCTGGTGCAAGCTTATTAAGATATTCTTCAGCTAATCTTGCAGAAGGTTTTCAAGAAATAACTCAAGAAGCTATTGCTGTAGGTGCAGAAGATTATTATAAAAATCTTTATAGAGATCCTGCAATGGGTGGTCTTGATGCACAAATGGCATCTATATATTCAGGTGCAAAATCACAAATGAGTGGTCAAGGGTTTGAAGTATTTATGTCAGGATTTTTAATGGGTGGTTTAGTTCAAGGTCCACAAAAACTAGTATTTAATGGATTACCAAATTTGTATAGCAGGTTTGCAACACCAGAAGAATTTGCAAAACAAAAAGAACAAGAAGAAGAATATCTAAAAGAAGCTAAACCAATACTAGAGGAAATGTATAATAATCCTCAAGAGTATTTTGATCCTAATAAGATCAATGCAATGTTTCAAAAAGAAGCTAGTCAGGATATGCTTAACTCTACATATGATGGAGATGTAAGATCATTTTATGACAAAAAAAATGCATTAATATTTAATCATTTATATACAGCAGCATCATTAGGTAAATTAGGAGACTTTGCTCAGTACCTTGAGGATATGTCTAAACTTGATGATCAAATGTTAGCTGAAGCAATGCCAGATCAAAGTGCAGATGATATTAAATCAGGTAAGACTAGAGAAAGACTTACTGAAATGTCAGAAAAAGCTGATGATATGCGTAAAGCTTTTGACAAGCTTAATGAAGAAATTGTAAATCCTTTTGATCCAAATTTATACAAAGAAGGAACAAGAGAACAAAGAGAAGAAGCTATAAGATATGCTGCATTTGATCATGCTAGAAAAATGGCAATGTTTGCTAGAGATCAATTTAATAATACTGCAAAAAGAATATCATCTATTTATAATACATTAAGTACAGATCCTATTATTGCTAAAATGGCAGCTAATGATATTGATGTTCTTACAGATATACAATCATTAATTTCTGAAATAAATTTATTAAAAAATGAAATTGATATAGCAACAAGACCAACTGTTGTTACTGAAGAAGTTGAAGATGAAAAAACTGGAGAAAAATCAATAATAGAAAAAGAAGAAATACCAGAATTAAATACAGAAGAGTCAGCAGCATTAAAAAGTAAACAAGCAAAATTAATTGCTTTACAAAATATATTTAATGTTATTACTGATCCTGCTAATGTTACTGAAAGAGAAATATTTTCAGATGCTGAATTAGAAAAAATTGAAGATCTTACTGAGCGTTCTAAAGAAAGAGCTGCACGTGATCAAAGAGTTAAAATTGTTGAAGATTTAAGAAAACAAATTTTAAGCACTGATGTTAATAGAGATGTAACATTAGAAGCTATTGTTAATATTATATCTGATAAAAATTTAATGAACTCATTTGGTGAGTTTGATGTTGCAAATAGAGATAAATTTAAAAAAGTATTTGTTGAATATTTAGATCTATTAGCAAAAGATTTAGGTGATAATATTCAATCAGATAAAATTGATGATTATGTAGATTTAATTTTAGATTCTAAATCATTAACTCAAAGACAACAAATTTTAAGCAAAGCTGTAAGAACTATACTAGCTCCTCAAAATCTTGTATCATTAGCAGAAAGAATTGAGCCTAGATTTAAAAGAGCATTTGAAGAAAACAAAAGAAATGTAACTCAAAGGCTAAGAGAATATTTAAAAGTTACTAAAACAAATATTTGGTTAAATGAATTATCTGCTATAGGAGTATATCCTGATCATGCAGAATTAATTTCATATTTAGAAAAGAACGGACCAATACCAAAAACTTATTATACTGAAAATGGTTTACTTAATGAAGCTGATTCTCAATGGGAAAAAGCAAACTATATTATTTCTGCTCAAGAAAATTTAACAAAAGAAGATAAACCAAAAGTACAAGAAACAGAAGATATAGAAGATGATATAGATTATGAAACTAATTTTGTAGATGAAGTAGATGAAACAGATGTAGAAGAAGAAAGACAAAATCAAGAAGGTGATTTATTTTTAAAACAAAAATATATTGACTATGTTAAACAAAGTTCTGCTTCTAATAAAAAGTATTTACAGTTTAGTGATTGGGTAAACAACAAAGTATCTAAAAAAGCTAGAAGACAAGCAGTAGCTATAGAAGATATACATCAACAAGTATATAGCCCATTATTTTTAAAAAATAAAAATCTTCCTAACTTTTATGATTGGTTACCTACTCAATCTAATAATGAAAAAGTATTAGATATATTATTGTTTAGAAATGTATCTTTTTATGATATTTTACCTAATACAGAATCTAGCCAAACTTTTAATGAAAGTACTGTTAAATCTACAGATAAAGTTACAAAACATAAATCAGGATTAAATGTTACTGAAAGATCTACAGTTGATAAAGAAGATGGTAAAACTAAAAAAGTATATTTTATTACTGATAATAATAATAACCCTATTGATAGTAGTGCATATACATCTAAAAAAGATGCAACATTAGCTAGAAATAAAAAAATTAAACAAAAGAAAAAGGCACCTACATTTGATTTTGGTAATCTAAAAGGTTTATCTAAAGGTACTGTCCTTGTTAAAAATGGTGTTTTATATACTGTTGGATCAACAAAAGAAATGGTTGATAACTTTGGTAATTTTTATGTTGTTGAATCTTCTAAAGTAGGATCAAGAAAAGCTGAAGATAGAATTATAATAGACAATATAGAAGATGCTAACACATATAAAGAAGCTAGTCCAGAAAATATTAACTATATAAAAGATGCATCCAAATTAAAAATAGAAGAAGCAGTTAAAGTTAATCCAACTTATGATAGAACAATTTCTGATAGGGTAGAGCAAATAGAAGATGGCATAACTAAACAACAAGCATTATTACGTAAGTTAGATCCTGAAAAAATAAAAACACTTAGATTACGTATTACTGTTGGTCCTAATCAATCTGAATTATCTAGACCAATAGAAGAAAAAGGTTCTTTTCAATTTGGAACTAAAAATGAAAATGTTAAAATTAAAAAGAATGCACAATTATTATCTATAGAAATATATGATGAAGAAGGTAGTTATGGATATTTTCAAGGTCCTGAAACAGTTCTTTTTACAGATGGACAAGCAAATCCTACACGTATTAGTCCATTTGAATTAACTGAATCTACTGTATTAGATTATTTTGATATACCAAATAAAATGTCTGCAGCTGATGCTTTAAGTATTGTTCAAAATAATTATGCTGAATCATATGAAATTTATAAAATTTTTAAAGAAGAACTTAAAGGAAGAGATATAATAGAAACTGATTTAACTAATTATCCTCAGTTAATGCTTAAACTTTCTGAAGGTTCATTAACCAGAAGTAAATCTAATCCTTTAATTACTTTTGATTCACTTGAAACAATGTTTGTTAGTGAAGATACTTCTAATACAATAGATGGAGAAAGACCTTACTTTATAATGGACTATAGTAGAAGGTATGAAAGACCTAAGAACAATAAAGAAAAAATGAAAGTTCAAGGTGCGCCTATAACTAATATAGATCAGTCAAGTGTTTTATTTGAAAATTTAATGTCAGAAGTTGATGAATTTGAAGCAAACTATGATGTTTTAAATAGAATGGGTAAATACATTGCTTTTGTTAAATTATCTAATGGTAAATCTGCATTTGTAGGATTAACTGCTCCTGTCTATAGTCCTGAAAGTTTTAATGAACTTTTGCTTGAAATGCAAAATGAAGCAACAAGAGTTGCAGAAAAGAATGTTAATAAAGATGGTACTGTAAAAAATAAAACTGCAACAAAAGCATTTAATGAAAAAATAGCAGATACTATTTATTTAGCAGCTGAACCAGGAATATATATAGAATTAGGTATCTCTAATGTTGGTCAGTTATCTGTTAAATATACTAACATGAATTTATCTAAAAGATCTAAAAATAGAGAAGCAAGAGGTTTTATTGGATATGATGAGTTAATGAAATTTAAAGATGTTCAAGAATTAATAAATAGATTAAATGAATTTGTAAAACCTATATACCCAACTGGGTTTACATTAGAATCTATAAAAACATCTGTACAAAAAGGTGAAAATGATATTGCTATATTAGGAACATTAGAAACAAGATTTACACCAGAAATAAAAAATAATTTTAGATTAGAGTTACGTGTAGATCCAAATGTTGTTAGTATTGATCAATTGTTAAGAAATGGTTTATCTACAAGTATGCCTGATTCAAGTGAAACAATAGATAAGTCAACACCTAAAGTAGATTTAACAACAGAAGAAAAACAAGATCTTGTATTAAATGATTATGATAATGTAGATCCTAATTATGCTTTAGATATAGTTAAAAGAGATCAAGCCGGTGAAGAGTTAACTGAATTTGAAAAAGGCGTATTAGAAAATTTACCTGAAGATATGGTAGCTGGTCTTATTATTCAAGTTCAAAATGAAAGAACAGAAAATATATCAAATGCTGAAGTTGCTTTAAATCAAAATTATCAAGGTATAAGTTTTAAAGCTGAAGAAGATTTAAAAACATTTGTTAAAAGATATTATGAAACAAGACTAGTTCAAATTAAAGGACAAAATCCTGAAATATCTGAGTCAGATATACTTACTACTATCAATGCAGAAATGAAGGACATAGAAACAAATCCTGAAAATCCTTTATATGTTGGTTATCAAACTTTAAAAAAGATACAAGAAGATTCTGATGGTAAAGCTTTTAAAATTACAGACAATTTTGATGGCAATGATATAGAAGATATAAATACTTTTACTAATTGGGTGCGTGATAATTTAAATACAGATGTTATTAATATATCAGTAGATAATCTACAAACAAATATGATTAATGACAATATGTTAGTTGGTCAATTTATGTTATATGTAAATAACTTACAACTAGCTGGAGAAATTAGTGTTGGTACAAATAATCCATTTAAATATCATGAAGCATTTCATGCTGTATTTAGAATGTTCTTAACTGAATCAGAAATTAAAAGATATTTAAAAGCAGCTAAAAAAGATGTTTTAGCAAAACTTAGAAGTGAAGGAAAAACATTATCAAATGAATTAGCAGCATTTAGAAAACAACATGGTTTATATGCTAAATTATCTAGAAAACAATTAGAAGAAAGATATTTAGAAGAATTTATGGCAGATGAGTTTGAGGCATTTAAAATGAAACAAAAAACAAATGTTAGCTCTGAAACTAAAAGTTTATTCCAAAAGATTATAGACTTTATAAAAGAAATATTAGGTTTTCCTGGATATAAATTAAATAGGTTATATAAAAATATAGATGCAGGTAAATATAAACGTGCTGGAATACAAGAAAATAGATTTACTACAGCTGCATCAGCCACTCCTTCTATTGCTTATAAGTCTCTAACATTAGGAACTAAAAGAATTAAAACTATTACTGATACATCAGAGACTTTTAAAACAATTAATAATTATATGCCTAGTGATGATCAGCATATGATTATTTCTTCTGCTGCTAATCTATTTAACATGAGAAAAAATAATGCAGTTGATGCTGTTGATACAGCTGCTATGTTAGATGGTGCTATAAATGATATTATAGAAAACTATAATCCTGATAGACAGTTTTATAAAGATAAAGGTGCTATTTGGTATATAGATAATATGAGTAAAATCAGAAACTACTATGATTCATTAATCCGTCAAAAAGATGATGTTAAAGAATTAGTTAGACAAAGATTAGAAGAAATAAATAATGCAATATTAGTATCACAAGAAGAACTTGAACAAGAAGAAGCCGACTTAGGAGATATTACTGTAGATCAGTGGGATAAAACTACTGAAATGATTGGTGGTTTTGAAAGTGCTCCAAAACTTATTAGAGAATTAATAGGTAGTGTAAATATACCAAGTCAAGATATGTTTGGTAATAAATTTATTGGATCAGAAGAAAATAAAGAACGTGTTGTTGTAGGAGTTAATTACAGTAAAGTGTATGATTCTATTTTAAAAGCAACAGCTAATGAGCCTGACTCAAAGAAAATGTTTAAAAAACTTTGGGTTTGGTCACAAGGTAGTAATGTAGAAACAAGAGCAGTTGTTGTAGAAATGTTTAAACAACTAGGATTATTAGAAGCTGCTCAAGATGGAACACTATTTGATCCAGCTCAACCATTTCCAAGTATGAATAGTGAAACAGGTATAAAATCTACATTATTTAATACAATTGTAAATGCATTTGAAAATTATACAACACCATATCTAATTCAACTAGTAGATAGTAAAACAGGAGTTGTTCAAATTTTTGAAGCAAATAAAGCTGATGATGCTCATAATACATTAGTACAATGGGCTGAATCATTTAATAGAAAATATGATGAAATTAGAATAGTTGGTAGTAAACAAAATAAAGCTGCTAGTAGAGCATTAGGTCAATTAGCACAATTTATAAATCTTACTTCTATTCCTGAAAATATAAATTTAATAGATAGATCTGTTGAATTATCAGATTTAGTTTTTGAAACTACAGGAATGAAGTTTGACTCTAACTATATTTTATTTAGTTTGTATAATAGACTTTCAGATTTAAATATAGAAATATCAGAAGATCAAAAACTTTTATTTGAAATAAATCAGTTTGCTGATCCAATGTCATATGAAGAAATTGATTTAATTATACAATCATTAAACTCTGGTGAAAATTTATTTTTAGATAATCAAGAGCTGGATATTGAAGAAGTTGATGAAGCTACAAGTGAAATACAACAATACTATGAAGGTGGTGTAAAAGGTAGACTTAGAAAAATTGCAGTAAATAATGGATATTTTGCTGAAACAGTAGGTGCTTCTACATTTATAAATGAAGAAGGTAATAGAATATATGGTCATCAAAGACCTACATATCATCTTGTTGAAATAGCAAGAATGACTACTGAAGATAACTATGTAGAAAATAAACAAGCAGAAGATTCATTTTTAGAAACAAACTTTTTATTAAATGATGATAAGTTTAAATCTATGCAAGAAAGTGGTCAGATTAAATTGTTCCGTATGTCAGGACAAAAAAATGGCGTTGCTAATTTAACTGCAGAAGGAATTATAAAAGAAAATAGAGGGTATAATAAAGGTGGTAGAATGGGTACTAAGTACGGTAATTTTACTCCACAACAATTTATTGTTTCTCTTATAAATAACTATACAGCTAACTATAACAGAGTTAATCCAGAAAATTCTTTAATTGGTTCATATGTAAATACAAATGGTGAGTCTGTTGAGTTTGCAATAGCTCCATCTCTTATACGTGTTATTGAAGCAAGTAACACAGGAGATCTTGTTATGTTACCTGTAGAAAAAATGATAGAGTTTGATGCACAAGGAAGTATTAATCTTACTGATGAAGGATATAAAATATTTGAAAATATAATTAAAAGAGATGCTGAGTTAATTAAAAATGAATTAGATCCAGAAACAGCTACAGAAGATAATATTATAGGCGGTAATTCAAACAGTAGTGGTCAAAGAACTAATAAAGGTAGATTATTTCAATTATCTCATAATGGTAAAAAATTATTATCAGTTTACAAACCAAGACAAAGAAATGTTCAATATGTAAAAGATCCAGCATTAGGAGAAGATACTAGAAATGCTATTAGACAAGGTAAACAATCTATAGTTTTAGCAACAGAAAAAAATGCAAACGAAACACAACTAACTACAAATCAAGAAGGTCTTGTTGATTTCACTATTGTAGAAACACAACCTGTTGCATTATTAATGAAAAATGAAGGATCTATTATATCTAGTGAGTTAAGCACAGAAGAAACAGAAAATTTAATAGAACAGTTAGGACCTTATGTAAGAAAAGAAAGAGTAAAAGGTGTAAGAATGTATGGTTTTGTTTTATTTAGAGGTACAGATGCAGAACAAATTTATTATACCTTTAGTCAAGATGTTGCTAAATTTTTTAAAGGTGAAACTCCATTAGTAAAATTTTCTTTTACTGATCCTATTAATAATGAGTCAATAAAAACAACTATAACTACAAATGAAAGTGGTCAAGAAATTATAGATACAGAAGATATTGATACTACACCAGCTGAAACATTTGAACAATTAATAAATGATGGAGCTACATTTGATGAAGCATTTAAAGCTATAGATGGAAAAAGAATTATTGAAGAAAGATTGCTTGCTGAAGTTAATGAATTTATAGAATTACTAAAAGAGTTTAAAGCAATAAATAAAATATCTGCAGATATTAGTCAAGGTTTAGGTGTTGTTATGGATGATACAAACACTGGAACTATTGTTAATGATCTTGATATGGATAATCCTAATGTTTCTAAATTAATGGATTTATATAATTTAAAGCCAGGTGAATTAGAATTTAATTTAATGCAAATCTTTTTAAATGATTATAAAAACACATTATCAATAAATGACATTCTATTAGGAGATCAAAGACTTTCTCTTAAAAATGCTATTGATGCTATTAAAAGAGCTAAAATGCAAAATGCTGCAGGTGTTAATGCTTATTCACCTGTTATAGCTCCAGAATTAGGTATAAATCATAGTAATGAAAATATAGATATGCTTCTTTATGAAGATAGTTTATATAGAAAAGAATTTGATAGAATACGTCAAGAAGACAAAGAATTAGATGAAGAGTTTGGTGAAAGAGGAGATGGTCAGTTACTTCAAACTACAAAAGCACATAGATACATGCTTCATGGATTTGGAGAGTTAACACCACAAGTTGCAGCTGTATTAGATAAAATTGAAGCAGGTAAAGAAGTAGAAATAAATAATGAGTTTTTTGGATCATTAACTGCTGAATCATATAAACAAATGAATGCTATTATGAATTCACAAAAACTTGTTTATGGTGATGGTAAGGTATATTTAAAAATGTCTGCATTTACTTTAACTCCATTACTTACTTCTAGACAAGATGAAGAAGGAAACTTTACAATTCCTATTCCTGGAAGAGAAAAGCTACATAATTTACGAATTAAAATGGAAGCTTGGGAAAAGGAAAATAATAGTATAATGATAGCTGTACCTGGTTCTGCATCTAAAATGATGAAAGCAAATATGGCTACTAACTTAAGTGCTTTTGATAATTCTACAATTAATGGTGGTAATGTAACAAACCTAAGCAGTAAGTTTATGCGTAAACAAATGGTTGTTCCTTCTAATAAAATAGAAATTGTTGATCCACGTCAAATAAAAAATCTAATTACATCTGAGCAAGATTTAAGTTCTAAAGTAATTTGGGATGGTGTACAATTTACAGTTGGTGATGTTGTTGATTTATATCATCAAGCACAAGGAAATAAACTTGCTGTTAACTGGTTTGCAAAAAGAAATTTAACTTTTAATTTTGAAAAAATTCAAAATGATTTCTTAAATCCACAGACAGCTGCTGGTATGACAATAGACCTAGCAACATTTTTAAAATTTGCTATAGCTGGTTTAACATCATCTCAAGCTAAAACAGATATGCTTGCATATTTTGAAATGAATCCAGATGGAACAGGTGAACCAACATTTAATTTAAATAATCAATTAACAAGAAAAAAATTCCAAACTCTGTTTATGAGTTATATAGCAAAAGGTACAATTTCTGCTAGACAACCTGGTATTAGTGCAGCTCTTGTTTCTGATGATGGTATACTATTTCCTAAAAGAGTAAAAAGAGTAGATGAAAATGGTACACCAATAGAATGGGAAGTTATAAGAGAAAAGCAATGGGCTCAACTTGAATCTGAAGGTGCACGTGCTAAAATATCTAATCTTGGTCAACTTAGCGGATTACCAGAAGGGTTAGAAGTAGGTGATTATTTCTTTGATAGACTTAGATCAGATGTTATGATGTATAATGAAGATGGTACTGAGTCAGGTGTAGTATATACTGAAGCTGTAATACCTCCACATTTTAAATCTATATTGCAAAATTTACCTGCTAATGCACCTATTCCTGATGTATTAGCAATGGCATATGGTATTAGAATTCCATCTCAAGATAAACACTCTGCTGTAAATGTAAAATTTATAGATTTTTTACCTGTATATTATGGATCATCTGCAATGTTTGCCAGAGAGTTAGTTGAACTATCTGGAGCTGACTTTGATATTGATAAACTTTATATGCAAATAAAATCTTTCTTTGTTGATAAAGGAAAGTTTGTAGAATATGGTAAAGGTAAAAATGAAAAAGAAAATTATAATCATTATTTAAATTGGGCTTTTGATCAAGCTAAAGAAAAAGGCACCCCAATTAGAGAAGCAATTGAAACTTATATGCTATCAAATCCAGAATTAAAATTTAATTTAACTGAGTGGAATAACATGACTCAAGATGAATTAGATGTATTAAATGATTCTGAAGTTATTACAAGAGTAGCAATGGAAAATGTTGGTTTACCAGTTACTGAAGAACAATATAAAGAATATAAGAAAAAATACAAAGGTAGAGAACCTTACAGTGCCGCTATAGATAATAAAATTCTTAATTATAAATTTATCTTACAAGGTAATCCTGGTATGATAAATCCAAGAAATGGTAGAGAATTAGGAGTAGCACAAGAGCCTGCAAATTTAAAACCATTATCTGATGCAAATGCTGCAGAAATTTTAGGTGTAGAAAATGCTGGTGTTTGGGATTATATACAAGCTAAATTACCACAACTGGCTGAAATTGTATCTGAAGAAGATATTGATATAGATAATCTTAGAGGAAAGTTATTAGCATTTAAAGCTAATAAAGAGGGTGCTAAAAATATTGGTGCTGCTGTATCACCAAATTTAACAATTAATTTAGCAAAAGAATTTGGTGTATCTGTAAGAACATTAAAAGATAAAAATGGAAATAATATTATTCCTGTTTTATCTATTGATGATATTGAATATAGAGATTTTGTTGATTATACTATTGATCCTAAAACTGGCAAACCTGATGTTCAAGGTTATAGAACTCAATATGTTATATCTGCATTAATTACAGCAATGACAGATAATGCTAAAGAAAGACTTGCAGATAAGTTAGGTTTAAATAAAACTGCTCTTGCAATGGTTACAACAATGACAGGATTAGGTGTTGACATTACAACATCAATACTTTTAGTTAATCAACCAGTTATAAGAGATTCATTTTTTAAAGCAATAAATAAAGATGCACCTACTGATCCAGGCATAAGAAAAATATTAGAACTAAGAGCAGCTCAAATTTTTAAGTTTTTTGAAACAAAAAATAATAATAAGATACCTAAAACAAAAGTTACTAGAGCAATGTTAGAAGAAAAAGCTAATGCTCCTTATTCTTCAATTGATCCTCAACTAATAGCTGATGAAGATATAAATGAAGAATTATTATATAATCTATCAGAAGAACTTTCTACAATAACACAGTTTATTATTATGTTTGATCAAACTGAAGCTTTAAGAAATGTGACAACATTATTAAATCTACAAAAAACATTTGGTGAAGACTTATATGATGTTGAAAGAATAGCTGATGCAGCAAAAGAATTAGGATTTATGATGACTGATAAAGAGTGGGCTGGTAGTGCAAAAAAACCTAATTTAAAACCATTTGATTTTAGACCTGTATTTTTAGAAAAATATAAAACAAAACCATCTTTACATATTAATGAATATAATGTATTTATTGAATCATATAATTATTTATTTCCAAAGTTATTTTTAGAAGCATCTGAAAATTTTGTAGATCTTAAAAAGCTTATGATGGATAATATGATTAATATGTATAATAAAAAAGATGTTGATGCTCTTATAAATAATATCACAACTTATTTAAATACTTTAGCTTATCTACAATCTTATGTTAATGTTTCTGAAAATACTAAGGAAGGATCTTCTCAACAAACAACTCAGAATACTTTAAATAATGCTTTAATATATAATGGTGAAAATTTTGGTAATCCTACTAATTTAGATTTACACATATCACAAGTATTTAATAGATTGGTTAGAAATAAAAAAACATATAATTATTTCTTAGATGATTTTTTATCTCTAAAATTAGCTACAAATGAAGATAACTGGACAGGTATAGATAAAGTTATAGCAAATAATTTTACTAAAATAAATGATTCAGATACACAAAATATACAAAATTCATTTTTAGATTTATATACTGATCCTGATACTCATATTGATGCTATTGCATTAATGCACTATCTATTAGTTAAAGATGGATTTAATAAAAACAACCGTGGTACATTTATTGATTTTATACCAGCAGAAATAAAAAAGAACATATTAAATTCTATTGATTCTGTTCAAACATTATTTAATGCTACAACTCAAACTGATGCTGCATTTAAAAGAGTATTTGGATTAACTAAAGCTGAATTGCGTACAGATTTAGTAACAAACTATTTAAAATCAACCTCAGCTCAATTTCATGTTCAAGAACTTGATGCAAATACAAAGAAGAATACTCCAGTTTTAGAAAAGTTTGAAATAGTTACAGAAGAAATTGATATAAGACCTGGCGTTAAAACTATCTTACCTTTTGAACCAAAAGGAGAAACAATAATAGAAGATACTTCTGAGTCATCATATTTAAGCATGACAGCACCTAAACAATTTAAATATTTAGGTAAAGTATATTTTAGTGTTGATCATGCATATCAAGTTAATAAATCAGGTAAATTTAATAAAGCTGCTGATAAAGACTATAGAGCTAAACAAAAAGCTGGTAAAATAGGAGGATATAGCAGAAATACAAAAGGTAAAGAAAATCCAACTTTATTAACTAGCTTGGTTAAAAGAGCATTTTTAGTAAATTTAAATAAAACTCCAAAAGATTCTCCATCAACATATGGTACCATCTTAATAGAATCATCTGACTTTGCTATGTTAGGTATAAAACAAGATTTAGCAGCTGCATATGTAAAAGGATTAAAACAAGCACAACAAGAAATGATATACAGCAAAATAATGTTTGGAGAAAACGCTGGTGATTTTATATATATAACAAAAAGTGCATCAAAAGCAGATCAGCAAGAAAGACAAAAAGCACAAACTGATGTATTTGCAGTTGATGTAGATAAAGGTATTGTTACAATTAAAATGTATGCTGGTTTACCAACTGAATTTAATAATAAAGTTAAAACAGTAAGAGGTTCATTTAGTTTAAATCAAAAAGATAAATCTGTATCTGCTATTCTTAATGATAATTTACAAACATTAAATAGAAAAGGAATTAAAAATATTAAATCAACTATTTCTATTGGAAGAAATCAATTTATTCAAAAGAGACAATTAATTTTACCTATAATAGCTAGAAAAGTTATGAGTGATGGTAGAGTTGTTATGTTAGAATTAGTAAGATACCAGCAAGATGGTAAATATCAATCTGATGCTGAATTAGAAACATTATTATCTGAAGGGCAAACACAAGTTTTAGGTAATTATGCTGAATATAAAATTATAGAAAATGGACCAAGCGGATCTAAAGATCAAAATCCAACAGGATTTGTTTATGGTGACAGACCTTCTGAAGCTAAAATAAACAAATTTGAAAATGATAAACGTGATGCATTTGCTTTTGAAATCCCTGAAGCTGTTGAAGAATTAGAAGTTGAAGAAGCACCTACTGAAGAAACAGAAAACATTGAAGATATAGAAATTGATGTAGATGAAGAAACAAATACAGTAGAAAGATTAATGAATTTACAAAACCAATCAAATGATATTTTAGATGAATTAGAATTGACTAAAGATGCTATGATAGAATCTTGGTATAATAGTCTAACTAATGAAGAACAACAAAAAGTGGGGTCTAAGGATGAAATAATGGAAGCTTATTTATCATATCCAATAGATGCTAATGAGTTTATAGAAAATCTTAAAAAATGTTATCTTAAATAAAAAACTATGGCTACGTGTTATAATAGAAATACAACTGAATATAAAGCATTACTTACAGAGTATAAAAGTTCATATACTGTGGACTCTATAATTACTGATTTTCAAAGAATGAATAAATCTGAATCTATACCTTCTTTATCTGAAGCTAAAGATATGGTAGACACTCAAATTTTATTTAAAACAGCTAAGTCTAATAAGTTAGGTACTACTCTATTAAGAAATTTAGCTAGTAAAGGGTTTATTCAAAGAATAGGTAACGATTATTTTATTGTTAAAAAAACAAAAAGTGAAGTAAGAGATACTCACAAGTTAATTACTAATTACTTATCATTTAATGGATTTAAAAAAGATTCTATAATATTTAGAGGAACTAATAAGCCTGGAATGTTTAGAGCTGTTGTAAATGATAATGCATTAAAAAATGTTAATAATACATATATACAAAAAGATTCTATTAATTCTTTACCAGTATTACAACATTTAACTAAAATGTTTCCTCAGCTTAAATATGTTGTTCTTAATGCAAGTGATGCAAAAGAGTTATATGATAGAATACCATATTATAGAAAAAAAGATGTTGCTTGGAGTAATGTAAATTCTTTTATGTATGATGGAAATGCTGTTTTAATTAAAGGTAGAGTAAATCAATCTACAGCAATTGAGGAAATGTTACATCCTTTTGTAGATGCCTTATACTTAGATAATAGAGCTTTATTTGATAACTTATTAGTAGAAGGATTAGAAGTTAATCCAGATTTAGCAAAAGAAATAAGTGAGGTATATGATCCTGAACAAGGTTTTGAATCTAAAGACACAGCATTAGAATTTGTAACACAAATTGTAACACAACAATTTAATAAAGAATTAACAAATCCTAAAATAGGATTTCTACGTGCAATAAGAGAATTTTTAAATTGGTTTGCTGATATAGCTAAATCATTATATAGCTTCTTAACTGGTAAAAAATTAACTGTTAGTGCATTAAATTCAAATATGACACTTACAGATGTAGCTAAAATGTTAAATACACAAGATTTAAGTTTTGAATTAAATCCTACTGCATTGCAAGATGTAAGATATTCATTGGCACCAGAACAAAAAACTATATTAGATACAATAAAAAATCAAGCTGCCACATCTGTTCAGTCTCAAATTGTTGATCAACTTTTTCATCAAGCTTATACTACAAAAACAGAATTAGATCAATTGGCTGCATCTAGAGTGCAAGAACAAGATGGTAAATTTATTAATGTTGATACAGGAGAAGTACTACCAAGTATACTTGATTCTCTTCTTGGTGTAAAAAATCATCCTTTGCAAAGTGTAATTTTTGATCAAGATACAACTTCTATTTTTAATGGTTTATCAGTAGGTGCTCCTTTTGATTCTGAAAAGATAGATCCACAATTTGAAGAAGTATACAAAATGATGTTAGCAAGAATGGAAGGCATGAGAGATGACCGTTCTATATTTCTTCCTAATGTTATTGTGTCAGATCCTGTAACAGGTTTAACTCAAAAAATAGATTTATTAAGAGTAGATCCTTTTGGAAATATGCAGATTATAAATCTTAGTAACCGAGAACAATTTTCAGGAAAAGAATACAGTACTACAAATCTTGATATAGGAGCTGATAGCATATTAGTTAAAAATAATATTCAGTCTACTATAACACCAAGAATGTTTGCTGGTTTGCAAATGGCTCTAACAAAAAGAATATTAGAAAATCTTGGGTTTATGGTTGATGAAGGAACTATGACTATAAATCTAGATAAAACAAAAGATGGATTTTTAGATGGTACAACATTACACGCATCTTCTGAGAATAAATATATAGTTGATCAAATCATTCCTTTAGATATATCTGAAGAAAATAAAATGGTTGTTGATCAAATTATGGATCAAATGAGAAACCCAGAAGAAATAGAAGATTGGGATTCTGATGAATATACAGAAGACATATTAGATTTTGCATCTGAAGAAAATAGACCTTTATATGATGCATTATTAAAAGCATTAAAAAATTATAGAGAAGGTTTAATAACAAAAGAACAAGCAATAAAAAATGCTAGAAGTGTGGTATCAATGGATAAAGGTAGACAAGGTATATTACGTTCTATTAGTATGTCTAGATCTATGATTGAAAATAGTTTTTTAAATCCTGAAACTATTGATAAAGTATACATTGATTTAGTTAAAGAAAGTATTGATCAAATAGATGAATTTATTGATTATGTAGGTGATCCAGATAATTTTGGTAAAAAAGATTATATACAAAAAGTTTTAGCTTGGCAAAAATTTGTTGAGTCTTATAGAGGATTAGCAACTATTGCTGAGACAAAAGGTTTATCAGCTACTCAAATAAGTTATATAAGTAAATTACAAAATAAATTAAATCAAATTGTAGGTATAGTTAGTCCAGACGGTACGGTTGTAGAAAGAGGTCAAATAGATATTGCTATTGAAAATTATGTAAGACAACTTGTTATTGATCAATCAAACCGTGATTTTACAAATGATGAGTTAGATACTTTACTTAGTACAGCAAGAGACATAGGTTATGTAGAATATCAAACTGGTGATATGGCTACATCTAGAGATACTCTTCTTGCATTAATGGATAAAATATTTAAAAGAAATAGACAAATAGTTTTAGATAAAATAGAATCTCATGCTCCAAGGATTAAGAGAGCTGCAATGAAACTTGCTAAATTAACTGGATCAGAAAGAATAGATTATTCATTTATGATAGAGTTTGATGAGGATGGAAACCCAACAGGTAGATATGTAAAGAAAACTTCTAGTGCTTTTTATGCTGAGTTAAATAGATTAAAACAACCTCTTATAAATGAGGATGGTAGTTGGAAAGAATTTATTGATGTTGAAAATCTTGAAGATGCTACAGATGAACAAATAGCATACAATAAAAAATTAATGGCAGATCGTGATGCTTATTTTGCATTTAGAAGAGCAGAAAGCAGAACAGATGATGGTTATGATGACGGAGCTAATTTTAAATATACTGATGAGTTTAAAAGAGCTAGAAATAGATTTGAAATATTTGTAAGAAATCAAAATGGTGGTGGTTTTTGGACTAAAAGATCTACTGTAAGTACTAAAGCTTATTTAAGATATTTAGCTAAATACTATGATACATTTGGTGAAGAAGCAAGAATAGCAAAACCAGTAGAAGATATAAATGGAAACTTTACTGGTCAAGTTTATTATGTAAAAAACGCATCTTATGTTAAATCAGAGTATAAAGAAATAAACTATGCTAATCCTAACTGGATTAATGATAAATGGTCAAAGTTACAAAATCCTACTACTGAGTTAGAAAGGGCTCAAAGTGAGTATTATAATATGTATATTGATGTTTATGAGAATGAGTTAAATGATTTATTACCTGAAAATATTAGTATGATTGGTAGGGTCCCTGTTATAAATGGTAGACCAATTAAAAAATTAAAAGATAAACCACAATCTGTAGGTAATATATTTTCTAGAATGAAAACTAAAGTGCAAAACTATTTTGCTCCTACAACAGTATTCAAAAGAGCTGTAAGAGATGAGCATGGTAATATAATTACAGACTCATTACCTATTATGTATACTGGTAGTATTGTTCAAGAAAAGGACATTACAGCAGCATATCAAGAACTTGATGCTAAACTTGAAGAATATAATAAAGCTGCTACAGCTGAAGAGCAGAAAAAATTAAAAAAAGAACTAAGTGTTATTAGAGGTAAAATAAAAGCTCTTGAAGGAAAGCCATCTGCTGCTAATTTAAATCTTGATATGACAGAAGCATTGTTAAAGTTTGCTGCAATGGCTGAAAATTATCAAGTTATGAGTCAAGCTGAAGATACTTTTCATGCTATGATTAAAGTTATTGAAAATAGACAATATACAAACTCTAAAGGAGATGTAATTGTACAAGATGATGAAGGTAAAGAAGTAGGTAAAAGAGGTAAGGTTAGAGGTAATTTAGAATCTAATATGACCAAGCGTGCAAAAAAATGGATGAAGATGGTATTTTATGATAATGATAAAGATACTAAAACATTTTTTGAAAAAGCAGCTAAAGGTCTTATCTCAGCAACATCTCTTGCATATGTAGGATTTAACGTTTTTGGTAACTTAAATAACTATGTATTTGGTAGAGTATCAAATGCAATTGAAACAGCTGGTGGTAGATTTTTCTCAACAAAAGCTATGATGAAAACTACAGGTAGATTTCAACGTGCTATGTTTGATAATTTAGCAGGTGCAACTAAAACTAGTGTAAGAAAATACAGAAGATATGAAGATGAACAACAAAAAGGTAAGTGGAATGCAACTGTAATGTATTTTAGAATGCTAGATAGTAAACAAGATATGCGTGAAAGTACATATCAAAGTGAAAATAGAAGTGTAAGATCAGCTGCTAAAGACATGTTTACTGAAGGCGGTGCAGATAATGTTATACGATTTGCAAGAACAGGTTGGGACAAGTTTCATGAGTTTGGTTATATCATACAGGATGCAGGTGAATATAATGTACAAACTAAAATAGGTAATGCAATCCTTGAGTCTACCACTATGAAGAACAGTAAGACTGGAGAAACAATGTCATTATGGGATGCTTTACTTTGGGATAACAAAGCTTTAACCATGAAAGTTAAGGATGGTTTTGATAAAGTTATCTTTTACAATCAAACTAAAGAAAGAGATTGGAATAATGATGCCCGTTATGAACTAAGAAACTATATAAGAGAGGTAAATAAGCAAGTACATGGTAACTATGCTTATGAAGATAGAATGGTAATGCAATCTACAGCAGTAGGACAATTAGCAGCACAGTTTCATAAGTGGGTTGCACCTGCAATTAAAGCTAGATTTAGATCAGAATACTTTGATGAAAACTTAGGATGGATGGAAGGAAGATACTTAACGTTCTGGAACTTCTTATCATATGCTTTCCAAAACATACAAAACATATCTACATTAGCAAGTGACTATAAAGAGTTTAATGGTGAAAAAGGACAAATGAAATTACAGAATGTCTACAGAACCATGGGAGAGATTGGTATTATAATGACTACAGTATTGTTAAAGATGTTCTTAGCTGGTATGTTGAGTGATGACGATGATGAAGAAAGAGGTGGTAGTACAAGACGTGATGTTGATGATAGTGATTCAGTTATGAGAAAAAGGTTGCGTAATGTATTTTTATATCAGTTAGATAGAACACATAAAGATTTAGTAACGTTTATGCCTATACCTGGAACAGGAGGTTTAACTCAACTTTATCAGTTATTTAAGTCACCTATAGCTTCTACAAGAACTTTAGGTGAGCTTGGAGAAGCATTAGAGTATACGGTAGGTACAGGTTTATCTTATGCGTTTATGGATGATGAAAAGTTTATGGAATCAAAGTGGGTATACCAAAGACCTAAAGCTAGAAAAGGTGAGCTTAAGCTTGGTAAACAATGGGGTGATGCTTTACCTATTCTATATACTATTAATAGATGGAAGTCTTATGATAATGTTACTGACTTCTTTATCAAATAGGATACCCGTAATATAATTTTTCAATCCAACACATTTTTGTTTGTTTTTTCAGATTCAACAAAGAATTCATTTATTTGTTCTCTAACTAATTCTTTTAGCTTTTCTTTTAACCATTCATGATCAGGATGACTTTTTGTTGCTAATAATTTGAAAGATATTTCTTCTGCTGTTTTATCTATTAATTTGTTCATAGTTATTTAATGTTTAGTTAACATAAACTGAGGTTATAATCTATATATTATTTATATGAAACGTATAGATATAACCCCAGTAATATATATTGTAATAATGGTAGTTGTCTTTGCTTTAGGTACTATGTAATCTCACATGCACCACCTGCACAAGCCAACTCACCTTTAAGATCAGTATTATCATCAAGCTCTACAACTTTTGTAAGATCAATAGAACTTAGAGATTTTACTAATTCATCATACTTAGCTTTAGTAATATCTTCAAATGGAGCTTGAGTATATGTACCACCATCATATGGTAATACAGATAAGCCATTATAATAATGTCTATTTTCCCACATCCAATCTCCAGCAACACCCCATTCTAATTCTTTAAGTGATACTGTAGCAGATACATTATGTGTATTACTACCTTTTCTGTGTCCAGGTTTAACCCATTCAGTTGCAACTTTTTTTATTCTCTCTAATAAATTAAATGGAGATTCAGTTCTAAGAGTTGCACCTTTTGGAGCTTCTTGAGGTATACTTATAATAGCAGTATCATGTGCACGGAATACACAATCTTCAATAAGCTCAGGATGATTAACACTTAAGTAAGTATAGATAGCTTCATTTTTTCCTACACGTAATCTTCTTATGTAATAATCGTTGTGCCATGCATGTATACCAGAACTAGTTCCAAGAGTTAAAGATGTAGTTCCAGCAGGTTTAACTGTAGTACATCTTGCTGAAGGATTAATTCCTAACAATCCAGCAACAAACTTATTTTCTTTTTTTACTATTTTTGCTGCCTCAGTAAGATTTAGTGAAGAGACTTTACCACTTGCTATTCCTGTCATAGATACACCAATTAATGCATCTTTTTCTGTAGTTTCTTTCCATATCTGTCTAAGGTAGTGGAAGTTAGTATAACTAGCTTGAAGTGTTCCAATAAATGAAGCTGCTTTAACTCTTTCATTTAAATCTTCTTGAGACTCAACGTTTGACACATTTACTTCACACAAATTACAAAATTGGAATGGGCGTAATGCTATCTCACAACAAGGATTAGTTCCCCAATCTTTGTCATTGTTAAAATAAATACCAGGCTCACCTGCACCAGATAACTCAACACGTCTCCAAAGATCCATGAAAAAGTCTTTAGTTATTTTATGTCTCATTAATACAGCAGAATTATTAGCTCTACCTCTTTGTGGATTTAATTCCCACCATGGGCCGGCTTTACAACCAATCATTTCATCATCATCAGCACTAAATAAACTAATAAGAGCAGCACGTCTAATACCACCAGCAAGTACAGCATCAGCAATATGACAAATCATATCATGTACTTCAATTGTAGATAATTTATTTCCATCTTCTTTTGCACTTAAAAGACCTTCTAATTTTAATAAACATTCTTTAAGTGGTTGAGGTCCAGGAGCTTTACCACCTGATGTAACTAGTCTAGCACCTTTAGGTCTAATGTCTGAAAAATCAAATTCTATTTTAGATGTTTTAGCACCAAAATAAGATTTAACTAAAACTTTAACAGCATCAGCCCATCCTTCAATAGAATCACCAATTAAATATCTTTTAGTTCTTTTTTCAAAAGGTTTATTTATAGAAGGAAGTTTATCTACATGATGTTTCTGTACTGAGTAGCCTACACCTGTACCACCTAAAAGTAAAAACATTGTTTCATTAAATGCATCTAAAGCATCTATTGGTAAATAAGCACAGTTATATACACGGTTAGGACTAACTTCAATTGGTTTACCACCAAACTGCATAGATCTCATAGAAGGTAAAATCTTCTTATCATATACAAGTTTATATACATCCTCTATCTCTTCAGTAAGACCAGGATATTTTTTAATATGCATGTTTTTGTTACGAGTGACTAGTTCTTCCCAAGTCTCTCTTCTGTTGTGTTCAGGTAAGTATTTTGCATACTTCATATGAACAGTAATTTCACTTAAAATTTTGTTACTTAAATTCATTTTATTTTGTTTTTACTTAGGTTAATAATAGGTGGGATAATTAAGATAAGAAAATTACCCCAAGATTTAAAGGTGTTTGCAGAAATTTTTCTAAAAAATTCAATCATCATTTAATTTTTATATTTTCTTTTTTTTCAGTATATTATATATGTAACTGTAGAAATAGAGTGCAAAAATATGGAAACTAAACAAGATATAACAATAATGGGTCTAAGAATTGACAATATGGAAAAAAAATTAGATGAGATTGATAAAAAATTAGATACCTTAACTGTCAAATTATTAGATCCAGATGATGGTTTTGTTACAAGAGTAAATAAAAATACTTCTTTTAGAGATAAGATGGGTGAGTTTTTACCATATTATGAAGAGACTATTACAGAAATGGAGTCTTTAAAAAAATGGAAAGACAATGTTACTAAAGCATTGTGGGTTATTTTTACTGCAGTTATAGGATGTATAATTAAATTAATGTTCTTTTCATAATGGCAAGTACAGTAGGCAATAAAACTTTTTATCAAGAATTAACTTCTGTTACACCTAATGTTTGGACAGATTTATTACCACTTGATGCATCAGGAAATTT